CCTAAGTGGTGCTCCAACTAATGTAAGTGCATTTACCAATGATGCTGGATACTTAACTAGTGCGTTTAGTGGCAACTATAGTGACCTAAGTGGTGCTCCAAATTTGGCCAATGTGGCCACAAGTGGTAACTATAGTGACCTAAGTGGTGCACCAACTGATGTAGGCCAATTTAGCAATAATGTTGGATACATTACAACTTGGTCTTTAGTTCAAGATAGTAATCCTACAATGTCCGGCACACTTAACCTAAACGGAAATAAGTTACAATCTGGTGTTACTGGACAATATGCGGCAACAACCAATCATCCAGTGACACTTGAAGCACAATACTCATACAATGCTACTTCTTGGGAAATGACAGGTACCGGTCACGGTTATAGTAATGGTACTAATATTGCTACTACTGGTGGGTCTGGTACAGGAATGACCGTTAATATCTATGTTTCGGGACCTGGCCAAGTTAACTCTATTCAAGTCAATCAACCAGGAACTGGTTATCAGAACGGTGATGTGATTGGTATAACCGGCGGTGACGGTACAGCAGTATTTGTCATACACAACTATAATTCGTTGAACAATGGTGCCACAGCCGATTGGACATTTGGTATTGATAACTCATTGCACGGTATTATGACACTACCGCAAGGTAGTACAATAGGTGAAACTCCCAGTACCACAGTTCTTACACCTCCCGGAGCAAGTTCTGGATGGATATTTGGCGCAGATGGTACACTAACTACCCCCGGCAGTATTATACCAAATGCTGATGCACAATACGATCTAGGATCTACTAGCACACGATTCCGTAGTGCCTATGTAGGCACCGGAAGTTTGTTCATCCAAGATATCTCACTAGGCACCAATGCTGAACTTACCGTCGACAATGGACTATTGAGCATCAACGGTATTTCAAGTTTCAAAGCAGGTAGCCTGTTGATTGCCAACAACACCTTGACTACTTTTGATTCCACACTTGATATCAATATGGGAGACCCGGGCGGTGGCGATACTGGTGGTATTAATGTTTACCGTAATATACATTCAGTATTCAACAACCTGTATGAAACTGGCGGACAAATCACCGCAGACACCAGTGTACAAGTAGGTCGTTTATTAATCAGCAATCAACCAGGTGATGCTAATGCTCCAGGTATTACAACTACAGATACTTCAGTAGACTTCAGTCTTGGTTTGTTGAATGATACCGGCAATCTGGTAATCAATCGCAATGTGATACGCAATGGCAACCACGGTGCTACCGATACGGTAACCAACTATTTTCCCGATGTTCCTGTGGGCGTCAACACGCCGTATCAGATTTATGGCGGAACGGATAACAGCATCTTGGCTGTAGAACTGACAGTGATCCTACAATACGGCACTATCAGTGATACTGATACCGAACTGACCAAACTGTTGGCAACCATGAATGCCGGTGGCACAGCCAATCTGGTAGTGTTGGGACAAAGCCTTACAACCACAGCATTTGCTCCGGCTACCTACACAGCCGGGGTAGCAGGAGGTGTTTTAACTGTATCAGTCCAGACTGCGGCTGACAGTTCTACTGCCTTCTATCGTTATCATGCCACAGAGTTTGGCGGTTACTTTGGAGCATAATATATGTCACTATCAGCAGGCATTATAATAAAGAATGGGGTTCGTGTTAAGTCAGCCACTCTCAATGGTGGAGGCAGGCTGGCCCAGGGTAATCTAGCATTGTATCTAGATGCTAATAATCCTGCAAGTTATCCGGGCACAGGAACCACTTGGTATGATTTAAGTGGTCAAGGTAATGATGTCACAATGCAGGTGGCCAACGCTGGTGATATTACATATACAAGATCCAATGGTGGTTATTTTACTTTGGCCAATGACGGGTATTTTAATAATCTATCTACTTCAAATCTCCCAACAGGACCAAACCCTTATACTCTAAGTGCTTGGGTACGCTGGCCATCGGGCAGTTGGCCCGGCACTGGTGGGATTATGAGTATTGGTAGTGCATTTGGAGCACAAAACGGTGTAAACGCATTTAGAACAGATGGTACTAACGACTTTCTTAACTATTGGTGGGCCAATGATCTTTCGGCTACTTCAAATGTCAATGCCGCAGCCTGGCTTAATGCAGTGGCAACTTGGGATGGATACAATCGTTATATATATGTTAATGGTATATTGTATGCTGGTGGAGAAGCGGCAGGACTAAACACCAGTGATGGTACACTACAAGTTGGTATTACATATACCGGTGGTGGTGAAGGACTAAATGGCAACATAGGGCAAGCATTGATTTATACTCGTGCGCTAACTGCCAGAGAAATCTATAGCAACTATGTATATACAAAAGGAAGATACGGCGGATCGTTAGATGGTGGACTAGCAGATGGTAGTCCTGATCCGGATCCAGGCCCTGGGCCATTTCCTCCTGCGTATCCAAAGTATCATTGGAGGCCAGATCCTCCAGATGCTCGAGATCACATTTATCAACATACACTAGGTATAACTCTACCCGCCAGTGTAGACCTAAGACCATACGCTAGTCCTATAGATGATCAAGGACAGTTGGGATCATGTACAGGTAACGCTATTGCTGGTGCAATTGACCTAATTGACAAAAAGACACAAAATAAAACACTTCGTGTTAGCCGACTTTTTATCTACTATCAAGAACGACTATTAGAAGGCACCATAACACAAGATGCAGGTGCATACATTCGTGACGGCATCAAAGCCTGTTATACATATGGTGCTCCACAAGAAAGTCTATGGCCGTATACAGTTAATAAGTTTGCCGTTAGGCCAAGCACAGCGGCCTATGCAGATGCCCTAAATCGTAAAGTTACCGGATATCAACGCTGTTTAGATTTTAACGCTGTTAAAAATGCTGTAGCCGCAGGCAATCCTGTGATTGTAGGTTTCAATGTTTACGATAGCTTCGAAGGAAACTGGGGATACATACCACATGGACAGGCAGGCAGTGGTATGATGCCATATCCGAGGGTAAACACCGAACAACTACTAGGCGGACATGCTGTGTGTATAGTAGGTTACAATGACAACCTTAATGGCGGTAGATTTATCTGCCGTAATAGTTGGGGAACAAGTTGGGGAGATAATGGCTATTTCTATATGCCATATCAAGTAATACAGAATACCAGTATGAGCAGTGATTTCTGGACTATTAGTGCTGTACACAATCCGTAATAAATAAACAAGTGCAGGGACAATACAGGCCCGCCAAAAGGACAAAAATATGCTAACCAAAGTCGTAGGACCAACCAGAGTAGTAACAGCCAGCAGTTCATCTCAGACTGTAACAGTGGTAACATTCGATTCAATCGTGGGCAACTATCAGGACCATCACGGTGCACACCTTCCAGCACTGAAAGTGCGTATAGCCTCTACACAGAACATATTCATCGCTCTGAACTCTACTACAGATGCTACCATGTTGCTACCAGCCAACACAGCAGAACACTTCAAACTAGATTCCAGCAATTCAGTAAAAATACTACAGGCAGCTAGTGGTGGTTTAGTAACTATAACGCCAGTGGCTTAATGACAGATTATGAAAGCATCAGAAATTTTACACGGACTAGCAGAACTGCTAGCAGGCATTGAAGGCGGTCAAGGCCAGGAAATGGGTCAACAGACCGCAGCCACGATGACAGCAGTAGAAGTTCCCAACGTGGATCATACAGAATCAGGTACTTTCGTACCGCCACTACAGGCCAAGATAGAACTGTTGAAGAAGGCAGTTAATGTAGACAGTATCTATGATCAGCATGGTCCAGACGAAGATCTTACAGGACAGGGCAGTGACAATGAAGATGAACTGGCTCGTATCAAACACATGGCTGGTATCAATCCAGTGGCAGTAGATGAAGCCGGTAGTGACGAACCACTAGACGTTTAAGGATACTCAAGTGTCCATAACACAGAAGATCTTTTCCAGCAGAGCACTAAATGTCAATGCAGATACCTACGTAGGTCAAGCAGGGCATTTATTCTATACCCAGACTACAGCTACTGGGCTGGCACCTGTGTTGAAGTATTCAGACGGTGCGACTCCGGGTGGTCTTCCTCTCAGTGGAGCTAGTCTAACTTTTTCCAGTCCTACACCTCCTTCTATGCCGCACGAAGGTGAGTTATGGTGGGACACAAATGATGGTAAACTCTATATCTATTATGAAAATACCTGGGTTGATGCTAGTCCATATCCCATATCCTCCAGCACTGGTATTAGATTAAGTTCGTTGAGTGTGGTTACGACAAGTACATCTGTCGTTGGCGGTGCTCTGATCTACAATAACTCCACAGGTATATTTACATACAGTCCAGCAGATGCAACTCAATTGGTCAACGGTGGACCTAGTGTCACTGTAGATAATTATGGCAATCTTTCTGTTCCGGGCAATGTCTCTGCCGCCGGCTTTGTTACAACCGGATCTATCGTTATACCTAACGTTGGTCAGGCTGGTAGTATTCAATCGCAGAATGGGCAAGGCAACATTTATTTTGATACCGACAATAGTCTTGTATTCATTATAACCGGCACTTATGAAGTTGCTTTTAATGCCGACGGTTCTGTTAAATTCCCTAATTATGTATTCCCTGAGACAGCTCCTACTGTTGGACAGGTATTAGTTGCAGGGGATCCTCCAACATTTTTACAATGGCAGGATCAAACAGGCTATGTAGGATCACAGAGTGGCATATTAAAAGCACCTCAAACTACTAAAGCATCAACCGCAACTGGGACACCAGGACAAATTTGTTGGGATGCTGACTATATCTATGTTTGCACAGCAACTAACACTTGGAAACGCAGTCCGCTGACTGGCGGATATTAAAATAAATAAAGGTGTAGTTCGCGATGCGTCAACATCCAACTACTCTAACGCTTTGAAGGAGCAATCAGCATGTGTATTTACTGTAGCACACCTAAGTATCGCAAAATCTACGAAAATCACTACGGCCCTATAGGAACCGATTCAACCGGCCGTCGAATGGAAGTCCATCATATTGATGGTAATCATTCAAATAACGATCCAACAAATTTAACTCTCGTAACAATCAACGAGCATTATAATATTCATTATGCTCAAGAAGATTGGGAGGCTTGTTTAGCATTAACTCGCCGTATGAAAATTCCTGCTAACGAAATGTCAAAACTTTGTAGCCAGTTAAATTATAAAAGAGTTGAACAAGGTATACATCCGTTTATGACAAGATCAGATGGATCGAGCCTACAAAAAGATAGAGTAAAAGCAGGAACACATCATTTTTTAGGCAGTGATATAACTCGTCGCAGAAATGTTAAAACAGTAGAGGACGGAACTAATCCTTTTCTTGGGCCAAACATTACACGCAAGCAATTAGAAAATGGAACACACCCGTCGCAATTAAAAGTTTGTTGTATTGGATGTAAGATTGTAACAGGAATAGGTATGCATAAAAAATACCATGGTAATAAATGTAAGCAGTTAATAGCTAAATAAACAGTCAAGAAAGGAATCAAAATGAAAAAATTACTATTAGTAGCAGTATTTGGTTTATTACCAGTATTTGCCCAAGCACAAATTAATAAAATGTGTCCACAGTTCACAGCCAACGGCACACCACAGTATCAACCACAGCCCGGAGATCAAGAGATCTGCCATATGAACTATGCTGTGATCCATCGCTGTTCAGTGAAGGCTCCTGTAGCAGTATTCGAGCACCTAACTCCAGCCGCGATGACTGGCCCAGCCAAACGCAAAGACAACTTCCACCCAGACGCCAGTGTGGCACCACAGTGTTCAGCTAGCCTAGCTGACTATGCCACTGTAGGTAAAACACACGATCGTGGACACATGGCTCCAGCAGGTAACAATACACAAAATGATCAAATCATGAGTGAAAGTTTCAACTTGAGCAATATGGTAGCACAAAATGCCAACAACAATAGAGGCGGCTGGCGTTTACTAGAAACTGCTGAGCGTCAATGGGCTATGGCGCCGGGCACAGATTTCTATATTATATCAGGCGGTATTTTTGATCCAGGACATCCAGTAACTGGTAACGGTCTAGGCATCCCAACTCGCTTATATAAAATTATCATTGAGAAAAATAGCAAAAAAGTACAAGCATATTTGTTACCAAATGAGCCAATTACTCCAGCAACAAGTTGGGCGAACTACCAGACCACTATGACTGAGATTGAAAAAGCAACTGGAATGAGATTTAATCTAGGTCAATAATTTATTTTAGACTTACAGTTGTCAAAGTGCCAGCGTTTCGCATTACTTGCGTCGCTGGCTTTTTTACAATGCGGACAAACTAATAGCTCTCTTTTTTTCTTATGAGGCCCTGTTGGTCTTCTCATTTTAGCAAGAGCTTCTTCTGTATGTTGTTTATTTTTGAAAGTTCCTGGCTTGCCGTATCTAGGATTATTCTCTCCAACAAATTTTCCTTTCATCATTTCTGAATGTTCTGGGCGTTTTTTGCCAGTTAATAACAATGAGTGTTCGGGTCTTTTTCTGCCATATAATGGAGATTCATGTCCTTTTTTTCCTACTCTTCCAGAGGCTCCCTCCCCTCCGCTAGTTTCGTTGAGCAGTATTCCAGTACCTATATCTTTTCTACCCCACCATTGAATTAATCTGCGCTCAATAGCGAATGCCCCTATTTCTGTTAAATTTTGTTCGAGAATAAGTATTTTGGTAGAATCGGTAGGAATAGTAACCCTGTGTCTTTCTATTGCTCTAATACCCTTTCCCTTACCTATGTAATATGGGGTTAGGTCAGAGGTTCGCAAATATGCGTATACATAAAATCCTATTGGCGGACATTTTCTATTAAATATCATTGCTGATGCTCCGTATAGCGTTAGAGTAGTTGGATATTCCAGTATCGCGAACTACATCTTATTTATCGATTAAATACTCATATATGAAAGTAGATAGCCTCAACGATTTGCCAAAGGATCCCAAAGTAGGAGATACCTATATGGTAGAGGGCCAACTACCCTACACCTGGACAGGTATAGTATGGACTCGTCCTTATCCGGTATATCCTGAAGATGATGATACAGATCGACCCGTAAATCCCTACGCACCGCACTAGACAAAGCTGACTGCATTGACAGTCAGTTTTCTTTTATGCTATACTAGAGCACGCTTAAATAAACAAACACAAAAGGTTCACAATGATTCCAGTAATGCACCCTGATGAAATCGCCATCATGACTGATCTGATAGGCGGACTAGCACCCAACTCTAAGATAATAGAATGGGGTAGTGGAGGGAGTACAATAACATTTGGTAAAGATCTATCTGATGGGAAAACCTATACATCTATAGAACACAACCTAGAATGGTTTAACAAGATAAATCAACTACTAGCAGATAACGATATCCTTTGTAACTATATGTATAGGCCAGTCAAACCCAACTGCTATGATCACGGATATGGTAGACCAGAAGAAGAAAATCCTATAGGACTCGATGATTACATATTCCCCGGAGAATTTGTCTTAGAAGGCGATCTGTATTTCATCGACGGTATAGCACGCTGTACTATCGCACTGATGCTGTTGGGCCTGGCCAAGAACAGACATGCACCTGTGCTGATCCACGATTACTCGCCAGACAGGCACGTGTACTATAATTGGATACGCAAAATATATCCTCGATCAGAAGTACGCGGGACTAGCCTATTGAGATTATACCTAGAATAATATGACAAAACTAAAAATAGCCATAGTAGACATCATTGGCTTAAACTATGATGGCACCACACTGAGTAAAAAAGGCATCGGAGGCAGTGAAAGCAGTATCATATCCATAGCCCGAGAACTGGTTAAACTGGGATTTGAAGTGTCAGTTTTCAATGACTGCCTCACTAACGAAACCAGTCCCGGAACCTATGATGGGGTAGTATACTATCCTGTTACAGCACTAGCAGATAGAGACTATCAGTTCAACATAGTGATCAGTCAGCGCACTGTGATTCCGTTTACTCCTATACACCTATACGATCAGGTCAAGCAACCACCTCCTAGAGATTTCGATCCAGAACTGTTCCGGCAGCTACAGCGTCCCGGACAGTTAAAGATCCTGTGGATGCAGGACACCTTCATCTGGGGTGATCATCTCATGGAACCTCTGCTGATCAATCACTATATAGATGAAGTATTCCTGATCAGTGACTGGCATATCAGCTATGTGGCTAATACATTCGCACACGGTCCTCGACGTAACTTCGAAGTTATAAAGAATTGCATATTCCACACTCGCAACGCCATCAACAGATATATAGATTGGGTCGATATCAAGGCCAAAGATCCAGACCTATTTGTCTATAATGCTTCAGTGACCAAGGGCATGGAACCACTGGTCCGTAAGATATGGCCCAAGATCAAGGCCGCACAGCCTAAGGCCAAGCTGAAGATCATAGGAGGCTACTATCGCTTCCGAGACGAGTCTGGACTGAGTCCTGCTAATCAACAGGTCGTAGAACTGCAGAAACTCACAGAACGTGATCCCTCTATAGAGTTCACAGGCATCATACCGCAACCCCAAATAGCTGAGATCATGGCCAAGGCCACGGCTTTCCTATATCCAGGCGCCTACCCAGAGACATCGGGCATCAGTTCAATAGAAAGCATCAACTATAATACTCCCGTAATAGGCACACGATTCGGTGCTATGGAAGAGTCAGCCACTGACACTGCCAGCTATTTCATAGACTACGCTATAGAGCCCAATGGCCTATTTCCCTGGATTGATGCAGATCGTCAAGCAGAGGCCTATGCCCAGATGGTTCTACAGATCAAAAACAATCCCTACCTGCATCAACAGAAACAGTATGCCTGTAATGCTGCCAAAGATGTTAGTACTTGGGATACAGTGGCCCTACAGTGGAAACAGCATTTCTTCAGCCGATTCGGTATGACCTTGACAGATCATGAACAGGCACGTGTTGATTGGATAAACTATCGTGTGCATAAGGTCTTCGGTCGCAGATACATCAACAGAGAAGAAATAGTCGATCGTGTCAAGCCAGACAGCCTAACCAGTCTGCCTAATCCTCGTGTCAAGCTGGCCTTCATTGACATCGTAGGCATGGCCTATGATGGAAGCACACTGGCTAAGAAGGGCATGGGTGGTAGCGAAAGCGCAGTGATATTGGTCAGCAAACAGCTACAGCAGATGGGCTTCGATGTCACTGTGTTCAACGGCTGTGACGAGGATGGAAACCGTCCCGGAGTCTACGATGATGTCATCTATAGACCATTGTCAGACATAGCCGCCAATACAGAACGTTTCGATGTGGTCATCAGCAGTCGCTGTGTGACTCCTTTCATAACTAAAAACTGGTACGATTACCCCCAGACTACTAATCGCAAGTTTAACTATAGAGATTTCGAATACATCCGTAAGCATGCCAAGTTGAAAGTATTTTGGATGCACGACACATTCTGCTGGGGAGATGATGCACTAGAGTTCCTAACAGCAGGCGGAGCCATAGATGAGATATGGACGCTCAGCGACTTCCATGCCATGTATGTGATGACCTGTAGCCATCCACAGTTCCGCAGTTTCGAAGTGCTACGCCGCAAGATGTGGGTTACCCGCAACGGCATGGTCAAGTATTTTGACTCAGTAGATCTTGACAGCAAGGATCCTAACAAGTTTATATTCAATGCTAATATGAGCAAAGGACTAGATCCTCTGCTAAATCGTATATGGCCTAAGATAAAAACACGTTTACCGGATGCCCGATTAACAGTCATAGGTGGATTCTATAAACTAGGGTCGGCCTTCGCCCACGACAACGAAAAAGAAGAATTCGACAAGATAGCCAGTGCCAGCTATGGCGATCCTACTATCACGTTCACAGGTATCATCCCACAGAGTGAAGTAGCAGAACACTGTGCCTCAGCCAGTTATTTCATCTATCCTGCGGCCCTGCCTGAGACCTATGGCATCAGCACGCTGGAATCACTGTATGCCAATACACCTCTGATAACCTGTAGATTTGGTGCCATAGAAGAAACTGCTACCGATCTCAGCTACATGATCGACTATGCCGCAGTGCCTAATGGATTATTCCCCAACATTGATCCGGAGAAACAGGCAGATCAGATCGTAGAGTTGGCAGTGGCAGCCTACAATGATCCTCAAGGTCATCGCCAGCGTATGGAGAGGTTAGATGAGATCAAGGATCTAGTAGGCTGGGAAGTCACAGCCCTAGAGTGGAAACAGCACATCTATAACAAGTTAGATCTATATCTCAGCAGAGAAGAAAGCCAACAGGTGGCCTACACCAAGAACAAATATCATCGCGTGTTCAACAGACGGAACAGCAGTGCGGAAGAATGGTTGGCTCCTAAACAAGGTCCGGAGAAAAAGATCGTGGTCATCAGTCCTTTCTATAGGGCAGAACAATTCATAGCTCGTTGCATAGCATCTGTGGCCGCACAGGACTATGATAACTATGAACACATACTCATAGATGATGCCAGCGATGATGATAGTTATACAGTAGCTCGTAGGATGATAGAAGATCTACCAGAGAATATCAGAAACAAATTCCGTGTGATCCGTAATACAGAAAATCAAGGTGCAGGATACAACTATGTCACTACCTTACGTAAACAGAACCCAGATGATATCATCATGATGCTAGACGGCGATGACAGCTTGGTCAATCGTCCTGACGTGTTCGATTACTATAATCATCTGCATGATGACTATGATTTTACCTATGGATCTTGCTGGAGTATGGTTGACAGTATTCCGTTGATAGCACAACCTTATCCGCCAGAAGTACGAGAAAACAAATCCTATAAAAATTACAGATTCAACTGGAACATACCCTACACACATCTAAGGACCTTGAAAGCCAAGTTCCTCATGTTCGTGCAGGACAAAGATTTCCAGGACGCAGAAGGTAATTGGTTCAAAGCAGGTAATGATCTGGCCATGTTCTACGCAGGTATCATAAACGCAGATCCTGATCGTGTGTTGGCTGTTCCAGACATAGTCTATAACTATAATGATGCCAGCCCCTACAATGACTACAAGATCAATCGTGAAGAGCAGGATCGTGCCATAGCCGCAGTAGTACCTACGGGACTGAGTCCTTCAGACAATCCACAGCCTAGGCGCTCACAGCCCCGGGCCAAAAAACGCATATTGATAGCTATCCCTACCAATCGCAATATAGAAGCCGACACCTTCAAGAGCATCTACGATCTAACAGTACCCGAAGGTTATGAAACACATTTCCAATACTTCTGGGGATATCAGGTCGAACAGGTGCGTAATCTCATAGCACACTGGACCATACGCAATGGATTCGATTACCTATTCGCTGTGGACAGTGATATCAGTTTCCCACCCGATACGCTAGAAAGGCTTTTAAGTCATGATAGAGATATGGTCTGTGGAGTATACATACAGCGTATTTCCGGCACACATACTATAGAAGTCATGCGCAGTAATGCACAGGGTGGCGTCTCACACGTTGACTGGGCCGAGATCAAAGGCAAGGGACTAGTTCCCGTAGACGGGTGTGGTTTTGGTTGTGTGCTGATCAAGAAAGAAGTATTCGCGGGTATACCGTATCCGCATTTCGTCTATAAGAGTGCCATAGATCATGCTGATACCATCAGTGAAGATGTATTCTTCTGTATGCGAGCCCGAGAGCATGGATTTACCATATGGTGTGACACTGATGTGATCTGTGATCATACTGGCAGTTATACCTTCCGTGTGGATCGAGATATGCCTGCGAAATCACAAGAGCCGCCCGAACAGCGTAGACTGCGTGAGTTAGGATCATGGGATCTTCTGCCCTTGAAGCATGTTGAATATCTACAGCGTATGCGTGATGAGATGGGTGTCAAACCCAAGGTCGTATATGACATAGGAGCCTGTGTCTTACATTGGACCAACAAGGCCAAGGTCATATGGCCCGATGCAGAGTTCTGTGTGTGCGAGGCCATGGACGCTACAGAATTCCTATATCAAGAAGCCGGACTCAAATACAATCTAGGACTACTCAGTGATGAAGATGGCAAGGTGATTGAATTCTATGAAAACACAGAACACCCCGGTGGCAACAGCTACTACAGAGAAAACGAAGAGTTTAGCCCTGCTGCCGAACATCTATTCAGCGAAGCACACAAGGTAGTGAAACAGTCTATCACCCTAGACACTGTGGTCAAGCTCAAGGGATTCCCGCCAGCAGACTTGATCAAGATGGATGTACAGGGAGCAGAGATGGATATACTAAAAGGCGCTGAAGAATCCTTGAAGAGCTGTCGAGACCTGATACTAGAACTACAGAAGATCAAGTACAACACAGGAGCTCCTCTAGATGAGGAAGTTATAGCCTATGTAGAAAGTCTGGGATTCCGTTTAGTCACAGCTCGATTTTCAGTATCAAACGACTCTGCTCCGGACGGTGACTATCATTTCACTAGGATCTAGTAGATTAGATTGACGTACATATCAATAACGGCTTCTCTAGTAGGTCCTAGATAGTCGTTGTTGATGATCTCATAGTCTATACTATCACTCCAGAACAAGCGTAGTTCGGTCTCGCTCTGTTCCTGTATGACCCGGTCATACTCTCCATAGCTGATATATTCTATGAGATTTATCTTTGGATAGCCTATGAGTCGATCGCCTTGGTTGTTCCATATCCAGCGATGATGTATGGCACCTCTAAATGATTCTCTACGCTGTAGCTCATAGTATTTGCTGGGCACAGCGATGAATCCCTGTTCTGCTATCATGGGCATGTATCGTAATGCTATCATAGGATCTGCTATGTCCTCTAAGGTATGAGTGCAATTACAGAATGTGAATTTACCATGCTGTTCAACATGGTCAAACAATGCCTGCCAATCTTCGGCGACATTGAGATTGCCTGCGAATTCCTGTACGTCTGTACGTCCAGCCGGGCGTAGGTCAAAAGTATGAGTTAGGTAGCGTTTATCGAAGGGATTATGGGTAGCACCGATGTCTAATAGGCTAAAATTTGGAGTTTTTGACTTCAATTGATCAACATAGTTGATAACGTCGGGTCTTCCCCATAGTTCTTCTTTGTGTAGGTATATTCGTTGTGTCATACAGGTATTTAAGTACCTACAGATCTACTGATAAATAAGTTGAACACGCCTTAGGACCGTGTGGGTTCGCTGTACCCTAGTCAAAGGAGTCGTGCCCGGAGATTAGAAACAGCACTGAATTTAGATAAATACCCATATGAATCTACAGACACATCAGCTATTTGCCCAACTCTGTGAAAGCATCATATTCGAAGCCAGCACTACCATGGATCTCATTAAAGGTCTACCAGGTGGCCAAGAAGTGGTCAAGTATCTACACCAAAAAGAACGGCTAAGTCACGATCAGTCATATAGGAAGCTAGACAAGATCAGCTGGAGCGATCTCAAAGACAACTATCGAGGATCTTGGGTCATCATGAAATATCCCCGAGGAGTTGGTGCTATCAAACAGACCCATGGCAGCTATATGGCACTTGCCAGTACTGGTGGAGAAGTTGAAACTTTTAGCAATAATCGTGGTGGCACCATCATGGATTTCCTCAAAGAACGGCTAGGTGGAAAACCTTCAGCTTTTTACACAGGCGATGAAAAAGGCACTGTCAAAGACATACAGACCAAACGTGCTGGTCAAAAACAAAGTGCTGCCGGTAGTCCTATGTCGCCTAGTAAGTTAGTGATTAAATTCAAACCGCTTTGGGAAAGAGCTGCCAGGGCTGCCATAGCAGATATCAAAGGTATGGTAGGCATCATGGTCAAGAATGATAGTTTTGACAAGGCATCTACCAAACTGAGTCAGTTGAGAGATTTAAGTAATGCCCTAGTTACTCTAGAAAACGAAGATAGTGACAGGATTCCTGACATATTCAATAAAGCTGTTAAGACAGCGGTAATACTGGCCGCTAGCCATTACTATCCAGACGACACCCGGGAAATTACAAAATCCTATGGAGGAGAGTATCGACCCGGTAGTGATGAGGGTGCAAATAAACTACTGGCAGATATCTCCAGCGGTGATACTAAAAAACTAGGAACCATACTGAGTTTCTTCAAACGAAGCCTAATATCATAATGAAACTAACACATATTCTAGAACATCCTTATGTGATCCAAGAATCTGAAGTCACAGAGGCTAATGTGTCTGCTAAAATCCTTAAAGATCCTAAACAGACCAAGATGCTGTCCATAGCCTTCCGCCACGATCATACTATACCTAAAAACATAGTAGCTCGCCTGGGACCAAAACCTACAGATGATCAAGTGGTACAGGCATGGAGCGATCTCATCGACGACACACTCCGTCGCAATGACTACGGTGATCTATCAGCTGGTGGTAAATTCGATGATTGGTTAACCCGCCTGTATATCAATGGACAGGCAGACTATGAAGATATCAATGGCGAAGGTGGTGATGCTCTAGGTATATGGGCGGCACTGAGCAAGCGTGGCCTATTAAAACCACGCGATCAAGATTTCAACAAGTTTTCAAATATCAAACAGCTACAGCGACTACGCAATGATCCGGACTATCGCCACGAATTGAGACGCATCAAAGATGCTGAGAAGATAGAAAAGATGAAGCGTGAGAAAAAAGATCTTACCTTGATCGACAATGATCGTTTCCTAGTCACGGTACCATTTGACTACGGTTCATGTTATGTGTTCAACAACTCAACGGGCTATCAGGCCAATTTCTGTACAGGCTCATCGAGTGGTACCACATGGTTTCCACGCTATGCTCCAGATGGTATGATAGTCAGTGTGCTAGATAAAACCAATATGAACAACAAAGATGGCAAGTGGCAGATGCATGCGGTGACTGATCAATTGGTCAATGCTGATCAAGATGATCGTGGACGCCACAATCTATCTAAGAATGATCAAAAGTTCGCAGAACTGTTCCCCGGTCTGATGAAAGAAATAGTTGATGCCATAGCCAGTCACGCTGAACAGATCACAGTGATGAGCAAAGACCTAACCAATGGTAAAGGTTATGACATATCCAAGGAAATAAATGATCTCAAAACCAAGTTCCCACTATCCTATGCCAGTGGCGAGCAAGAACCAGAGGCTGAAGAAGGTGATGCTGATAACACTCCAGGTACATGGACAGTGAGACACATTCCTAGCGATCGCACAGCACATATACCTGCTGACAGCCGAGAGCATCTGTTATCTAAATTACGGAACAAATATCCACAATATCCAGAGACGGACTACGAAATCTCTAAAGAGGCCTAATCATGCGAGCTAGAGAGTTTAGCCGTTCAAAGAAAGACCTAATCATCTTTGACATAGATGACACATTATTACATACCACTGCTCAAATTTCTGTGGTCAAAGATGGCAAAATTGTCCAACGACTGACCAATCAAGATTTTAATCGGTACCAACTAAAGCCAGGTGAAGAATTTGATTTTGGAGAATTCCGGTCAGCTGAAAAATTTAATAAAGAAAGCCGGCCTATTGGGCCCATGATCCGCAAGCTAAAGACTATATTAGCACATGGAGAAAACAGCAAGGTCATAATGCTTACAGCTAGGAGTGATTTTGATGATCGAGATCTATTCCTAAAGACGTTTACCGATCTAGGAATAGACATGAGTCAGATACATGTGCATCGTGCAGGTAATCTACCAGGTGATGCTATCCCGGCTGAGAAGAAAGCTGTGTTCGTAAGAAAGTATGCTGATACTGGTCTGTATGATCACATACGACTATATGATGATTCGGATAGCAATCTACATGTATTCAACAGTCTCAAAAATGAATACCCAGATATTGATTTCCGTGCCTATTATGTAGGACCTGAAGGTACTACAGAACCTATCTCAGAAGGTAAAAACTTATCTGATCATAAAGACAACTTCTTAGAGATGTTTGAAAAATTCCTTCCTATAGCTATGAAGTATATAGGTCTCAAGAATTTACCTAGAATGAAGTTCGAAGCACACATACATGATGATGTACAGCCTACCTTTGGCAAGTATGAGAACGGTGAGCATGTTCTCTATGTAGGGCTGATGAATCGACATCCTAATGATATCCTGCGCACCGTGGCTCATGAGCTTACACACTATAAACAGGATACTGAACATCAGCTGGATAGTGACAGTGGTCGTACCGGATCACCTATCGAGAATGAAGCACACGCTGTCGCTGGTATCGTAATGCGCCACTTCAACAAACAGTATCCAGAATATCTATCATCTAAACCAATCACCGAGGGCCTAGATGAGATATTCGATACCAATGCGGGTAAACAAGCAAAATGGGATAATAGTGACCCAGAATCAGTTGAGATGACTTTTACCGCTAGCAATGGCGTCCAATATAATTTAAGTTTTTCTCATCCATATCAAGAACCAGATCACGGAAGTCCAGATGATTTCTTTGATGAAGGTATCCCAGACGACATATTTGACAGATGTCGTTATGTGATGTTCAACCAAACAGGAAGATCAGTTCGTGATTATAAAATGGGTATCGAAGGTACCGGAGCTGCCGCTGAAGTCTTTGGTATAGTGGTTAATGCTATGCTACAGTATATCAAAAAGAACAAGCCTGTGATGTTGTACTTCTGGGCCTCAGAACCAAATAGAGCCAAACTATATACCAGGATGATACAGCGGTTAGCTGGTAGTCTACCGGGATGGACCAGCAAAGTAGTCAATGGAAATCAATTCGCAATATACAAAATTCAAGCATTCGCAGGCATAGAAGAAAACTTCGCTGATGGCAAGCATCCTGGACGCAAGGGCCTAGCCAAACGTATGGGAGTCAATACCAAGGCCTCAGTCACTAGCCTACGTAACACTGCCAAACACTCTACAGGTGAAAAGGCCAGGATGTCTCACTGGCTAGCCAATATGAAGGCAGGCCGTGCCAAGGCAAAAAAGAAATGAGAGCTGAAGAATTCATCCTAGAAGCGGTAGGCGGCAACTACCTATATCACGGAGTACCAGATGGTCCTACTGTGATGAGGATCCTAAAGAGCGGATACATAAAACCTCACGAACCATTCCAGTTTGATCAAGATGAGGACAATCCAGAACCTGACAATATCAGCCTCAGCCGTAGCCAATATCTGCGTTTCCCTTATGGACATGCTGTGGCTCAGTTCGTGGTTGATAAAGACGCACTGACTCGTGCGGGTATAATAGCCCGACCCAAGGTAGGTGCTATGATGCACTACAAATACGAAACTGAAGAACGAGTATATAAACCTATTCCGGTCAAGGCCCCTTTCGTGGTAGCCATCCAGTTTGATCCCAACTTAAAGATACCCAAGGCATTCTTAAACCATGCGGCAAAATTAGGTGTCAAGGTAGAACCATGGCGCAGACAAGGTGAGAATCCCAACCAACAACCTCAGGTAAACAAACCTCAACCACAGACAGAATATACTAATCCTAAAAAACTACGGATCAGCGGCAATGGCTATACATATGGAAATCCTCCAAAACGTGTCGAACCTACTGAGTGGTGGATATCCTATGATACTGGATCAGGTACCAGCGAAGTTATTGGTCCACGTAGCAAGGATAAAGCCTATATACAGAAATTATTCCCTCAGATCAAAGATAGAGTCGCCAAAGGACTGACCTTCGATGATCTCCTACCAGCCGATCAATATAGGAAAGAGTGGAAGCGTGGGTACAGTCAGGTACATCCGGGAGATCCTGATTGGGCAGAACAGGGCCAATAAAAAACCCCGGGAATCCCCAGGGTCTGGCTATGCCTTAATATTTTAATTATTATATTATTTCTTTATTGCTACACCTTTGTTTACAAACTCATACATTTTTTCTGCTGTTTCTAATACTTTGTCAAGACCTGGAAATTCTGGCATACCAACTGTGGTAACTAACTTGCCAGTCTTTGGATCTTTAGCAGTTGACATTTCCCAACCTTGGAACTTGGCATGAAAGTCATCTTGTACTAGGCTTTTTGCCATTCCAAGAATGTCTGAACGTATTTCGTAGCCGTTCTTGTTGAATTTTACTTCTGGTAATTTTGGTGTTTCAAATGATGTTGACATATTTTTCTCCTCTGTGTGTAATGTCTGTGTACTACTCAGTAGATACTTGTTTTTCTCTACTGTACTATTATATATGCCTAAATGATAATAAACAACTATTATGTGAACTTTTTTGTTCGTTCTCGAATAATATCTACAATTTTATCACTCAGCACTACTTCATAGTGGTTGTAATCTACTTCCACTAATTCCATATCAGCATGATGACGCATACTAGCTATGGTTACAACTCCGTCATTGGCTTCTGCCATAAACGGACTCTGTCCTCTTACAGTGACCACGTTGCACCATGGATGCTGTATCTTGATCTTGTCTGCCTGTCTCATAGCCCATGAGCTAGGGCCTATGTCGCGCATTAATCTGCTGAAGGGTAGAAAGAACTTGGCAAAATCTGCCACTTCTGCACCACCGTAGGGTGTGCTCAGTGTAACAGCTCCTAATACTTGTTTGGGAATAGCATTGGCTAGATGTAGACTATAGATCCCGCCTAGACTGTGTGCTACAAAGAATATGTCTTGAGTCTTGCCAATCTGTTCTTTGATGGCCGCTAGATTATTTTCAAATCCATTACGACTATCATAGTCTACAGTCATATCTCGTCCGCCCAGCTTGCTTCTTATATAGTTGAAGCTTTCGCTGGTAGCACTGGCCCCATGGATGTAAACCAACCGCATGAGCTATTTCCATGCCTCGGGTTCTGGTATTTCGCAAGGCGCTTCTGCAGGCTCTGTGCCGTAGTCTGCTGGAGTAATGATTTCCAAGTATTCCATGTCCGGTGAGTAGTCGTAGAGATAATGCACGATACCCGGACGTTGCTGTACACAATCGCCTGCTTCCACTAAATGTATCTTGTCTTCGTACATGAACTTGGCCCAACCTTTCAACATGTAAACGATTTGGAACTCAGCCACGTGTATGTGCCATCCTGTACCGCCTGACGATTCTGGAGGTAAGTTAGCTTTGGTGATGTGTGCTAGGACGCGACCATCGGTAGCCGCCGCTACTCCTAGATCTTTGTAAACGAAAAAATCTCTCAGTCCTCCGCCTTTGAATTCGGCTTCAGTACCTTTGACGTGTGAAAACTTTGTTGTCATAACAACTCCTATGTGTATGTGTGTATTTATTGCACCTTGCGGCGCAACATTATTTAATTACTTCATGACTCCGGAGTGTTTCATCTTGTATGCTACATAAGCATCACGTCCTTCAAGTACTGCCTTGACTATGGTTTTTAGGAGTTTCATCTTATGATCCCTCTTAATTGACCACAGCGATTGTACTCCCGAGTCCAGTATTCAACATCTGCTACGGTCTGTGGACATTTGCTGGAAATATATCTATCGATTTCTGTTTGAGCGTTTTTACAGGTTTCAAATCTCGTTATATCTTTGAAAAATTCTTTGATTGTGTTTAACATTTTGTGTTTTCCTTTGTTTTTAGCAGAGACTCATGGTTTCTACTAACATCAGTATTTATACTTATATGATTACTACAAGATTAAAATCAAGGTGTTGTTTGCCAAATATTATGTTATACTCATGAGTGGATATCACTAAATACCAAAAGGAAATATATCTTGAAAAGAGCCACTCGCAGTCTATTAGAAGAACTCAACTCTATAGCAGAGAAGAAACACGGTGAAGCTATTATAGAAAGCCGAGCTACACACGTTATAGATTCTGCCATCAACCTACTCAATCTGATCAAAGAAAATTTCGAACCTGAGCAGGCCTACGAACTAGAGCGCAGATTCATCAACAGCATCAAAGGTGGGGATCCAAACAAGTTCATACGTAGCATACGTCGTCTGCGTGATAACAAAGAAACAGCTCAGCATCTACACATAGTAGAGGGTGACCTAAAAGACGAAGATTGATCATTTTCACACCATTTTCTATATTTTTTTCCAAATCCGCTAAATACTCTTACAATAGTCCCAGAACGGGGCTCTAAAAAGATAAGGAGAATTAACATGGCAGGAATCGGTTATAGCAATGCCCCAAATTACAAGGCATACCCAGGTAGTTTCATCGGTCGTCAGATCGGCTTCTATGAAATCAAGCACGTAGATCTTAACGTATCTCAAGACAATTCATATCGTCGTCTAGATACAGAGAGATTCCGTCTAGCGATCCAGACGATCCAATTACAAGCAGAAATCTTGTTCATTGGTACACCATATGTAAGTGACAACTGGTCACGTTTTGTTGTTGGTCTAGCAGTAGACACAGCAAACACAGACGCTCCAGTGTTCACAGGTGACAACGGAATGGCCGTAACATTACAAACATTGTTACAAAATGTTCCTTCATTGAACGACAATAGCAACATGGCTACTGTTACACGTTACTACCTATTCGGTGGCAACCAAGACGGTTTCATGAAGACAGAAAGTGATTTCGTATCTGCTATCACAGCTAACACAAGCACAACATACACTGGTTTTGCTACAGGCAGCGTTGAGCAGAATGAATTGATCGAAATGGATCCATCATTGTTGAATAAAATCGACGTAGCTTAATTCATAAGTATTAAGTAACTACAAAATCCCTGCTTCGGTAGGGATTTTTTTTGATCCCTGCCGTTGTCTATAAATACTTTATATAGGTACATTATGGACACGATAGAAATACAGACCCTGATTGACATCACCAACACCAATGTGACTAGACCCAATCAAGGCACACAGCTAGAACTAAATCAGTATAGAAATTTCACAACCTTGAGACAGTGTGCAGAAATACGTTCAGTGATCCTCTACGACGGCAATCCCTCTGTAGAGCTAGTAGATATTAAAGGTATGGGATTCGGTAATAGATATAAGGGTAAACAGGCAGTATGGACATTCTGGTTCTCTCCAGATCGCCCAGCTGTCTATGGAGACGATCTAGAGTTCTTGATAGCAGATATGGACCAGATTCCTGTGATAATAAATCTAACAGAAACGATAAATATTGACAAGGCAATCTTTGATCTAAAAGATAGCACTTATAAAAATACGATCATCAAGGCACAACCAGGCACAATTTAGGCAAGTAACAATGTAGCATCTTGTAACCCTAACGGAGAAATGTCATGGCTGGTAAGCCTACGAATATTGAAAAACAGAATCTAGAAGCACACGTAGAACTGTGCTCACAGAGATATGAAGCTATAGAACTACGATTGACTTCAATCGAGACTAAGGTCAGTGGACTACAAAAATGTATAGAAGATGGTCATTCTAATATGACCAAGATACTGATCGGCACAGCTGGAACTATTATAACCGCTGTGGCTAGTATACTAGTAGTTCTATTACAAAAATAATATATGAAAATACGAGATTTAGTCGAACAAACTGTAGGCTCAGTTCCTCCCGGAGCAGGTGCACCTTTGGGTCCTACTCAGCCAACTGTGGCTAACACCGCTAATACAGGTACCAATAGTACACAGATGGGTCAGAATATCAGTAACATTAAAAATAATCTTAACAATCTAAAAAGTCTACTAGGTGCCGCAGGTGCCACTGGAAATATAGATACTTCTAAAATAGCAGGGGCTCTAACAGATCCAAAACAGGCGATGAATCCCGGTGTTGCCCAACAGTTAAAAAATCTGTTGCCTGGTATAGCAGATGCTCTACAGAATAATCAGGCCGCTAATCAAATCAAAGCTGGAATCAATACAGGAGTTACCGCTCAACAAAAAATGCAACAGGCGGCCAACGATGACCAATATCAAAAAGCGGCAGAGTCTCTCAGACGGTTAGCTGAAGCTTTAGAGAAATTACAATGAAAATAGCACAGTTATTATCCGGCATGAGCATTGCCGTTACTAATGAAGAGCAAGAATTTATACGCACACACAAGGATCGTGTGAAAATCACCAGTCTCGATGAGCATGAGCAGTGGTTAGCCCAGAACATGGTCCGCAAGGGTTTATATTCAATAAGTAATGATAGCACTACATTATTGAAGAACCTAAATGAAACCGATACCCAATGACCTGTACGAAAAGATAGAAAGAGTCTCTGAAAAAGTCAGAGCCGACTTTCGCCAACGAGGAATAGTAATACCTGTAAAAAATTCTGATGGTAGCATAAACATAGGACGTTTCCGTGTGGTAAATCAAAACACAGGATTCTATGCCATATATAATTCAAATGGTGAAGTCATAGTAGAAGGTATTAATCTACCACAGACTGCGGCCTTGATAGCCAATGATCTAGCACTAGGCAGGATACTAGATCCTAGGATAGTGAATCAGGACCGAGAATACGGATTCGCCCTGTTCAAAGAAACGCTGTACAATCACAGAGTCAAAGATCCTAAACTGAATTTCGATAGTTATGAACTATCCAAGATAAAAGAGGCTATCGCTAAAAATCGCAAAGAGCAGTTCCAGAGAGGCATAGTCCAGAGATTTGAAAAACTCCGCAAACTGGTATAAATACAATATAAATTTTTGGACCAGCTATGAAGACATCAGATTTTAAGATTGCGGTAACCAGTGCTAAGTTACATGAAAACTTAGAAAAACAATTCGGATCTAGGGTCAATCTAGAAAAGTATGATCGCGAGCAGTTAGAAGATATACGTAACAAGTTTCGTACACGTATCTTCCAACATGAGAGCACATCGAAGATCAATGATCTATTAAACAACGAGTCGTACCAAAAAGACAAAGCAATGTTAGAGTTGCTAAACACGAGGATAAAAGAAATGCTAGGCGAACAAATGAAACAGTTGCGTGACAAGATCGACCAACTAAACGAAAATAAAAAAGGTGTCAAGGCTGTTAAGAAACCAACAGGCTCAAAAAAAGCTACTAAAGACTATGACGGCGATGGTAAGATCGAAAGTCCTAAAGATGAAGTATGGGGTAGTCGTGCTAAAGCCGCTGCCAAAGCAGGTAAGCCATTCCAAGAAGCTGCCAAGAAAATGTGTCCCGGTTGCAAGAAGCCTATCAATCTATGTGGATGCAAAGACAAAGACGAGAAAGTAAAAGAAGCTTTCCCAGTTCCAGGTGAGACTAAAGAAAAGACCACAGGCAAGTTTGACAAAAAGAAAACTTCAACAGGTACAGTTTACACTAAAAAAGCTGAAAAAACAGACAATAAGAAAAAGAAAGATGACGACCTAGACGAAGGCATGAAGCATCATAAAGATTGTGATTGCAAAGAATGTATGGGTATGTGGGAAGGCAAAGACGAAGGTAAACCAGGTAAGAATTTTGCTAAGATTGCCAAGTCAGCAGGCAAGCGTTATGGTAGCAAAGAAGCAGGTGAGCGTGTAGCAGGTGCTGTACGTGCCAAACTAGCCAAGCAAGGTAAATTAGAAGAAAGCAATTTCAAACACAATGTTCGTTTTGTAAATGAAAGTTTACAGTTCCTACTAGCTGAAGATGAAGAAGGTAAGGCCAAGGCCATCACTGCCGCTGGTGATATCGTAAATGATTACACAAGCTGGATGCAACGTGTTGGTCAATATCAGACTAAATCTATGATCGAACTAGCAGATGCTATCCGTGCTGACTTCGGTGCCGCAGAAGCTGAAGCATTCAAGAACGCAGTAGGTCCTGCTCTATCAGCCACACTAGAAGTCCTAACACAACAACGTGAAGCAGTATCTAATGCTGTTGCTGTACTAGCAGGTGAAGCCGCTCCAGAGGAACCAATGGGAGCTGAGCCAGCTATGGATGCAGGCATGGACGCAGGTTTAGATTCTGTCGCTCCAGATGAGATGAATCCAGAAGCAGGTGCAGATCTAGGTGATGAATTCGCAGCCGCTGATGCTAGCTCAAGCAACCGTGAGATGCGTGAAAGCCGTGCAGAACGTCGTGCTCGCAAACTAGCTGAATCACACTCGATCATAGCTAAATTAGCTAGATGAGATTAAGAGAATTTGCATCATCAGAGGGATCAGCTGAGCTGGTCCTTCGTGTCCTAAGAGGCTTGGCAGACAAAGACGGTCAACCTAGCACTCTACCTTTTTCTGCTGTATTGAAATCCATCGCTCCGTTCAATCTAGGTATTAGCACTCCAGATGGCCTGATCAAATTTGCCAATGATACTGATCCCAATGGTAAGGTGTTAAAAATCAGCCAAGATGATAAGGGCAATGTGATACTCAATACCAAAGAAAAAGATCCAGAACAAGCTGGACAAGATATGCCAGCTACTGGTCCCAGCGTGGATCAGATGGCCAAATCCAATTCTAGCCTAACTCCCAAGATTTGACATCGTAGTACAGGATTGTTATAATTAAGTTTATGACAACTTATACACCTCCACCATTTGTAGAACGATTCCAATATAAAAACTGCGTCCAGATCAACGATCCAGTGACACGCAAGAGAGTTTACCAAACTCCAGATGGTGAAAAGCTACCTAGTGTAACTACTATACTTTCGGCCACCAAAGACATGACACACCTTAATGCTTGGAAGGATCGTGTGGGACATGACAATGCTCAACGTATAGCCAATGAAGCGGCTGGTGTGGGAACAGCCATGCACAATAATCTAGAAAGATTCTTAATCGGCGAACAACGACAGCCTGGAAATAATCCTGTACACATCAAGGCCAATGCCATGGCAGATCAGATAGTCATAAACGGATTGGCTAAGGTTAATGAAGTGTGGGCCATGGAGCAGAGCTTATATTTTCCCGGATTATACAGCGGAACTACTGATTTAGTAGGCGTTTATGACGGAGAACCAGCCGTTATGGACCACAAACAGACCAATAAACCTAAAAAAGCAGAATGGATTGACGACTACCGGATGCAGTTAGTAGCATATATACTAGCTCACAACGAGGTCTACGGAACCGATATCCGCCGCGGTGTGGTATTCATGTGTAGCCGCGGAGATGACAGTCTTAAAGTCGGTGGAGAAACATATCAACAATTCGATCTATTGCCTAAAGATTTTAACTATTGGGAAGATCAGTGGCTCAACAAAGTAGAAGAATACTACAGGTTATAAACCACTGCTCACCTGATAAATACCCTATATAGGGAGCAGACATGGCACAGATTTCAATCTCAAAAATCCAAGTACGTAGAGGACAAGAATTTCAAACAGGTATTCCGCAATTGGATCCTGGAGAATTTGGCTGGGCAGAAGATACTGAAAATCTCTATATAGGTAAGCGTATCATCGAGGGTGCAGTGGATGACAATAACACTCGCATATTGACCGAAAACGATCTAAGTAATATTTTTTCCCTAATACAACCCCCAGGAAATTTAGCAGGTACCAGTAGCTATCAATACAGAGCCGATACGCAGTATGTACATTCTACTACAACTACCATCTCAACCAAACTGGATAATTGGGTCAGTTTAACAGACTATGATCCATCTCTAAGCCCTAGTTTTCACCAATCACAGGGCAACGATATAACTCTTACACTAACCTCAGCTATAGAAAATTTATATTTCCAAGATGGCGCTGGTGGTTACAATACCTTTGCTCGACAAGATGCTCGCAGACGTCTCATCATACCTGCCGGCACATATTTTGTTTCTGGAACCATCGACCTTCCTCCTTACGCTTCATTAGTAGGAGAAGGAGCAGGTCTTACTAATATCATATTCGTTCCATCAGGTGATGGTCAATCTTTGTTTAGGACCGTAGATGCTGGAGGTCAAAATTTTGATGACAATTCTATGGATATGAGCATCCATGATGGACAGAATGCCGGCAACGTACACATCGAAGGAATGTCATTGCTGTTCACCTCTACCAATGCCTACAATGCTGTCCTAGTATCGCTAGATCAGGTAGTGGATACAGAGATCCACAATGTTAACTTCGGCACAGCAGATCTGGTCACATCAACCAACTATGGTAATGCCATAAGACTGCGCAGTGGTATCATAGGTGATCAACTATTAGATAACGCCCCTGCAGGTAACATTAAAATATCTAGATGTAAATTCCAAAATTTAGGATCTGCTGTGACCCAAACAGTAGGAACTATCAACAGATTCTTTGTAAGTAACTGTTCATTTGATTACCTACAGACAGGTATCAGTATGTGGTCTGACATTAACAATCCCGGACTGATAGGCGGAGTATTTGATAGCAGTAGATTTGAAAGGATCAGCAATCAGGCCATTCTATTAGGAACAGCTACAACCAATGTATATCCATATCCTGGCTACAGTGTTAGCTCGAATAATTCATTCAAGGATGTAGGCAATGGTGTTAGTGGTGACGGAAATCCTATCAGTGATTACAATTATCCTAGTTCCCCAGGAGTAGGAACTCCGGTGATATCGTTTAATTCGTCAGGAAATAAATCCATAAATGATATTTTTGTTCGTAAAAATTTTGCTCAAATAGCTATACAGACAAATTTACCAGATTTCTATTATAATCCCTATATCGCAGGACCGGGTGGTATCCAAGATGAATCTGTTTATCGTAGAGAGCTCAGCGACGTCACCAACAACCTGGTTAGCTTTCCTCTGAACGGTGGAGAGCAATCTATTACCGTACACTATGAATTATGGAATGATACTACTGGTTATTCTAGGAAAGGAGATCTGTTGATTAACATCATCGGGATCAATCCCAGAGGTGCATATACTGAATATCAGGATGGAGATCAGATAGGAACAGTCAGCGATTACTATAACTATTCTTATATAAACCGAGTGAATGACGCTGTTTGGAATATCGACTCTAGTCAGGCAGGAAGTCATAACTATGTTACACTCCAGATATTAGGATTTGATATAATTGATGTAGATCCTAATCAAAACGGTCCTTATCGTATAGACTATCAGATCAAACAGATATCCTAGATGTTCACATTATCAGTAGACGAGCGGATATCTGCCTGGGCGGATCTCCGAGATCAATTAGAGACCTCCGAGGATCCATTCAATACCGTTTGGGAATTCTGGAAAGATTCACCATTTGTTCCCTACAATAATCGTGTAGATCCATTCCATCAACGAGCTTGGCCTACACCGTGGGAAATCATAGCAGAGAATCGCTATGATGATTTTACCAAAGCATTGATGATAGGTTGGAGCCTAAAGATGACCAAACGCTATCAAGATTCTACCATAGATGTCCGGATCATGCTAGACAACGCAAATAACAGACAGTATAATATCGTATGCGTAGAGAATTCCTGGGCTATAAACTACAACGACAATGGACCAGAACTGCTGGAAAAAGTGCCAGATTCATTTTTAATAGAAAATCTTACCGAACTGAAAGTTCCAAGGTAAATATCAATTCCAGCAATATATTTTCAGCAATACTTAAACAGATAAGGCGTCAGATGATTACAGTTGTAAAACGTAATGGTGAACGAGTACCACTCGACATCAGCAAAATACAGAGACAGGTAGCACACGATTGTAAGGGCATTGATGGAGTGAGCCCCAGTATGATCGAAATCAAGGCCCAGATAGAACTACATGATGGCATGAGCACTAAAACCATAGACGAGCTCTTGCTCAAGGCCATGGTGGACCTCATAGACGAAACAGAAAATCCAGAAATCAACAACGTAAACTATCAGTATGTAGCTGGCCGCCAGCGTGTGAGCATGTTGCGTAAAGAAGTCTATGGTGAGTATGATCCACCGAAGCTCTATGACATAGTCAAGACCAATGTAGCCGCAGGTATGTATACCGCTGAGCTATTAGATTGGTATACAGAAGATGAGTGGAACATCATCGACTTGTTCATAGATCACCACAAGGATGAAGAGTATACCTATGCCGCTATAGCACAGTTGGCAGAGAAATATCTGGTACAGAATCGTGCCACTGGGCAGATATACGAAACACCACAGGTTCGTTATGCCATCGCCGCGGCCACTGCCTTCCACAATGAACCCAAAGATCGGAGATTGAAGTATGTTAAAGAATATTACGAGTGTGCCTCAGATGGACATTTTACTCTTGCAACACCGGTATTGGCTGGGCTGGGCACTACCACTAAGCAGTTTAGTTCTTGCGTACTTATTACTAGTGATGACACGTTGGATAGCATATTTGCCGCAGGAGAAATGATGGCCAAGTATGCTAGCAAACGTGCTGGCATAGGATTAGAGATTGGCCGTATACGTCCTCTCGGCGCCCCTATACGCAATGGAGAGATCAAGCACACAGGTATGATTCCATTCTTGAAGAAATGGTTCGCTGATCTACGCTCATGTAGCCAAGGTGGTATCCGTAATGCGTCATGCACAGTGACATTTCCCATCTGGCACGCTCAGTTCGAAGACCTCATTGTGTTGAAAAATAATCAAGGCACTGAGGAAACCCGTGTTCGTCAGATGGACTATTCTGTAGTAGTCAACAAGATGTTCTGGAATCGTTACCGCACAGGTGGAAACATAACACTATTCGATCCACATGCTGTACCGGATCTATATGAAGCCTACTATAGAGACAGTGCTGAGTTTGAAAAATTATATCTCGAGTATGAAGCAGATCCAAAGATCAAAAAGAAAGTCTTATCAGCTGAAGAAATGTTTAAGAATGGTATCTTGAAAGAGCGTACCGATACAGGACGCATCTATCTAGTCAACATCGATAATGTTATTAACCAAGGACCGTTTGACACTACGACCGATCCTATATACCAATCAAATCTCTGCCAAGAGATCCTACTACCAACCAGACCTTTCCAACGTATTGAAGATCCGGCGGGACGCATAGCGTTATGTACACTGGGATCTATCAACTGGGGAGCCTTCAACAATCCACAGCAGATGCGTAAGGCCTGCCGTGTGTTGGTACGCAGTCTCAGTAATCTACTACAGTATCAAGATTTTTTGTCAGTACAGAGCAAGCTGGCTAATGAAGACTTCGAACCACTAGGAGTGGGTATTACCAATCTAGCCTATTGGCACGCCAAGCGTAGTTTCAAATATGGAACATCCGAAGCACTCGCCGAAGTCAAGCGTTGGATGGAACACCAGGCCTATTTCCTTACCGAGATGAGTGTAGAACTTGCCCAAGAAAGAGGGGCCTGTAAGCGTAGCTCATACACACACTACGGTAAGGGAGTGTTTCCTTGGGAGCGCAGAAGTATTGGTGTTGATGAATTAACAGATTTTACTCCTAGTATGGATTGGGAACCTCTGCGTGAGCGTATGAAGCAGTATGGAATCCGTAATGCTACACTTATGGCAGTGGCTCCTGTTGAATCTAGCTCAGTTGTTCTAAACTCTACTAATGGTATTGAAATGCCAATGGAGATGATATCTGTGAAAGAATCTAAAGCAGGATCATTCGTACAGGTAGTACCAGAGTATCGTAGATTAAAGAATCGTTACCAACTTATGTGGGAACAGACAGATTGTGTAGACTATCTCAAGACAGCCGCTGTGTTGGCTGCCTACATAGATCAGAGCCTCAGTACCAACACTTTCTATAACCCCGCCAACTACGGTGGTAAGGTGCCTGGTACATTGATCGCTAAGAATTTAATGCTGGCCTACAAGTGGGGTATCAAGACCATGTACTATAGCCTGATCAACAAGGTTGGTGCTAAATCAGAAATAACCGGGACTAATCAATCTATCCAAATCTCTGTACCTTTGGCAAGTGATGATACTATGCTAGATGATGCTGACTGCGAGGCCTGTAAATTATGAGTAAAGAACAATATAACCTATCAAAACCAACAAATTATCTCAAACGTAAGATGTTTTTGGATCCAGAAGGTCCGGTGACTGTACAACGTTTCGAGGAAGTCAAGTATCCCAAGATCGCCAGGTACGAAGAGACAGCTCGTGGTTTCTTTTGGGTTCCAGAAGAGATCAGCCTAACCAAAGACAAGATGGATCATAAAGATGCCAGCGATGCAGTCAAGCATATCTTTACCAGCAATCTACTGCGTCAGACAGCATTAGATTCTATCCAAGGCCGTGCTCCTATACAGGTATTCTCTCCTGTGATATCTATTCCGGAACTAGAAGCATTGGTGACCAACTGGAGTTTTTTTGAAACAGCGATACATTCAAAAAGCTACAGCCACATCATACGTAATGTCTACGGTGTTCCTAAAGACGAATTTAATAAAATACACGATACCCGAGAGATCGTAGAAATGGCTGCCAACATTGGCAAGTACTATGAAGACCTACATCAGATCAACTGCTTCAAAGAAGTCAGTCCGGGATCTGTAACAGAAAAGAGTCATATCCGTGCTATCTGGTTGGCACTCAACGCCAGCTATGCTCTAGAAGCATTCCGCTTCATGGTGTCATTCGCGACCAGCCTGGCTATGGTAGAGAACAAGATCTATATCGGCAATGGCAACATCATTTCACTGATCCTACAGGATGAGATCCTGCACGCAGAATGGACTGCTTGGTTGATCAACAATGTCATCAAAGATGATGAACGGTTTGTAGAAGCTAAAGCAGAATGTGAAGCTGAAGTCTATCAGATGTACATGGATGTTATAGAGGAAGAAAAGGCCTGGGCTGAATATCTGTTCAAACTAGGTCCTGTTATCGGACTTAATGAAACTATCTTAAAAGATTTCGTAGACTACACAGCATTCACCCGACTCAAAGAGATTGGCATCAAGTATCAAGGCGAACACCCTAAGTCTAGTCCTATCCCTTGGTTTAACCGACACGTCAACATCAACAAGAAACAATCAGCACTACAGGAGACCGAATCGACCAATTATGTCGTAGGTGTCATGAGCGATTCTGTTGATTATGAAGAATTACCAGAACTATAAAGGAAAATAATATGAAGGCTATTGTATGGAGTCGGAATCAGTGCCCCTATTGTGATCAGGCCAAAAACCTGTTAAAATCTAGAGGTATTGAGTTCGAAGAAAGAAATGTCAGTACAGATTGGACTAAAGAACAGTTGTTAGAGGCAGTGCCAAATGCACGTACAGTTCCACAGATATTCCTAGATGGAGAACTGGTAGGTGGATTCACAGAATTACGGGCTAGACTAAATGGATAACGCAGAATTAGAACGCATTAAAGATGCCCTGAGAGGTGTCAAACCATCAGAGATCGTAGAGGACGCTGAGGTAGATCTCAACACCATAGATCTCAGCAAGCTGACTACCAGTGAGCTGAGTGGGTTCAGTTGGCCTAACAATGTAACTATCACAGCAAATACAGGCAGTTATGGGAGTTTTACCATACCTACTCTGTCTAGCTCTGTGTTTAACGGTGGGAACATCATAACCACTAACAATACTAATCCCGCTTGGACAGGTATGCCATATTCTAATGGTAGTGGAAGTACAGGCGGTCAGCTGGAACTAGAAGGTGAAGGGGCTGATGTCTTGATCAATGGTCGCAGTCTAAAAGAATTCATGGAGAAGATGGAAGAACGGTTGGCTATCTTAGTTCCAGATCCTGCGAAGCTAGAACACTTCGAAGCTCTCAAAAGAGCCTACGATCATTACAAGACATTAGAAGCACTGTGCGAAATACCCAAACCAGAAGACAAATAAGGACAATATGTTAATCAACAAAGGATTCTCCCAAGGAGATGTAGTAAGTATCAAACTATTAAATGGCGATGAGATAATCGCCCGTTTCGAATCAGAAACTGTAGATACCATAGTGATCAGTAGACCGTTGGCCATAACCATGAGTGGATCGGGGCTAGGACTAATTCCCTGGGTGTTCCTAGGCGAGGACAAGCAGGTCACACTAGACAAAAAGAATACCTTTTTCATCGTGGCCAGCAAACAGGCGGCCAGCAAACAGTACATCGAAGACACCACTGGAATCAGCCTGGTTAAATAGTATTATTATCTAGGAGAATAAAATGGGAGTTCCAATTCAAACCCCAATGGGGGCCACCGGTGGTGCTGGCGTTTTTACAGCTATTGACAATGGCGCTGAGTTAACCGCTATCGCTACCGCGATCAATGCTCAAACTGTGGTATTGAAACAGATACAGGGCACTCTAGCTGACCTGGTCTCAGCTGTAGGAGCCGTTGCCGATACTGCCAAAGCTTCTAGCGGTGCTATTTTATCTGTATCAAAAGCAGTAGGTAATGCCAGTAGTGCTGTCAGTGATGCCGCCGTGACCCAACAGGCCATGGCTGCCAGTGTGATCAAGAAAAATAATTTTGACACAGAAGTGGTTAGCCAAACACTTACACAAAATGGACAGGCATTACCACAACTACCTAATATCACTGAGCAATTAAAATCTCAACTTAAAGAAGGCACTATAATTTCAGAAGTGTCCAAAGTAGAAAATTTCGTCAAAGACAAGATAAACAGCACCCTTGGAGATGCAGAAGATTGGGCTAAACAGGCATTGGGAGTTGATCAGATCATTGCTAATGTGAAGGCACAGGCCAGTGCTATCATCACTCCGGCTGTTAAAAGTGCAGAAACCACAGCCCGAAATGTCGCGGCTGCCGCTGGCGTATCATCTGGAACTTAATAGATGGCTACTAAACCTTGGATCAATAACTATGGGCAACAGCGTAACAGTAATAGCCCTGCCGTAGATGATCTGTATCAATCACCTAATGTGTTCATCAACGGAGTTCCTGTAGTTTTATATGCTCAGGCAGGGCCGAGTAGCTCTGCCTTTGCGGTGGACATAGCGGCACCTCAGATATCGAAAGTGGATCTTAATCAAGCGGCTATCACAGAGTTGGCTAGCCTACAGCCTCAATCATTGCCTGCTACAGCAGTAGACAACGGTGGTCCAGAACAAGGCTATCAAGGAACTCCTACAACCGAAATAACCACGGTTCCAGGCACTGTTGATCCTGCGGTATCGGATAACATAGTCAGCTGGCTGGCCGCTAGGTTACAAGAAGCTGAACAGGGCCAATGGACTAGACGCAGTCCCCCTGTACCTGCGGCTCCGGTAAATCCCGGCAACCCCAATATCATCAATATTTGGAAATCCATAGGCATCGCAGCCTACGCAAACAATGATCAAACTGCATGGTGTATGGGGTTTGTAAATTTTGCGTTGAAACAGAATGGATACAAATGGTGTCCAGAAGCCAGCAGTTGGGCTATAAGAAATAATCCAGGAAAATGGAGTGCTAGTAAAGTATCCAGTGCTGATGCACAACCGGGTGACATAGCTCTTTGGAATTTTGGACATGTGAATTTAGTTTATACTAATAAAAATGGTGCATTGACCTTTGTTGGTGGTAATCAAGGAGGTAGGGGAAATAATCCTTCTCGTAGCACTGTATCTATAATGTGGCCCAGTGGTTACAGAGGAAATGGTGACGGCACCCTAGCAGGAATTTGGAGACCAAGCAGGTCATAGGTTGCGAGTATTTTGATTCGATAGTATAATAAATATATTATCCGTAGGGGTAAAGTGGCATAGCTACTTGCTTGTGTGAGAGACACAGAGTGGTTAGACGGAGACATATCAAGCCCTAGGATTCCGTCACTTTTATAATTCGTTTGGAGACATCCATGAAGAGACTTATCTATGTAGCGGTATTTGGCAGTATCTTAGCAATGAGCACACTGTTCGCTACCCAAGCAGATGCGCATTGGAGAGGTGGTAGATGTTGTTGGGGTGGAGGTTGGATCGCACCAGCACTGATAGGCGGAGTTGTTGGCTATGAGTTGAGTCGTCCTCATTACTACGAACCTGCTCCTGTATACATCCAGCAACCTCCTGTATACATCCAGCAACCTCAGATCGTACAGGAACCACCGGTGGGATATCATTGGCAGATGATGACAGATCCAGCTACCAATCAACAGAGGCCAGTACTGGTACCAAATTGATAGAAAAACCACAACCTGTGAAACAACCTGTGCAGACTGAAAAAGAACGTAAGGAACAGGAAAGAAAACAGTGGGTTGAACGAGAATTGGCAAAAGGTAATCCCAAGATTGACAATAATGTCATACGGGGTTATAATTAAATTTTAAGGTAAATCATGAAAGTATTATTGTTTGGATTATTAGCAGTCGCAGGCGTAGCACAGGCTAATCTTTTACCAGAGCCTATGGTCAACGACAATTGGACCAGCCAGGGTAGTCCCGTGACCAATTCCTCTGGCCTATGCTGGAGAGATAGCTCATGGACACCGGCCTCAGCCGATCCAAGATGTGATGGGGCATTACAGCCAGTGGTGCCAACGAAAGCGCCGGCAGTAAATCCAGCACCGACTCCTAAAGCTGTAGTAACAGGTAAATTAACCTATCTAGCAAACTCATTATTTGATTTTGATCGATCAGTAATCAAGCCAGCGGGTAAAATAGAATTAGATCAATTAGTGATGAAATTGAATACCATGACAGTAGAAATTGCGATCGTAGTAGGTCATACTGACAGTGTTGGTACAGACAGTTATAATTTACAGTTAGGTCAGCGTCGTGCAGAAGCTGTAAAAAAATATTTAATCAGTCGAGGTCTAGAAGCAGGTCGTATATACACAGACACCAAAGGCGAAAGAGAGCCAGTGGCTACAAATAAAACAGCTGAAGGTCGCAGTGAGAATCGTAGAGTTGTTGTAGAAGTATATGGTGTTCCTAAGTATTGGAATCAATAAAAGAATTGTTGTAATTCCTTTCTAGCAAAGGCATTGTGGACGTGGGTTCGATTCCCACCAGATCCACCATAAGAACATTACTATCCGTCACGGTGGCTAGTAGAGCAAGAATCCTGAGCATCGGGTATGCCTGAGGCGTAATACAGGGTAGTGTTCTTTTGATGGGTCTGACCTGGGTTCGACATGGTGAGATAGCGAAAAAGGCAACAGGATAGGCGATGATCCTTAATCAAGCAAATCTATAAATGCTAACGCATCTAATGATGAGGTATATGCCTTAGCGGCATGATCCTCACGGGGTAGGACTTACCTTGTAACCAAAACAACCAAAAAGCGGCTATTTATGGCCGCTTTTTCATAGGTGTAATCTCATATAGGATATATAATATAGAATATATCTTAATCTAAAAGATGTATCATAACAAAAAGGAAACTAAATCATGAAGAAAATTATTGCAATTTTAGCCTCACTGGCATTTATAGGCACAGTAAACGCGGCGTCAGTATCATTAGAAGACCAATTCCAAAGTGGAGACAATGGTGCGGCTGACAGCCACAATTATGGTATCACTGTCAAAGAGTCAGTAACTAAAAATATCACAGCCGACCTAGGCGTGACGCAATATGTAAGCCCTACAGACAGTCTCAGCACTCGTGCTGAAGTAGGTGGTACTTACAGCCAGCCAGCTGGTATGATTGGCCTCTATACTCGCGTAGCTGTTGGTAACAAGTTTACAGGCTCTACAGATTTTGGCTACTACTCAGTTGAGCCAGGTATCACAGCCGCATTGGGATCTGGAGTTTCAGCAAAACTAGGCTATCGCTATCGTACAGCATTTGATAGCTCTATCGCTGATAAAACCAACACTGCTCGTGCTACATTGGCATATGATCTAACACCAAAAGATCAACTTGGTCTACGTTATGACAAGCAGTACGGCGACAGCCAAAGTCACAGTGTAAATTTAATCTATACACGTGGTTTCTAATTTAACCTTTGTGATACAGGGAACCCGCTTCGGCGGGTTTTTTGTTATTGAAAAAATCTATAGGCCTTATTAAAATAATTATTGAAGAAATCAATAGAAATGATAGATCTTATTGTTAAATACTATTACAATAATTTATCAGTAGAAACACTGACTGTTATTATCAGACACACATAAAGGAGAAACAATGTCTATCACAATTAAAAATCTAGAGAATGCGCTGGCAGGTGAAAGCCAAGCCCACATCAAGTATCGTTACTTCGCCCGTATCGCTCGTGAAGAAGGATTCGAAGAAATCGCACAGCATTTTGAGCACACAGCAGATCAAGAACTCAAACACGCTTGGGGTCATTTGGAACTGTTGATAGGTAAACCAACGACTAAAGAATGTTTGGAAAAAGCCATCGAAGGCGAGACCTATGAGTTTACCACGATGTATCCAGAATTTGAAAAGAATGCTGTATTGGAAGGTAACCATGAAGCTGAAAAAGAAATGCAGGATCAGATAGCAGAAAGCCGAGAACATGCAGAACAGTTTATCGCTGTCCTACGCAAGGCTGAAAAACGTTTCGCCGCACTGAAGAAAGTCGAAGAGCGTCACGCCCGTGCCTATAAAACAAAATTACAAGATTTATTACAAACGGAGACAAGATAATGGAACAGACCTACGTATGCGTGGTATGTGGCCACGAACATGATGAAGCAGTAGAAGGTAAATGGGAAGACCTTCCAGAAGATTTTCTCTGCCCAGAATGTGGAGTTGGCAAAGACGAATACTACGTCCTATAAACAGTATCAACAACAGCCCCGCCAACCGCGGGGTTTCTTTTTGGTAAAATTCCTGGTTGCAGATCTTTTGGTTGTACCATATAATAGTAATACTTACACACATAGGAGAAGTAAAATGTCAGCAGAAGCAACCATAAAAGCATTAGGAGATTACTGTGAAAAGAATTCTGGTAATTTCTACACCTGGACGGGCAAGAATGGTACATACACTTGGAACCGTGGAAAAACAGCAGGTGATGGCACAGTCAACGGTGTAGTCCGAAAACTGGCAGGTACTGATGCATCGGGTACTGAAATTTGGGTAGTTGCCGGTAGCATTAAAATCGCTCCAACTGGTGAGATCCTACGTTTCACTGGACTAGCCAAAAAAGAACAAAAGGCCATACAGCAGGTCATCACACCGATAATGATGCCAGAAACTGTAGAGGCATAATGATAGAACCACTCCGTGATGACCTAATGGTACAGCAACAGTTACCGGCTGGTCTTGATAATTGGCAGGGTGCGTGGCAACACATGGTAGCAGTCATAATGCTCAACCAAACTGGTCGCAAGCCGGTCAAAACTGTATTCCCTATCTTCGTGGACCGTTGGCCCACGCTAGGTAATTTCTGCCGAGCTACCGAAGAAGAAGTCAAGGATGTGATCTGGCCCCTGGGCATGGCGAATGTGCGTTACAAGAGATTGTATGACATGAGCAGAGATTTCTTGACATGGGACGGCCGAGATGCTACAATGTTATATGGTATCGGCAAGTATGGCAGTGACAGCTATGAAATATTCTTCAAGCAGAACTACACCGTTGAACCCACCGATAAAGAACTGGTACGATATTTAAGAGAGGAAATCCATGCTTGATTGTATGATACTAGGAGACAGCATCGCCGTAGGTACTGCCAAGTTTGCACCAAACTGTGCTGTCTATGCCAAAGGTGGATGGAATTCGTGGCAGTGGAACAAGAAGTTCCTAATGGTAGACGGTCTCAGGCCCGAAGCCCGGCATGTGATCATCAGTTTGGGTAGCAATGACTATATAGGTGTCAATACCGAACGTGAATTGGAAACACTGCGTATCAATACCAAAGCTGATCGTGTCTATTGGATTCTACCTGCGATCAAACCAGAGATACAGGACATCGTGCGACAGATAGCCAAAGAATACGGTGATATTGTGATACCCATTAAAGGACTATCACCGGATAGCGTCCATCCAACAGTCGCTGGATATAAACAGATAGTAAAGGAATTTGAATGAGCGGGATGCACCTACTACCACCGATGTTCAGTACCACAGGTAAACCCAAAGGTAAACGTAAATGGCCTTCAGCTGAAGCCAAACGCCGGGCTGAGAAACTAGAAGCAGATTGGAAGGCCCTGCTGAAGAAACAGGGTGTAGAAGCAGAAGCTCGCAAGAAGGCTCGTGCTCTTACTGATGCAGTATTAACTTCCAGTCCAAGAGTTCCTCCAGGACGTGAGACTCCCTATATCCCCAGCAGAGACACAGGTGCCATAGCCTGCACTAAAAAAGCCGACACTCTCTACACAGGTACCAAAATTAAAGGTATCGGTACCATGCACAAGAGCAACGCTGTCCCTGTGTTCAGTGATGAAGAGGCCGTAGATATTTCCAGGATGAGAAGATGATAACAGATTATATCCCGCCAACTTATACTATTTCATTAAATTTAATAAATGACTATACTTCTATTATGAGGTTCTGTCGTAAGCAAAAAATTAGATTTTATGTTTACAAAATATCATGGAAAGGACAAACTGTAAAATACGGAATCCAGCATAAGCATGGAGGCAATGGTAACGACTATGGTGAACGAATATATACACAAATAGGTCACATGCCAGGATGGACTAAACCTAACTTAAAAAGGTGTCCATCTACTAAAAAAGATATGGATGAAATTATTAAAAATATTGAAACTACCTTCAAATGTAAATTTGATAAAGACGACATAGTGGTGACTATTAAAGACTATACCAATGCTCCTTTTGAGTTAGATAATCCTAGGAGTGAATTACAAAGAATCGAAGATGATCTTTCAGATGCACATCAACGTAAACACGGTTATCGACCATTTGGAAATAAAACAAAACCTACCGGTAAAAAAACTCCATTATTAAAATCAACAGGACTATTTGAGTTTGTAGAAGATCAATAAATAGATCTATGAAACCAACATTCAATGATAAATTCATTGCCTGGCTAGCATTAGTCAGTGGCATAGCGATTAGCTGTATCGCCGAGTTCTACTCTATAATGGGGCTGATAGCTATCTATCCAGCCGCACTGATTCCCATCATAGTCATGGGTGCTGTATTAGGTGTTGGCAAACTTTCAGCCACAGTATGGGTCAAGCAGAACTGGGATTGGTCTCCGGCTTTTCTCAAGGCCTATATCCTACCAGCTATCGCTTTGCTGATGCTGATTACCTCAGTAGGTGTGTTTGGTTTCTTGAGCAAGGCACACTCAGATCAAAGTCTGGTATCAGGTGACGTGCAGGCTAAGATAGCGGTATATGATGAAAAGATCAAAACTGAAAAGGACAATATAGATGCAGATCGCAAGGCACTCAAACAGATGGATGAGGCGGTGGACCAAGTCATGGCACGCTCAACGTCGGAAGGTGGGGCGGCCAGATCCGTCGATATACGCAGAAGCCAGCAGAAAGAACGTGCTCGCCTGCTTGCGGACATATCAGCAAGTCAGCAACGGATTACCGCTCTTAACGAAGAAAGAGCGCCAATTGCCGCAGAAGTTAGGAAAGTGGAAGCTGAGGTTGGACCGATAAAGTATATAGCATCATTCGTCTATGGTAGCAATCCAGACGCTAACATATTAGAAAAAGCAGTCAGCTGGGTCAGCATATTGATCGTGGTGGTTCTAGATCCCCTAGCTATCGTGCTCCTATTGGCCAGCCAATACAGTTTTCAAAGATTTAGAGAATATCAACCAGAACCTAGTAAACCTGTCCATATGGATTTCGAAGGTGTGCGTATGCCCAACGGCGAATGGGTTCAGACTGGTCCTGCATTCACATACGAGCCGGACGATGGCCCACTTACTCCAGAACAGATCAGTGCCCTAGAAGCAGATGCAGAACTGCATAGAGCCCAGGGTGAGATCCTCGCCCAAGAACATCTATTTAAGGCAGCCGACGAGTTCATAAAAACCTGGAAGGCCAATGATCGATCTGCGGAATCTGCACAGACTGTATCTGCCCCTCCACAGCCTGTCATGGCCACAGAGGAATCCCGTGTGGTGAAAATGAAGGTGTTTCCACCTCCCACCAAACCAGAAGGCTATGTGCAGAATGAGGAACAGACTGAAAGCAATATCTGGACCACCGCCACCACAGAAGGTGCCCCATTGCCCGACGATGAGGACCATGTGATATATCTAGCCGCCAACATCCGTGCGGGCCGTATGCACATGAACGAAGTACCAGCTGAACTAGTCGACAGAGTCAAGGCTCGTTTATAATATGCAGGGCAGTATAACACTGGTAACCCCACCTGATATTTTTGAAAACAGTAATCTCAGCATTCTGTTCGTGCATTTAGATGACTCTGGACAAGATGCAGTGAGCCGTTGGTTAAAGACCAGTGCCTTAGATGAGGACATCAATATCTATGTCTACAACGGAGAAGCCAACATGGGTTGGTTTTTATACGCACTGAATCGATGTGAGTATAAGTACATAAATGTAGACGGGGTAAATGATATTTCTCAAGCGATCATGGGCTATGCTATAGGCAAGAGTGGTGTGTGTTATGAAACACGAGATGAAAACATCGCCGCGGTATACAGTCATATTAACCCTAATCGTGTGGCGTCTGTAGATCAATTTTTAGAAAGAGCGTTAGGTGAGCAAACAACTAAACCATAGCTGTCATTTCTGCGGTAAGAGCAAAGAGGATGTAGAAAAACTCATCGTGGGTGATAACTCTAGTATCTGCAATGACTGTGTGGTACTGTGTGTCAACATCTTGGAAGATGAGAAAATTAAAAAGTTTCCTGCAGACAAGATCACCGTCAATCCCACCAAGCTGAAAGATTATCTAGATGAGTATGTGGTAGGACAGGATGAGGCCAAGATTGCCCTGTGTGTGGCAGTGGCACAGCATTTCAAACGTATCAACAATCCCAGTAAAAAGATCCGATTAGAAAAGACTAACGTGCTCATGTTGGGCCCTACAGGCTGTGGCAAGACCATGATGGTCCGCAAGATAGCCGAATACCTAGATGTACCATTCGCTATCTGTGATGCTACAGGGATAACCGAAGCGGGCTATGTAGGTGATGATGTAGAGAGCATACTCAACAGATTGATCTCAGCCGCAGATGGAGATCTAGACAAGGCCGAACGTGGCATAGTCTATATAGATGAAATCGATAAGATCGCACGTAAAGGTGAGAATGTCAGCATCACCCGAGACGTTAGTGGAGAAGGCGTACAGCAGGCTCTGCTAAAAATGATCGAAGGATCTATCATGCGGGTACCTAGTACAGGTAAACGTAAACACCCTGGATCAGACATGCAGGAGATCAATACAGAAGGAATCCTGTTTATCTGCGGGGGAGCATTTGTAGGTTTGGATAAAATCATAGAGCAACGACTCAACAGACGCAGTATTGGTTTTTTGGACAATGTATCAGAAACACCCGATACTGATAATGTATATAATATGACCACCACCAAAGACATAATCAAATATGGATTTATTCCAGAATTTGTTGGTCGTTTTGGGTTGACTGTGACCGTGGAAGAATTAAGTATTCCAGAACTCATACAGATACTCAAGGAACCCAAAAACAGTATCGTAAAACAGTATCAATACATCTTTGAGCTGGACGGTATAGATCTAGAATTTGAAGACTCTGCTCTAGAAGAAATAGCCCAACGTGCCAAAGAGTTGAAAACCAATGCTCGTGGACTAAAAAATATCATAGAAAAGACCCTGTTGCCCTATCAATTTGACGCTCAAAACCTAGTTGCACGTGGTTTAACCAAAATAGTAGTAAATAAAGATACGATAAATGGCAGTCCGGCCATCATGGTATTCGATAAAAAAGCAAAGATTAATGAGCAGAAATAACAAAGAGGCAGTACGCGGTATCAAGATCATCGTGGGTGACATGCCCATAAACACCGCTCTCCGCAAATTCAAACAGCGGGTAGATGACAGTGGAAAATTGGAAGATGTCAAGGCCAAGATGTTCTACGAAAAACCCACTACCAAGAGAAAAAGAGCCAAAGGAGCGGCCAAGGCACGTTGGAAGAAGAAGCTGAGAGATCAACAATTACCCAAAAAGATGTATTGACATTTACCAAATTTTCCGGTATAATATAGTTTTATATACAGAAAGTATTTTATGCCAACACACTTAATGGTAGACCTAGAAACTATGGCCGTTACACCAAAAGCCACGGTACTCACACTAGGAGCAGTTAAATTCAATCCATGGGGAAATGGCTATGGAGAAACACTCTACTTTCGAGTAGATATAGACGATCAGGACAAGCTAGGTCGTGAAGTGGATCCAAACACATTGGACTGGTGGGCTCGGCAGGATCCTGCTATCATGGAAGAAGCATTCAGTCCCAACGATCGGGTACCTCTGGCAGAAGCTATAGATCGATTCCACAAGTTCGCATGGGGCTGTGATGCTTTTTGGAGCCACGGTAGCATATTCGATATCGCTATCATAGAGGACATCTACAGACAGTTGGAAAGGACTCCGCCTTGGCAGTTCTGGCAGATACGTGATACACGCACTATATTTGATTTGGGCTATGATCCAGATATGCCGCAGGCTAGTAAACATGATGCTCTACAAGATGCTATCCGGCAGGCTGTTGGTGTACAGAACATATATGCCAAATTAAAGATTCGTCCAAAATAGTTGACTACGTGGTAAAACCATAGTATAATATTATTACATTAAAAAGAAAGGTATTTGATGAGTGTTATAGTAGATGGTTCCCAGGCCAAAGTACACTGGCTTTCTAATAATCATAATAATGGATGCCTTACAAAAGATCAAGGTATCTTATATGTGGCCCGAGATAAACTCGGAAAAGCCACTGCTGAAAGTTATGCAGGGTTAACTCCAGCCGAAGCGTTTGAACGTAGATACGGGGGAATGAAGTCTGCTATGTCAACTGATTTTATTGCCAATGATCTTTTTGTTTTTGATAAATCTGCTACTATTGATTCTGATCAAGACGACAGCGTACGGATACTCATTAACAATCTATATAAGAAAAATCGTATTCCATTTAGAGCCAATGTGGGATCTATCCAAGAAGAAAATACAAATAGTGAAGCTCTAATCGGATATGATAGAGTAGGTCATCTGTCTATTCTGATAGATGTGATTAAACAATATTTTAATCTTAAGGAATCTTTTGATACCAAAGATCCTATTATTTGGCGTTTCAAACAAGAAGAAGATATTGAAGAGATTTATGAACGTCTTATCCAACATCGTCTTTGTTTGTATGCCGCATATACTAGCCGAGGCAAGACGAAAATTAGTATTGAAGTCGCATTTCGCCTTTGCCAAAGGGGCGGTATTGTATTAGTTACTACTCCTATTACAGACACTAAAAAATCGTTTGAAGAAAACATTAACGACTTCCACTTTGGTGCCAGTCGTAATCTTAAAGTTACCTATATGGATAGTATAGAGTTTGCTAAACACTCTGTTACAGATTTACGTCAACTTGCCGACAACGACGAGTTAATTTTTGTTGTGCTCACTGTACAAGATCTTCGATATGGCGAAGATGCCAACAGCACGGTTGACGCAGATACTAAAGAGCTCCGTGCCAAATATCACGCACTTAGCGGTAATGTTAATCTTTGGATTCGCGATGAACGTCACGCACAGTATGGTGGTGAGGTAACTAGTCAGCGTCTTGCTAATATGACAGCAGAATATGAGCTTGACCTTACTGCTACTCCTTATAATGTATTAGACAAATACAACTGGGAACAAATTGTTAGTCGCACTTTGTTATGGGGTTTAAAATATAAAGAGTATACTAAACTTCCTACTATCCGTATTGATGCTGTTAGTACACCATTATCTAATGTAAGTTCTAAGATTGCGGCAATGTATTCAGAAGAAGAAGGATTTGATCCACGCAAGTTGTTTGTTCGAAACAATGACAAATTTGTTCTTAGGGCAGAACTGCTAGATATCCGTGACAAAATGTATCACGATACCTCTTCTAAGAAAAAGAATCCTCTGAGCATTGTCAATGACAAAGAACTTAGCGATGTTGCTACGACTTGCGGCTTTTGGGTACTGCCTGAAGGCCAAGACGGCGATGGCGCCGCAGATTACATTCCAGATCTTGCAGCCTTGCTTAACACTAACAGTAAGACATATTTCACTGATAGTTATACACTAGAGAAAGAATGTCCAAAAACTACAACTATTGGCAAGTACATTGAATCTTTGGTTAAGCAACACGGTCGTGTTGTCATCCTTACTTGTGGCAAGTTCCTAACAGGGACAGACATTCCTGCACTCGGCCATATTGTGCTAATGGCCAAGATGAATAACATTGCTAACTTTGAACAACTGCTGGGTCGTATGATCCGCGAGTATCCAGGCAAGGATGAAGTTAAAATGTATTGCTTTGCTCCTGCTATGGAGATTGGCCTTACTATGGGTAGAATGGCCAAGATGAATGCTATTGCCCTTAATGGTGGTACCGAGTACGAGATGCTTGAATGTATTCCACTTACTGAATATACAACCGGTGGTCCTCTGAAGATTAATCCAGACTCTATTTTAGCAGAAGTACAAGAATTTTTAAAGAATCGTAGTAAGGATCGACTTCCTTCGGCCTCGTTGGAAACTCGTCTGGTAGCAATGGACCTTTCTGCGTGGGAGGACCTTGACACAAAAAAGTTTAAGAAGTCTGCTCCTAAGGCGGGCGTGACCAAAGATAATGGTTCTAAGGTAAAAACTAAATTAGGTGATAATCCAAAAACAGGAAAGCCCTATACTAAGGAAGAGTTAAACACTATTACGCAAATTGCTAACGCTATTCAAACGGTGATGGTTGAGGCTAAGTGGATTGCCTACAGCATTGTCAATTATGATTATTCTGTAGTTTTAAACAATCCTGTGTTGGCTAAAATGTTTCCTGAGGAAATTGACGTAGTCATTGATACCATTGAGAACGATGCCGTTATTAAGGACATGGTTGTTAAGAATTTAAATGACAAACAGTTAGCATACAAAGGATTAGCACCAATTGAAGTGTATGACGATATCTTTTTAAACAACGATTACAAAAGAGATATTGGTTTAGTATATGTTCCATTTCAATTAGCTAAACAATTAGTTGACAATCTTCCTAAAAATAAATATAATAAGGAAGATGTTACTATTCTTGTTCCTAATGCGTTAAATGGAACTATTCCGTTGATGCTACGTGAAAGATTCCCACTTGCTCGTATAGTGTGCGGCGAACAGTTTGAATACTTCAGGAGTCACCTAGAAAGACTAGGTTTTGAAACTTTTAAATGGGAAGAAATTAATATGGAATTTGACGTTATTATAGGCAATCCGCCTTACCAAAAACCTAAATCTGATAGTAGAATGGGTAGCCGCGGCGCATCTGAGTTGTGGGCAGAGTTTGTAAACAAAGGACTTTCTCTATTGAAAGATAACGGACACTTTGCTTTTATCCATCCCAATGCTTGGCGTAAACCTGAAGACCGAAATGACTTTTGGAAATTGCTTACACAAGATAACCAGATGGAAAAACTTGTAATGAGTTCTGGCAAAGGAGATCAAGATTGGTTTGGTATTGGGGTACGTGTTGATTATTATATTTTACAAAAGAAGGCAAAATACAAAAATACAATTGTAGTAGATCACGAAGGCGTTACACATGATTTAGATCTTGTCAATTTTGATTGGCTCCCTAACTATGCAATTGATGAGATTTCTCAATTGTTAGGAAAAGGGACATCAGTGTTGTATAATACCTTCTATCATACACAAAAGAAACACAGTGATGTTCAAACAAAAGATTACAAGTATCAAGTTGTACATACTATTAATAAATCCGGCCTTGGTATAAAATACTTTGATAAGTCACAAGAAAATGACACTACACATTTTGGTGTAGCAAAGGTTCTGTTAAATCAGAATGAACTCCAATATCCTTACAACGATTTTAAGGGTGAGTACGGTATGAGTCAACTTACATTTGGTATTCCTATTTCTTCTGAAGAAGAAGGAGAAGAAATTATAGAGTTTCTTAATAGTGACAAAGGCAAGAGATTAATTGCATCTACTAAATGGAATACTTACTATACAGATTATGGAATGTTTAAGTCTTTTAAGAAAAACTGGTATAAATGAAAATTGAAGAAGTTATAGATCACATTCGCAACCGTGCCTATATGGGTGGAGTAGAACGTGATAAACTGAGGGTAAAGGCCACTGGTGAGGTTTTTACTCCTACTGAACTGGTGCGTGAGATGCTGGAACAAATTCCTGCTGAGCAGTTTACAGATCCCGCAAAGACCTTCCTTGACCCGAGTTGCGGTGACGGACAGTTTTTAGGGGAAGTACTAATCCGTAAAATGGAAAATGGTAGTACGTTTGAGCAGGCACTCCGAACCATCTACGGCGTTGACCTAATGATCGATAATGTAGATCTATGCCGTGAAAGATTACTATGTGGACGTGAAGATCTACGTCATATTGTAGAACAGAATATACAATGCAAAGATGCTCTCAAATATGGATATAATTTTAAACCAATGGGACCCGCACGTAGAAAGACTGAAGAGAACGCCCGTGCTCGTCAAGCAAGACTAAATGCCAAACAAGAAAAACAAGCTCTGTTAGAAGAAAAGAAAAAGAAAAAAGAAGCTCATCAAAAGAAAATAGGACTTGAGAATTTACCTCCACCAGTTTAACCGGTAAAAATTAAAAAAGAAAAATTAAATCCGGTTGAGATTCCCGGTATTACTATCTAGTTTCGGCGAGTGCGGCTAGTATTTCCGTCCAGATATCTACCGCTTCTTTCCAAAATTCTCTGTTCATCTGGGGCAATTTGATATCCATTGGCACCATGTCCACATGTAGTATAGTTCGAAAAATAGGAAAGTGAGTGCTATTCCGAAGAAGATCCACTCTCCCTGTGTTAGTGGTTCTGGAGGTGGTTCAATGTACTCATCATTGTTGTTCATAAGTATATTTATATGTTGACTTTTTACCAAAAAGATTGTATAATAATAATATGAAGATCAAAAAACTAACACGTCAATACTCAGGTGGAGATACGTTTACCCATATGGTTCAGTATATCTATAAAGATGCCGACACATTTGTAGAACACAGACAGTGGTGCTGGGAAACCTGGGGACCTAGCTGTGAGCTGGACTACTACTATAAAACTGGTAAAAAGAATACACTGTGGGCGTGGATGAGTGCCGACAACGGTAGGATCCGTATCTATTTTGGCTCTGAAAAAGAAGCCGCACATTTTGGATTAAGGTGGAGTTGATATGAAGGTGAGTTTGGTAAGTGATTTACATCTAGATGTTGGTGGATACTGCGAACTCCCAGGTGGGGAGGTTTTAATTCTCGCCGGTGACGTCTGCGAAGCTCGCAGGCTCACCACAGAATTCCACAGTACCAAAACTCTATACCCAACCGGAGAACCCAATCGAGAATTTCCCTGTAGTGAATTCTTCCGTGTAGAATGCGCCAAATATGACAAGGTATTCATGGTCATGGGCAATCACGAGCACTATGGTGGCAAACTCTACAAGACCTACGATGAACTCCTAAAGATCTTGCCAGCCAACGTGACCCTGCTAGAGGATCAGGTAGAAGAATATCGTGGAGTCATGTTTATGGGCTCTACCCTATGGACCGACCTCAATGGAGGCGACCCAATCACGGCCATGCATCTCAAGATGGGGATGAATGACTACAGGGCAATCACAGAATTCTATCCTGATAGAAGCGTCTGGCACAAGCTGACGCCGGAACGTACTGCTGAGATACACTTCAAGACCAAACAGTATTTCAAGACCATATTGGAGTTGAACCGTGACAAGCCCTTTGTTGTGATTACTCATCACTCTCCCAGCTTCCAGAGTGTCAACGAGAAATATCGGTATGATACCACTATGAATGGTGGATACTCCAGCAACATGGATCAGTTCATTCTGGACAATCCCAACATCCATACTTGGGTACATGGCCATATGCACGATCCGGTAAGTTATTATATCGGTGAGACTCGTGTTGTCAGTAATCCTCGTGGCTATGTTGGCTATGAGCCCACAGACCATTTTGATCCTGGATTTTCGTTTACTGTATGACCACAACTGTGCGACTCTATTGGAATGAGATCAATGATCCTGCCAACGAGCATGTCATGTGGAATGAGATCTTGGCACGCACCTTTGAACAGTTCGGACTGCCCGGTGATAGATACATGACCAATATAGATACAGATTGGATGGACTGGCATTTTGTCAGTGAAAAAGATGCTACTATGTTTATATTGGAACATGGAGGGGATGTCATACCTGAGTCTCAGATCACCGTGGAGTTTGTAGGGAGCCTGATGAGATGATCAGTAACTACTTATTTCCCTATGAACCTCCACAGGAACTCCTAGATCAGTGTACGCTGATAGTGTTAGGAGATCCGCCAAAGATCAAAGATATCAAATACTGGGCCATAGAGAACTGCCATAGTTTCCTATGGATGGAAGAAGTCAACACCAGCGACGTCAGTCCCATGTATGACGTCTGTTATGGATTTTACTTCTGGGATGACAAGGATATACTGATGTTTAAGATGAAATACGCAGAATGGACATAGACTACAGACGACAGGGACGTAAATGGGTAGCCGAGGTGTGGGATCAACCCTCGTATAAACTATCTGGTGTAGATTATGCCGTTCCCCTCACAGAATCGATCTATGATGAGATCAATCAGTGGTGTATTGACACCCTGGGTTATCACGCTCGTATGGCCTATCATATCTTTCGTTTCGAGAAAGAACAAGATCTGGCCATGTTCTTGTTGAGGTGGCTATGATTACAGAAGATGCAATAATGACATCAATAGCAAAGGCAATGCAAGACCAAATTGACCGGGAAATAATAGAATCTCTGGGTCTCAAATTCAGACTGGGCCGATATCTAGGCGAGAACGCGGTATGGGCCGACGGTGGGAATTCGACTGTCCAAAAAAAGCCGCACTATTTGCACTGAGGTGGCTATGACATATATATACCTTGATTGTTTTGGTAAGGTCATGCCCGGATTTCAAGTTTTAGGCAAAACGCATCATATTGTTGTGGTAGAAGTCTATCGAGAAGAAATTGAAATCTGGATAAGACAACAAGGTCCCTGGACGGTAGGGGAGACCCGGGACGGCCAGAGATGCTACCAACTCGACAAAAAATTATACACATTGTTTTTATTGAGGTGGTCATGATAGAAATTGTAATTCCTGTAGATTTTCCACACGAAGAACGAATGAAAAAGATACCCAAATCTTTGTTAAACTGTGTGTATTACATAAGTTCAAATTATCCAGATTGTAATAATCATACTCGAGAACGGTTATTTGATCGTAAGTTTGAAGAGCTAAATCCCGGTGTTAGAATTATGTATAATCCTGACCGGGTGGTGTGGCAGGATGAACGGGATTATTTGTTGTTTACCCTGAGGTGGGCATGAATCTAAGTCCAGAATGTATAGACAGTATGAAAACGTGGGTAAATGACCAGCAGACTATCTTAGAAAAAGAAATGATAGAAGCTAAGGCCAAGGAAATGCAAGAAGAAATTGATCGTGAAATACTTTGGGGTATGCTCAAAAGTATAGGATGGACTCGTGTTATGTTGCCTACTCTAGTAGATAACAAACACGCCATAGATATCAGGTACTGGTTGGAAGAAAATTGTAAAGGTGCATACGAGCGTCGGGGCCGAGACTTTATCTTTGAAAAAGAAAAAGATGCTACTATGTTTATTTTGAGGTGGTCGTGAACAGTCAACAAGATAGATATATAGCCAGCGTCTCATCTCCAGGTCAGCAGGAAATTATGGGCCTAACCTATCCAGGATGGTCACCCTGCATACGCTGGTGCGAGCAAACTGTCAAGGCCGGTTGGCGGTACCAGGGTGAAGGTGTATTTGAGTTTAATCGTGAGCAGGATTATTTAATGTTTGTGTTGAGGTGGCTATGAAGGTAGATCGTCACGAATACCACATAGTTGAGTTAAACAATCAGGTGGATCTGGAGGTTTTAAGCTGGTGCTACCGACAGTTTGGACCTGTTGGACACAAGACTTGGTTTGAAAGAAACAGGTGTATATATTTCTACAATGCTCAGGATCATATGATGTTCTTATTAAGGTGGGGTTCATAATGAACGAAATATCAAAAAGACATATAGCCAGCATACCTGCACCATATGAATCACTAAACACTATATCAGGCCATCGTTATCTGGGTTGGAAGCCTTGCCTGGAATGGTGTGAAGAGAGATTTGGCCATCGAGGATGGTGGTACATTGGAGACGGTGTTTTTGAGTTCCACAGTGCCCAAGATCATATGATGTTCTTATTGAGGTGGGGATCATAATGACCTATCCTAAACTTAACAAAAGATTAATATATACAGCCTATACCAAACATCGGTGGCCCGAGGTACAGCAGTGGTGCGTAGAAAATATAGGACCTTGGAATGAAACTTGGTACAAGTTAGGAGAAGATCCCGCGGCGGCAGTATTCGATCCAGACTATCGTAGCACATATTTTTTCAAGACAGAACAGGATCAGCTTATGTTTATGTTGAGGTGGGGCGGATGAAATACGATCCTAACGAAGAATATGAAAAGTGGGTAGAACGTGTCCGCATCTATGAGTACGGCATAGCACTACAACGTATCGCACAGGGCGAGCCCGCTGAACAGGTCATAGAAGAACTGAGTCGCAGGATCACTGATAAACTGCTCCATCCTTGGCTGTTAAAAATCAAGGAAAATAGCGAATTGCAGGCAGAATACGATGCTGAAGCATCTAAAAAGAGCTACAAAGAAAACTATCTAGATCGGTTTGGACCAGTGGCGGATCATGTGATTGACGAAGATCAGGTTGACAAAAAGATAGATTAAATGTATACTAAATAAAGGTGTGGTATACCTAATGGATGCTACGAATGGGCATAGTGCCCGGATATACTCACTTAATAAGGAGAAAACTAATGAGTAAAGTTGTGATCGGAATTGACCTTGGCACCACTAATAGTTGCGTGGCTGTTATCGAAGGCGGAATCCCCAAAGTAATCGAAAATTCAGAAGGCGCTCGTACAACGCCATCCATCGTGGCCTATGCCAACGATGAAATCCTAGTCGGTGCCTCAGCTAAACGCCAGGCAGTGACCAATCCAAAGAACACGATCTATGCGTCTAAACGCTTGATCGGTCGTAAATTTACAGAAGATGCTGTACAGAAAGACATCGACTTGATGCCCTACCAGATCATCCAAGCAGACAACGGAGATGCGTGGGTAGAAGCCAACGGTGAAAAACTAGCACCTCCGCAGATCTCAGCAGAAGTTCTCCGCAAGATGAAAAAGACCGCTGAAGACTATCTTGGCTACGAAGTTGATCAGGCGGTTATCACAGTTCCAGCCTACTTCAATGATTCACAACGTCAAGCTACCAAAGATGCAGGAAAGATCGCAGGCTTAGAAGTCCTGCGTATCATCAACGAACCCACAGCGGCTGCCTTGGCCTATGGTGTAGACAAACAGGATAAAAAAGATCGCAAGATCGCTGTCTATGATCTAGGTGGTGGTACATTTGATGTCAGCATTATCGAGATCGCCAACGTGGAAGGTGAAAAGCAGATCGAAGTCTTGTCTACCAACGGTGACACATTCCTCGGCGGTGAAGACTTCGACCAACGCATCATGGACTTCTTGGTTGACTCATTCAAGAAAGATTCAGGTGTTGATCTAACCAAAGACGTATTGGCACTGCAACGCTTGAAAGAAGCCGCAGAAAAAGCCAAGATCGAACTGTCTAGTTCAGCACAGACAGATGTCAACCTGCCCTACATCACAGCAGATGCCAGTGGTCCAAAACATCTTAATATCAAACTGACTCGTGCCAAACTGGAAAGCCTAGTTGATGAGTTGATCCAACGAAGCCTAGCACCATGCAAGACCGCTATGACAGATGCAGGTGTCACTACAGACGACATCGACGAAGTGATACTGGTAGGTGGTATGACTCGCATGCCCAAGGTACAGGAAGCCGTAGAGAAACTGTTTGGCAAGGCTCCTCGCAAGGATGTAAACCCAGACGAAGCGGTGGCCGCTGGTGCTGCCATCCAAGGTGATGTACTAGGTGGTGGACGAACTGATGTCCTGTTGCTAGACGTGACTCCTTTGAGTCTAGGTATCGAGACCATGGGCGGGGTCATGACCAAGGTGATCCAGAAGAACACCACTATCCCTACCAAGACCAGCCAGGTGTTCTCCACAGCTGAAGACAATCAACCTGCCGTGACTATCAAGGTATTCCAAGGTGAGCGTGAACTGGCCAACTATAACAAGTTATTGGGCGAGTTCGACCTAACTGGTATTCCTCCAGCACGCCGTGGTACTCCGCAGATCGAAGTGACCTTTGACATCGATGCCAACGGTATCATGAAGATCAGTGCCAAGGACAAGGGTACAGGCAAAGAAAACAAGATCACCATCAAGAGTGATTCTGGACTCAGCAAGGAAGAGATCGATCGCATGATCAAGGAAGCCGAAGCCAATGCCGAGGATGACAAGAAGCAACGTGAGCTGATCGAAACCCGTAACTTCGCAGAGTCACAGTTGAACTCAGTCCGAGCTGATCTAGCAGAAGTCAAAGACAAACTAACACCAGATGAAGTCACCAAGATCGAATCGGCCATGGCAGAAGTAGAGGAAGCAGTCAAGGGTGAAGACAGAGAAGTGATCACACAGAAGACCAGCGACCTATATGCGGCAGCACAGCCAATCCAAAAGGCCAAAGAGCCTCCTGCTGATGCTACTACTGATACTCCGCCCGCAGATGACGGTGTAGTAGATGTGGATGCTACAGAAGTGAAAAAAGATTGACAGGGGTAATAAATCAGTGTATAAATATATATGTAGGGTACCTAATGGGCCTTACATATATCTTACTTAAACAAGGAGAAAACAATGACACAATTAGTACGTTTCGACACCAACGCTCTAAACAGAGCACTATTAGGATTTGACAGCTTATTCGATAACTTCGAGGCACGCTTTGCAAATCAAATCAACAACAACTATCCTCCGTTCAATATATTGAAACACGATGAGAACTCATATGAGATCGAGATCGCTGTGACAGGATTTGAACCAGACGAGATTGCAGTCGAAGTTGATCAAAATCAGTTGGTTGTAAAAGGCCATCGAAAAGGTGCCGACGATGAAGATACTGTGTATCTACAGCGTGGCCTGGCTACACGTGATTTCACTCGTAGCTGGACACTGGCAGAACACATGGAAGTAGGTGAAGGTCGCATACGAAATGGTGTGCTGACCATAGAACTTACTCGTGTTATTCCAGAAGCATTAAAGCCGAGAATATTAAAAATCAAGGCTGAGTGACACAGTTGGGGGAATCCTCCCCCAACTTAATTTTATCTACCGACACAGATCATGGCAACTGACATAGAAGAAGTAGTAATCGTAGACAACACTACCGATAAACGGATCAAAGAACCCAGCAGGTATAAAGTGGTAATCCTCAATGACGATTATACAACCGTGGAATTTGTAATTCTATTACTGGTTAGAATATTTAGACATACCACTGATTCGGCGATCAGGATCACCCAACAGATACACGATGAAGGCTCCGGAGTAGCGGGCATCTACACGCACGAAATAGCTGAGCAGAAAGTCATAGATGCCACTGAGCTAAGCCGTGCTAATAACTTCCCATTATTGATCAAGGCAGTACCAGAATGAGCCTCAAAGAACTAACACAAGAACGCCACAAGGCCGCAGAAAGTACTCGATTCATGCAGGCCGTATTTGATCACACACTGCCGATGGAGGTATGGATCGATTATACCTATCAAAAATACTCTTGGTACAAGAGTATCGAGATTCGCTGCCAGGCTCTAGGGCTGTTAGACGATCTCCCAGGCATCGAACGTGCAGAACTCATACTGGCAGACTATGAAGAAATGATGCAGGGCAGAGATGACCGACATTTCTTAAAGCTAGAGACCACAGACTACTGCGGTTATATCAGAGACCTTACCGATCCTAACGCAGTGCTGGCACACCTGTATACCTGGCACATGGGTGATATGTTTGGCGGACAGATGATCAAGAAGATCATAGATGCTCCACATAGTCATCTAGAGTTCGAAAACAGCAAAGACCTCATGTTCGTATTGCGTGGTATGCTAGATGACAGTATGGCTGATGAAGCCAACGTGGCTTTTGATTGGGCTATCAAGATACTAGGGACCTATGACTGTTAATGTACAAGACCGTATAGAAAAATTAGCCCGAGATATAGAATATAAATTAGCCACATCAGGTAAACTGTTTAATAATCATATCGAAGGGTACGATTGGCACAATGCCATATTCCACAGCGGTTCATACCGTAGAGCCCACGTAGAAATCGTAGATAAACGACAGAGTCATAAAATATACATCTTACACTGCACTATATTTCCAAAATTAAATGATCCAGGTCCGATCTGGGGATTTGATGCTGTCTGCGGTCCAAACAAGATCACAGGCACATTCCTAGATTTCTCAGCTACTGCGGATCCTCAACATCCTATGATGTCATGGTTTGCCGAAGAAACAGAAGATCTACAGTGGAACAAGCCTAGAGAATTACCCGATTGGGCCCGAGCCATATTCAGTCCTAGCATGATAGCCGCGGGCAATGTCAATGAAGAAGCAGAACTAGAATCACTGTGCCATATAGCGATGAAAAGCCTACACTACTATCTGGCCAATATAGGAAGCTATAAGCAAGAAGATGCGGATTATCGTGCGGAGCAAGATCGATACTGCCGTTATCAAAAGCAGAATCCGCATGTAGTACGCAGTATGGTCTCAATGGGTGTAGAAGAAACTGTAATACGCAAATTCGTAGATGAGATACTGTTTCCTGAATTTGGGTAAATAACGTATTATGCGTATAATTGACTTACTTTTTGAAATATCAGATTCGTTAACCTATAACGATTTAGAGTTAGTTCTCAATAGGATTGTTCCGGATATTAAAGGTATCAAAAAAAATGGCAACAAAATATTACCATTAATTGATTTTCCGGATAAGGATCAAAACAAATGGCGATTAAATGCCATGCAACAATTAGTACCTGTATTGGCTAAAGAATTAGGTCGTAATACACATTTTGATCCTAATAAAAATACTTCTAGTTTAGGGGGTATCGTTATTGATGGTAGCCCGTTCACTATTGCCTACAAAAATAATAAAACACAAGGGACTAAACATAGTGGTAAGGCGAATGAAATAGCTCTAGCAAAATTAATACAAAAAGAAATCGATGCATCTGGCTCGGTAAACGTGAGATTTAAGGATGATCAAGGAAGAATTTTGGATGTTCCAAAAGTTAACAGAGTTGAACATATTGGAAGTAAAACTCAAGGCGGATTGAAGGGTGATGTAGCACTTTTTAGTCCAGATAGAAGAATTCCTGTTTCTATTAAACAAACCGATGCTGAAAATTGGGAAACTGCTGATTCTTTATTTGGACCAAGAGCGTTTCCAATTATAAAAAAATTAATAAACGACGGTTTGGTTAAATTGTCTAAACTTAAAGATAGAGAAATTAAAGGTCAGATTGTTCCAATTTACAGGATTGATAGAGAAATTGTTGTTCAACCTACTCCTGAAGATGTACTTAAAACTATATTTGGGACTGATATCAATCCACATGGGGGTATAGTTATACAAGATTTCCAACCACATCATTTTGTACAAAATGGAAACTTTATAGAAATAGAGTGTCATGCTGTAATTACAAAATTAGCAGATGTTCCAAAAAGTCATATGATGTATTTTACCATCAGAAATCAAAATGATAGATCTAAAACTGGTATTAGAGGATTAGGAGTACACGCGGCTACTGCTACACGAGCATTTGGAAAATCAGGAACAAAAGATGTTATTTACGTAGATCAAGAAGGAAATCAACTTCCTATACCCAAAGATATAATCTAACACAATAAAAACATCAGATTCCTGTTAAATACTAATAGGAGTCAAACCTTGAATACACTATACAAAATCTTACTTACTGCTGGTATCCTATCCTGGACGCCCCTAGCCGTTTCTACACCAATGGCTGATTACAGTTTCAAAAGTCCTAGTTTTAACGGCAACGGTTACAGCAGTCATGTGTTGACCATAGAAAACCAGGAATACACACGTCAGCAACAGATAGCCAAAGACATACAGGCTGCACTACAGGCACAGGCGGCAGCCGCACAGAACACCAATTTGGCCAAGTTCTTGAACAATCTAGAAAGCCGTATCTACGCACAGATCAGCCAGAATCTAGCCACTGCCATGTTTGCATCGGGTGGTAGTACAAGTGGGTCATTGAACTTTGAAGGCAATACCATATTCTGGACCAAAGATAGCTCAAATGTATACCTCACAGTGACTGACACAGTGGGCAATCAAACACAGGTCACAGTACCTCTAGGACAATTCCAATTTTAATATGAAAAAAATTCTATCCCTCGTCATGATACTTGCACTTGCAGGTTGTGCTATAGTTCAAAAAGCCGGTTTTGAATACCAACCCGAAGTGGTGCCAAATCGCATGCAAAAAGAGTTTGATTCGATACCACCACCAGAGGGGCGAAAGCTCAGCGTGGCAGTGTATAATTTTGCTGATAAAACCGGACAACGCAAACCAGTATCGGGTATTGCTAGTCTGAGTACAGCAGTCACACAAGGGGCCGAAGTGTTCTTGATCAAGGCCCTACAGGATGTGGGGCACGGGCAATGGTTTGATGTTGTAGAAAGAATCAATATAGATGCTTTAACCAAAGAACGCACAATCATACGCCAGATGCGTGAAGCCTATGAAGGTGTCAATGCCAAACCGCTCATGCCCATGCAGTTTGCCGGCATCATCATGGAAGGTGGTATCATTGGTTATGATTCGGGATCTGAATCAGGCGGAGCCGCACATCGTTTCCTGGGTATAGGCACACAGACACAGTACAGCAAAGACACAGTGACTATCAGTTTGCGAGCCATAAGTGTCAATACCGGCAAGGTCTTGGCGGCTGTACACGTGACCAAGATAGTGTACAGCACTGCCGACAGTTTTGCCGTGTTAAAATTCCTAGACGACGGTACACAGGCATTTGAAGCTGAAGCAGGATTAACCATAAACGAACCAGGTACGCTAGCTGTCAAGGCCACGATCGAAGCCGCTGTGGTAGAACTAATCAAGGAAGGTGAGCGCAAGGGTATCTGGGACTATCGTAAACCTGAATCTGTGCAGGCACCTGTAGCACCGCCTCCACCTCCAGTAGTAGTAGTTCCAGAAGTCAAAAAAGCAGAAGAACCCAAAATAGTAAAGATGGTGTTTGCGGCTAATACCAAAGTTTATAAACGTAAATCAAATCTCGAAGGACCCTTATATGGACCTTTCGTAGTAGTACCAGCCAACACTGTAGCAACGGTTAAAGACACAGACGTGAAGGATGTAGTAGAAGTAGAAATAGCGATAGGAGTAAAAGGATTCGTAAAAAGAGAGCGATTAAGAGCGGCCAACTAACAGACCGTAAGGAAACCAAAATGAAAACAAAACTAGCTAAAATAACACTACTAATGCTAGCCATTATGAACATAAACAGTTGGGCCGCAGACAATAGTATCTATATTGATCAGGCCGGCGATAACGCCATAGTAGCCATATCACAGGATGGAGCAGGCAACGTGGTTAGGGGCCTACCAGGTGTAGGTACAAGTTCTACTACACCTGCCAAAATCTACGGAGATGGTAATCAGGTATCGGTAAGTCAGGTCGGTAGCGGTAATACACTACGACTGGGCATACAGACTGACACATCAGTGGCAGCTAGTACAGTTAACTACAGCGTTAGTAACAGTATGAATAGCTCAGCTACTATACAGCTTGGTAGTAACACAACCAACAGCTCAGGCAACAACATTGGGGTGACACAATCAGGTAATGCCAGCTCGGCCGATATTAAATCCATTGGTGCTAGCAACACTATAACGGTCAACACAGCTGGTGGAGCCAATAACTCAGCTACCATTGGTGCTCTAGGTGATAATATCACAGGTACCTTGGCTATAACCGGCGGGGGCGGTAATACTGTCAGCATGGATCTACAGAGTCCAGGTGGAACCAGTGCTGTGACCATAGCAGGTGCTACAAACACAGTCAATGTCCTGCAAACCGGTGGAGTAAACGGTCATCAATCTACTATTGATATTACCGGCTCTGGTAATACTGTAGGTGTTACACAGACTGGTACTGGTGGTGATAATATTGCTAACCTAAAGATCGCTGGCAGTGGAGGTAGTATGACTATAAATCAAAACAATCACTAATATGGATCAGTGGACACTTAAAAATATGTATCAGCAATGGGCCGACGGACAGACCAATGCGGCACAGCGTTGGTTAGATTTCGTGGAGATGGCAGCTCGTGTACACGGTACCACGGCCGATCAGATAATGAAAGAACTACAGAAATGTTCATGGTTTTTAAGAGGAGATTGATATGGAAGGAAGTATTATGCGTACTCTTGCTGATCTCATCGCAAGACACCATCGCGGCGATAGGGACCATAACGGAACAGGTTAATGTGCCGCCTTCGATACAACGGTCGAAGACGACCTTGGAGGGAACTCGGGGCTCGGGGGTGGAGATGCAGGATGCGATACGGACAGCCCGGGGCAAGGTGGGAATAACCTTCCAGGATGATACTCGAGTACAGGTAAACGAAAACAGCCGGTTAGTCATTGATGATTTTGTCTACGATCCCAAACGACCTGCTGTAGGCAAGCTGGCGCTTAATATGGCATCGGGTACTGTACGTTATGCGTCAGGTGCTATTGCTAAAAACGATCCTAGTAAGGTTGCTCTCAATACTCCTAGTGCCACTATTGCTGTACGAGGTACTGATTTCAGTGCCACTGTAGACGAGTTAGGTGCTAGTACCATCATACTATTACCCAGTTGCCCGGCTGGATATCGAGATGTAGAACGTGATTGTAAAACTGGCTCGATTGAGGTTATAACCGATGTGGGTAAAGTTCTGCTAGATCAGGCATTTCAAGCGACCAAAGTAGAAACTCGCGGTGTCATGCCATTGAAACCAGTGGTGTTGCGAATAGGCGAAGATGCTATCAACAATATGCTAATAGTAGCACCACCTAAACAACTACAACAAAACAACGAAAAAACACAAGTTCGAGTAGACTCTAAAGGTGCACTTGATGTAGACTTCTTAAAAGAAACCGGCCTGGTTAATGCGTTTGATGCACAGGAAAAAGACCTATTCAAAGATACACTGAGCCGCAATTTCCTGGATCAAACGTTCTTGGCCAATATCTTGGACATTATCAATGCACAGTTGGCTGCACAGCTAGACCTGCTGAACAATACCAAATCAGGACTATTGCCAGATTATACTGCTATATCTGGCATAGTAGCCACAGTAGATGACAATACTGTAACTCTAAGTCGGGATAACGGCAGTGACGTAATGAGTGTAACTGTACCTAAAAATCAAAACAGCACCATTTATATGACACAGGGCCCTTTAGATTTTAAGAACCGAGTAAACTCGGGCAGTAACACCACCATTACCTTAATACAAAAATGAAACGATTTCTATTAGCTCTAGTCTGTTTCAATGTGTGGGCAGCAGATAATACTGTTAACATAGATCAGGTAGGTGACAACAACACCATCTCAATCACGCAAGATGGATCAGGGCATTCAGCAACATTAACCTTAGGTAAAACCAGTCCTGCGGACAACACTACGATAAACATAACACAGCAGGGTACAGGTGCTAAAACTGCCACAGTAGACATACCGTCGGGTATTAACAATGGGGTTATCATGTTCCAAGACGGCACAGGCAATCATACTGCCAACATACAGAACCTAAACGGATCGGCCAACAACATAGGTATCACGCAGACCGGTGCCGGTAATCACAGCATGACCATAACCGGTGTTGCAGGTACAACTAATAATAACAATACTGTAGATGTCACACAAAGTGGCGGTGCCGGTGCAGATAAAACATTCAATCTCTGGCTAAATGGTGCCACTGGTGCTGGTGTAACCATTCAGCAGACCAATCCCACACAGGCCAGTCAAGGCGGCATGAACATACAGTGCAATCCTTGTGGATCGGGCTGGAGTTATATACGCAATTAATTATAATAATATAAGCAGTAAATAATAGCACACTAACATCATTACGGGAGCGACGTATGAAATTAATCAAAAGGGCCATTGCGGCCTTGTTGATCTTTGTATCAACCACTGGTATAGCACAGCTATTACCCACAGTAGACAATATCAGCAGTAGCACAGGTATAGCATATACTTCTGCTAACACTTGGCAGAACTATACCTACACATTCTCACCATCAACAACAGGTGCTAACTATGTGGGATTTGCTTTTAGACAGGATCCGGCCTATTGGACACTGGGCAACGTATTACTCAACACAGGTGGCGGTAGTAATCTAGTCACCAATGGTAATTTTGCCACAGGTGGAGCGATACCTGGACAAAATGGACTACAGGCTCCGCAGTATTGGGGTGTATGGTATCAGAATGGTACTACCCCGGCTGCCGCAGGTACTTGGCAAGCACCAGGACAGAATTGGCAGAATGTGGTTTATAACGGTGGACAAGGAGTCAACACCTCAACAGCAGGTTCTTGGATCGACGGTGCCGTTGGTAGTTTCGATGGTATCTATCAAGGTGTTAGCCTTACTTCTGGAATCACATATTCACTGTCATTCAGTGTTTATGGTAATAACACAGTTAACAGTGGGGTCCAGATAGGCGTCTATGCTGGCGCCTGTGCTGACGTGACTATAGCCGCGGCAAACTGTAGCATGAGAGCAGGTTCAGGATTTACCACGTTGGCCACTCCAGCCGTGGGTAGTAATGCTGGAAATACCAATCCACCTCCACCTCCAGCTCCAACTATAGTGAGTTCAACTACTGCTAATTCTGTGAGTTCGAGTTCAGTCAACGGTACCCCGGTGGTTACCAACAGCACAGCCTATGGTGCTCCAACAAGCACTGTGGCTCTCACTGATGCTCGTAGAGGTCAAACACCTCAGGTACTAACAGTTACTAGGACTACAACAACTACAACAGTGACTCCTTGGGTATTGACCACAGTTACCACAACTCCTGTTACAACTACAGTTACAACAACACCTGTTACCACAGATACCTACAGTGACGGTAGCGTAGTGGTAACCAACGGAACACCAGTAGTGACTAGTTCGGTGGCCAACAATGTGGTCACAGTTACTACCAATGGTAGCGCCACAGGAGTAGTAGCAGTACCACAAGACTACACAACACGTATCGATCAGTTGGCCAAATTAGGACAGATCAACGGTGCCCTTAACCATGGACTAGACAGCGACATACTAGGTCGTCACCCTGATGGTACACAGGGCTGGAATGGACGTGACGGAGTTGATTGGGTAAATGTACAGGGAAGTCGTAGCAATACTCCAGACAGCACCAGTTTCAACACAAGTCGTATTGGTGTGGGCTATGATCACCGTATTAGTTCTGACCTAACAGTCGGAGCACAGTATCATCGTGTGCAGGTCAACATGAGTTCTGATAACAGCAGTGGACAACTACAGAAAGATGCTCTAGGTGTTTATGCTCTTAAGAGTTATAAAGATTGGTTATTCAAAGCAGATGTCGCAGGTGCTGTAAACAGATATTCCACAGCACACAGTTTACCTGAATTAGGCTATGCTAACAGTGCCAGCACTAACGGTGTTGATCTTTGGGTCAACGGTCGTGCCTATGCTCCGGCCTATCGTGGCATACGTCCATTCGTTGGAGCACGCTATGATCTTACCAAGACCAACGGTGCAGCCGATGCTGGTAGTGATATGACTGCTGTGACCTATGATCCAATACGTCAGAGCCAGACCAGCTATGAATCAGGTGTGAGAGTTGAGCAGGTCATACCGCTATTACCTAGTACCAATGTCTATGCTGAAGTATCTAGGAATACACAGGATCTTAACACAGTCAGTGCTGGACTCAGTACCAATGTCAAGGATCGTACACAGGTTCGTCTGGGATTCAACAGCCAAAGATTTAATGGCTTCGTTAACAATTCAGCACAGGCTTCAGTACAGATAGCATTCTAAATCTGTAGCGTCAGTAACAGAACGGAAACGATAGTTTAATATTGTTTCCGTTTTTCTATTATAAATATCTATCCAAGGAGGGCCGATTATGAAAATCCAAAAATTAGTAACAAAGTTGAACAAGGCTGAAATTGAACACAATCTAGAGAAGGTCAAAAAGATCTGGTTCAAGATCCTAAAGAAAAGTCTCAATCATAAACACACAGAAAAAGTACAGTAATATATAGGGCGATAAATATTGGTATGAAAAAGCCAAATTATCGCTCTATTTTTATCAGCGACATACATCTAGGATCGAGAGGCTGTAAAGCAGAACTACTACTGGATTTCCTTAAACGTAATTCATCAGACAACCTATACCTAGTAGGTGACATAGTAGATGGATGGAGACTTAAACAAAATTGGTATTGGCCACAGAGTCATTCAGACGTAATTCGCAGGGTACTGAAACTGGCCAAGAAAGGTACTCGAGTATTCTATATAGCAGGCAATCACGATGAAGCTATACGCAAATGGTTACACTACATACCCAATCTAGGACGTCTAACATTTTCCAATCGTGAGGATTATATCGGATTAGATGGACGTAGGTATCTAATCATACACGGAGATCTGTTTGATGGTCTCATGCAGGTATCTAGCGGTAGACTATTGATGCACGTCGGCGATTGGTTATATGATCTCATAGTGAGACTAAACGACTATTGGGCCATGATCCGTAGCCGTATGGGCCTGCCATACTGGAGCATCAGTAAATGGATAAAACAGAACACCAAACAGGCAGTGGGTTATATATTAAATTTTGAGAAATTACTCGCAGACTATTGCAAAACCAAGGGCTATGATGGTATAATATGTGGACACATACATACAGCTGAGATCCGAGATATAGATGGTGTTGTCTATATGAATGACGGGGATTGGGTTGAGAGCTGTACAGCCTTGGTAGAGAACTGGGATGGCACCTGGGAAATAATAGAATGGAGCGGTAAATGACAGTATTGATCTTGACTAAAAACGAACGGAACGAATATGAGTCTACTAGACTCATAGAAAGCTTCGCTGCCAAAGGTATAGAAGCTCGTGCCTGCCATCCTGATGATTTTGATATCATCGTGGATCGCAACATCAAGAGTGGTATCAAATACAAAGGTCAGGACATGGAACTGCCACGATTAGTCCTAGTCAGGCTAGGTGCTGGCATCCTGCCTTTCCAATTGGCTGTTATACGACATTTCGAACAGGCAGGTGTTCCCTGTGTAAATGGCAGTATGGCCATAGAAACTGTCAAAGACAAACTTCGCAGTAGCCAGATCCTGAGCCGTGCGGGCATAGCCATACCCAACACCATGTTGGTACGTTGGCCCATAGAAGATCGCCTGGTGACGGACAACATAGGATTCCCCTGTGTGGTCAAAGTGGTAACAGGTTCATATGGCGAAGGCGTGCATCTCTGCGAGCGTAAGAAAGACTACAAGAAATTAGTAGAGTTCGTAGAAAATCTAGGCAACAAGAAGACCATGATCGTGCAGGAATATCTAGGTGATCGCCCAGGTGAGGATCTGCGAGTGTTGGTCATAGGTGGTAAGGTCATGGGGGCCATGCTACGCACAGCACCAGAAGGTGATTTCCGTGCTAACATAACAGGTGGCGGTACTGGTAGCCGATATGAGATCACAGATGAAATTGACTACATCGCTCGTGAAACCGCCCGAGCTCTTAATCTAGACATAGCTGGTGTAGATCTGCTGTTCGATGACCGTGGGTTCCGTGTATGCGAAGCCAACTCAAATCCAGGATTCAAGGGTTTTGAAACCTATTGTGATGTAGATGTAGCTGACCTTATCACAGAATACGTAAGGTTCAAGATACAGTAATGTCATTAAAGATCAAAATACTAGGATATGAAGATGATATAGAATCTGCTCTTAAATTCCGAGCCAAGATGATGCAGTCAGCTTTTGGTATAGATCCTGAACAAGATGAAGATCAATGGGATCAAGATGCCTATCACGTGATAGCTGTCAGTGATCGCAAGGTAGTGGGCTACTACAGAGCCATAGTCAACAGTGATCTAGGATTTTATACAGAAAGCGAATTTGATCTAGCCAACCTAAAATTAGATCACTCAAAGATACTAGAGATAGGGCGTGCCGCTGTGCATCCAGACTATCGCAACGCCGCAGTGATTCCCATGCTGTGGGGTAATCTGTTCGATCTATCCAAGCGCCTAAACTGTGAATACATCATGGGAGCTACCAGCCTTAAGCCTAGCGAAACCGCTGTGATCGCCGCACGTGATCATTGGAGAGAAACCTATAGATATCTAGATGGAGCTCACGCTGTGCCTTTGAATCCCTATCTTGAAGAAGATACTTCAACAGGTGCTATACCCAAACTCCTACAGGTCTATCAAAAACTAGGTGCCTGTGTTGTCAGTGACCCCAGCTGGGATCCTGTATTCCACACAGCAGATGTAGTCACACTGATAGATCTCAAGGCTGTAAATCAACGCTGGCTAGAACGCCTGCTATAAATATTACTATGAAAAAAATCTTACTGAATCCTTGGATGGCCCTGATTACACTGGCCGTCATGCTGGCCATTAGAATATGGGATCCTTCATTCGTAGAAAGTGTCCGCTTGCGTTATTTTGATACTCTGATAACCAGCAAAGCACCTACTGAAAACAACATAGTCACGGTCAACATAGATGAAGCCACTCTGGACAAATATGGACAATGGCCTCTGCCCAGAGATCGTTATGCTAAACTAATACGAGATTTGTATCGACGTGGGGCTGGACTTGTAGTATTCAACGTGCTCATGGCCGAACCAGATCGTATGGGCAAGGATGCTCAACTGGCAAAAACACTCGCTGAGTATCCTGTGGTATTGCCCAACATGCCCTCACAGAAAACCAAGAATGAACCCAGACCTCCAGGGTCTGCAGTACTAGGTCCTGAATACCTAGATCGTATCATAACCTATCCGGGCATGATCGCCAATCGTCCAGAACTAGAAGAATCAGCAGTGGGCATAGGCACAGTAAACACACTACCTGAGATAGATGGTGTGAATCGCCGCATACCTTTGATAGCTACCATAGATGGTAAACTATATCCTAGCCTAAGCATGGAGGCTCTACGTGTACTGGCACAGGACACCACAGTGCAGGTCAAACTGAACGAGCTGGGTGTAGAAAAGATGCGTATTCCAAAGTTTGGTCCTATTACCACAGATAATTTTGGTCGTATCTGGATAGATTGGAGCCAGCAAAGCAGGTCAGTGAGTGCTGTAGATCTACCCAAAGATTTAGGCGGTGCTGTGGTCATAGTGGGTGTAACAGCCGCGGGCCTAGGTAATCCTGTTCCAACATCCAAGGGTGCGGTATGGCCGTCAGATGTACAGGCCGCTGTGTTGGCCACAATGATCAATGGTGTGACGATACAGCGTCCAGATTGGGCAGATGGGGCTGAGATATTGACCTTGGCAGGATTAGGCATTATACTGTTATTTTTAACGAGGTGGACCTATGTTGGCATTCTTTTTGGTATTATTAGTTCTATTGGTTGTGTTGCCCTCAGTCGTTATCTTTTTGTGCAGAATCTTTGGCTTGGAGATGGTGCTTATATCTGTGGTGCTCTTGTCCTTGTCATGCTCCATGCTTATGGAGTTAAGTTTGTGGCTGAGTACTTGGAAAAACTTCAGATAAAGAAACAGTTTGCCGGCTACTGCTCTAAAGAAGTGGTAGAGATGCTACAAAAAGATCCAGACTTAATCAAACGTGGTGTGCGTAAAGATGTCAGCGTCATGTTCTCTGATCTACGTGGATTCACTCCTATCGGCGAACACTACGGTGATGATGTAGCAGGCCTCGGTCAGTACATGAATGGCTACATGGATGCTATCAGCCAGCCAATGATAGAAAACAAAGGTATGATCATCAAGTATGTGGGCGATGCCAGTATGCACATCCATGGTGCTCCTATAGAAGATCCCAACCACGCTCGTACAATGGTTCGAGTAGGACTAGAGATGTTGGACCGTGTAGATGAGTATACCAAGATCATGGAAGCCAAAGGCCTGCCACCAGCCGCAATGGGTTGGGGGTGTAATTCAGGTATTGGCTTCATTGGTGAGATGGGATCAACTGATAGACACGGTTACGACATCTTGGGAGATATGGTTTCAACTGCGGCACGACTAGAAGCACGTTGCAAGGCTTATGGTGTGCTATGTATTATCGGTGCAGAAACCTACAATCGTACTCGAGATGATTTCTTCTACCTGATGTTAGATAATCTACAACCAAAAGGCAAAACAGTGGCGGACTTGATCTATACAGCACTACGTACCAAAGGTAACGATTACAGTAAGGATCAAGAACAGCATGAAGCGATGCATGACTTATATAAAGCCAAGAAGTTTGATGAAGCTGCCGACCTGTGTAAACAACTAAAAGGCAGCTTCGGTGGACAAATGGACAAGTACTACAAGATTTGGATTGAACGTTGCGAGTTTATGAAGCAACAAGATTTACCACCCAACTGGAACGGCGAATGGATAGCAACGGAGAAGTGATTAACGTAGTTTAGCAAGCCTTAATATTCTAAATATGCCTAACCACATCCAACCAATGTCAAACTCAAACCAACGACGACTCATTTTAGGATTAGCTGGATCAAGATGGTGATTATTGTGCAAGAGCTCACCGCCAACGATAAAATCTATAGGTACAAGATTTCTAGATCTATCACGAGTTTCTCCATTTCTATAACCCCACCAATGGGCTAGGCCATTAACTACACCTGCGGCCCAGAACGGTATCCAAAATATTTGAACCAACAATACTAATAATCCCCAAGGGCCGAATAGGGCTAGATTTATAAAGCCCATCAAGGTTACTCCTAGACGGCTATGTTTAGAGTATAGCTTGCGTTCTATCCAATCATCGGGAGTACCTCGACCATAGGTCAATGTCATGCGAGAGTCTTTGGCAGCTAGATAATAATAGTACACTCCTCTCAAAAATATGTTCTTGATACCATATACGTGAGGTGAGTGTGGATCACCTGGTTTATCTGAGTATTGATGATGCTTGCGATGTATGGCCACCCACTGTTTGGTTATCATACCTGTGGTAAGCCATAGCCAAAAACGCATGAAATGTTCTAAGATAGGGTGGAACGTGATTCCTCTGTGTGCCTGACCACGATGCAGATACAGTGTCACTGATATGATGGTGATGTGCGTCACTATTAGAGTATATAATATTATGTTCATATTAGGCTATATAGAATCCGCTTGTCGTAAACACATGGACCCAATTGGTATTGGTCGTCAATCCCGTAGCGGTGCTGTAGATCGAGTTGCCGCCTGTGCCCAGTTGTGAGTTGTATTCGTAGCTGATTACCACTATACCAGAACCACCTTTTCCTGCAGGATAGCCAGCACCACCACCGCCACCACCTCCGGTATTGGTCTTTCCTGGTGTTTCACGACCCCCACCACCACCGAGTCCGCCATAACCACTGGCAGTACCAGGCGAGCAGGCAGTTCCTGGACCACCAGCACCGCCACCTCCCGCATAGTAGGTAGGTGTTCCTGTGATCTTGCTGTTGGTTCCCGTTCCGCCATTTCCTGCATGATTCTGTCCTGGGCCGTGTCCTGTAGGCTGGCAAAGGCCGGCAAAAACTCCTGTACCACCAACACCGCCAGCACCGCCACCTCCACCACCTCTGTAAGTGTTCTGGCTCCCGCCTGGTCCGCCAGATCCGCCAGGATTACCTTGGCCGGGTGTGCCTGCACCAACTTTCTGCGTGGGGCTTAAAAAGGGAGTAAAATTTGCAAATCCTCCTCCAGACCCTCCTGGTCCTCCAGACGAGTTAGGACTGCATGTAATACCCCCATATCCTCCCCCGTAGGTCACGATAGAGATCCCCGTACCTGTTATTGTAGAGTTAGTTCCACTTGTGGCGCCGGCTCCTGGAATTGTCCCTGGACCACCTGTTCCACCACTACCCACACGGACTGTGTATGTACTTCCAACATTAGCCGTAAAAGTTCCTGTGAGCAATCCACCAGCACCACCACCTGCTCCATAATAACCACCACCACCGCCGCCACCAGCCACTACCAAATAGTTAACACTATATGATGTCAATGGAGGGACAACCGTAGGGAGACCGACTCCTATAGCGTTGGGATTCGGTGCGCCTACTCCGATTTGTATACCAGCTCCGAAACTAATGACCATGATTCATTCCTATTATGAATATTTATTAGATTATAGATATGGGAGAAAATTAACCGTTGCCGCCGGCTGCTTCTCGGTCATCTGACGTTTTATTTTTGCCAGCGAGTTTGTCAGCTTCTTCCATCGCGTCGTGGAATTTCTTGTTGGCCTGTGCTTCAACTAGAGCGGTCTCCATGACACGATCACTTTCAATCATTTTACCGCGTATGGTCAACACAGTATTGACCTTTTGATTTAATCGTATCAAATCGTTGTCTAGCATACGGATCCGATCGATAAGAGCTATGAGAACTGTATTAGCTTCTGAGATAACAGGTTTGACTTCTTTCGTTGACCATTCCCATACATATTTTATAATATATCCCATGCCCAATGCCATGACTATAGGAAACCCAAACTTATTAATTAACTCAGCGATATCCATGATTATCCTCTAAATATTATTCCTATTACTATTCCAACAAACATTCCTACGAATCCTGCTTTCCACATATCGCTATCATACCATAGTGCTCTCGGTTGATCCATCCAGTTTTTAACATGCTGTGGTTGGCTGTCATACCATTTAGCCCACTTATTCATCTCCATATCCTCTCACGAATTTTTCCAAAGGGTCAACCTTCTTCAGCATCCTTATTCCATCGACTTCTTCAAAACGGAATAGGTCTCCATGTTTCCACCCTAGGTGATCAGTAGGAAGTTCGTCGTCTAGTCTAAGATAGTTAGGAAACAGATCCCATGAGTAATCATAATGGAACATTAATCTCTCCTCGCATCAGTTTTACCGTCAGCACGACTGATACGATCCACATCAGGGCGTAGACCTAGTGCGTTGCTTACCACGGTATCGATACGTATAACATCGTGATTCATGGTTTTGACACGATTGTCTAGGGCTGTGATAATGCCGGCCATGCCTTTGATACTGCCCAGCACACCCTGTAATAGCAGTTTGATTGTGAGAAAAATGAAATAGCCACCTGCTAAGGCTGCCGCTACTGGCATACCCAGATCAGCTATGATCTTGAAAACATCCATGGTTCGCTCCTTGTATGTGTTCAAGTATTTACTACGTATATAATCTTAATTATATGTGCATTTAATTAGAAAAAATCACGGAGATTATCCGAATCTCTCCGGAGATTAACGGCTATGGCTCGTGGATACGGATTGGCATTGTTATAGTCGTTTATCAGTACTCGTTTGACATTGGGTAAATTGCTGATCAATTCGAAGTCTCTAAATCCCAATTCTACCAGCATTTCGTAGGTTCTCTGATGTGCCCGTGCGGGACGTGCGGTGGTGAAAATTATCTTACTGCCCTGTGCTACTAATTCCTGTAGTCTAGAGATATTATCTGCTAAGGGAGTTGGAACATCATTCCACTCGTGCCTACCCTGTGCTCGGACGATGGTTCCATCTATATCACAGAATATAACGCTTTTATCATTGTATTCGAACCATTCTTCTGCGGTTCCTACATCTACGTAGTTTGATACTACATGTTCTTTGAATATGGCTCCAAGATCGAGACACTGTTCTATCACATGGCTGACGAATATTTCTTTGATCTGTGCATCACGCAACTGTTGATATGCGGAGGTGAACATATCAGCTGATTTGAATTTATATCCACCTACGCAGAATTTGTTAGACACCACCTGTTTTTCTATGATATCTATAACGATTCCTTGATCATTGCTTATGATAAAACTTTTGGCAGCTAGTCTTTTGATCACTTCGTAGTCTTCTACCCGGGCCACACAGACGGCATTTTCGTCAGTGGCTGGATAGTCAAAGAAACTGTCGCAGTCTTTGACTAGGATAGGTTCAGAAGTGAATCCTGCCTGCTTGATGATCTGATCAACAGTGTCAGCAGGACCCTGTGTGCGATTTTCTAGAATGACCACAGATATCTGATCTGGATAGTTGTCTTCTATATATCGACCAGTATGATATTGATCATTGTGTTCTTTCAATATTCCCACAGTGATGTGATGTTTGCCCAAGAAAGGTGCTATTGATCTTTCCAGCATCAGCTTGCCTGAGAAATCAGTCAGGGTATATTTTGGTCGCATATTGGGAAATCTAGTAGATAATCCTGCTGCCGGTACTATTACTTCCATAGTGATTGTATCCTTTCTGTGAGAAATCTGTGTTCAAATGAACCAGGGGTGGTATAGCAGTAGACTCTCAACAACATCAGTATCAATAGATAGTCATTGTTTGATTCTGGATAACGAGAGAAGAGTTGCTGTTGTATATGTTTTATTTTAACATCAATCATGACCGGATCGTTCCTGATAAACCATCCACAATGTAGATCCTGTCGCATCTTGGCTATATCGAATATGTAAGAGTCATACTCTGTGGTAACAGGATCTATCAACACGAACTTGCCTGTGTTGATGTTGTAGATGATATTTTCTAAAGTCATATCACCGTGATAGACCGATGCAGGTAGGATCTTCGGTAGTCGATTGAATAGCTCGTCTTGGCTAAATCCCAGGTCACTGATACGATCTATCTTTGATAATTTATTCTTATAAATTTCTGAATAGTCTTTGGGTACGGAAGTCTGCTTAAATCTATCCAAGGTATCCTCGATGAAATTCAATAAAGTTTCATAGGGGTATATTTTTAGATATGAACGTATATCCAGCCCATGTATGTACTCCATCTCCAGGCTGTTTTTGGTATAGGCGTATATCTTTGGCACTGGATATTGATCTGCCAGTGCCCTCATTCTTTCTATATTTCGAGCCACACTGCCTCTTTTCCTTATCGACAATCTGTTATCGTTATCCACCAAGAAGATACGATTTCCGGAAAATCCTTTCAGCTCTTTTATAATCTTGATCATTGATTGCCGGTAGGGTCTGTTGCTATTCTATGATGATAGTGCTTGTCAGTGTATTTTGATCTACCATAGGTATTCAATCTCATATTAAATTCACCTTGATACAAAGGAGATGGATAGTTGTTGTGCTTGAGCCAGGTACCTAATAACCACTCACCTCTCCAAGGACCATGATCGGATGTTTCCCAATGGGGATCAGCTAAAGGTATCATATCTAGATAATTTTTACCTAAAGAACAGTAGAGTTTCATCGCTTCCTGCGTACCTATGGCAAACATGTCGTTGCATTCATAACCTGGAAATCCAGTGACCGGACCGTTGGGAAAAATAATAGGATCTCGTTTTAAATCATAATTGTTGATATCGATAGGTCTGTCAAGAGAAGCATCTAGCCTGAATCTAACTACAGCATCGTATTCACCTTCTAATAGATCATATACCATAGATAGACTAATTATCTGGCCCATGACACGCTTATACCACCAATGGGTATTTTCTGGTGCAGGGTCAGCGATAGGATCCTTGTGCGGAGGAAATTCATATTCTGGAAAGTCTACGACATCAACCTTGGCGAGATTATAATTAGGCAACAGTATATTTTCTATCTTAGATCGTGCTTGAGATTCTGTAGAAGCCCATTCTGATTTCCATAAGGTCATATAGATATCAGCAGAATCAAATCCTGTCAATTGATTCATTAGGTCAGTAAAATCTGGAGTAAACCTAGGTTGTCCTCCAGTGATCAGTGCTAGTCTCATTTTTCAACGACTGCGAAAAAATATCCTTTGTGCCATTCGCTGGTTTCATTACCTTTACCAACTTCTGGACCGTGCTCGGTAGCAAAGACTTCGATTATGTCCGTGACCCGGCAGTTGAGATATTTCAAAGCTGACCATGTACCATGTTGTACATCTTGCCAGTTCCAGTCGTCTACGATCAAGATATAGGTATCATCTAGCGCAGGCTGTGCTAGATATACTCCATCGTATTGATCTCTAGCCGAGTGAGGTCCGTCAAATAGATAGACATTGTATTTGCCGATGTTGTTATAATCAACAGCACGGAAATCGCTTTCGATAAGAGTGAAATCTACATCGCTGGTTCTCACGCTGTCTGTGTTGGTGAAAAAATCTGGACGATGTACGGGCCAATGCCAGCTTTCGATACAGGTGGCCTTGAGCCGGTTGCCATACATGGCCGCACAGACTGTGCTTCCTTTGAGACTGCCTGTTTCGAGATATCGGGGATCTGGCATGGTCTCTATGAGGTTATTGATAAATTTACGATACTTCCTTCCACTCATGCCCAACATGGCTAATACTTCTTCTGTGATCTTAAACTGGTCATTTACCGCATTGTCAAATGCCTGATACAATAGTTTGCCCATAGGAGAACTGAATTCCCCATCTTTCTTGATAATGATATCGTTGTTTGTTTCTTCTGTCTTGATGTATGTCATTGTGTCTCCTTAGGGAATGCTGATAAAAAAATGTACGCCTGTGTTTGTTGGTTCTAGATGTCCGGCAGCTTCGGCCAGGGCCTGTTGTATCCCTGGCTCATAGGCATCATCTCCCACGATCAATCCGCCTGATCTCATTTTTGGTAGATAGTTCTCGATGTCCTTTTTGACCGCTTCATAACTATGGTCACCATCGATCATTAAAAAATCTATCGTGCCATCTTCGTATAGATTTACAGCATCGTCACTGGTCATCTTGTGTAGTTTATAAAATTTCTTAACCTTCTTGAGACGTTTATTAAAACCAGCCTCATCGTAGCCCTGCTGTTCTTCTTCATTGCAGGTCCAATCGCCTATGCCTAACTCCATAGGATCGATACACTCAAATCGTATGTCCTTGCCACTGTTGGCTATCTCTACAGCCATGTAAGCAGATGACTTGCCTTTGTATGATCCTATCTCTACGAATAGGCTGCCTGACTCGGCCTGCTCTACCAGGTCCTTGTAGACATGTTCATAGCTGAACCATCCAGGTATGTCTTGATAAAAATGTTCCATATTCTTCCTTAAAAGTATTGTATGTTGGCACGTAGAGGATAGTTGATCTCTAGGCGTTCGTGTGGTTCGTTCTTGCGAGGTTCTAGGATCATGGTCTTGCCTAGGCATAGGCATAAGGCGCTGGGGCCTCCCATGCTGGTGATCATCATCTCACTACCAGATATAATCCTAGCCAATTCCATCCAGTCCGGAGTGCGATAGTGTGGCACACGGATCTTATAGATATCTTCGAAGTAGGCATGATCGCTTTCTGCACCTACGAACACTGCCTGCTCGGCCAGACCTTTGTCTATAAAATATCTCCAGGTTGGACTATCAACAGGATTGCCTTCTTGATAGTTGGGACTGCGATGTATGACTATAGGACGACCAGGAACCCGTCGTGGTTCACGACATTCCATCCAGGGCATCATCTGTAGTTCTTTCTCATGCTTCTTTGGATCGAGGCCTGCTGCCAGGGCATACTGATTGCTGAAGTTCCTCGGAAAGAATCCCGTCTCTAAATGATCGTATTGATTCTCTAGTTCATAGTCTATCGTCTCGCCATTCCATACCTTGAAGTCTGTGATATAGGGTTGATGCAGTATCAACTCACGCATGACTTCGTAGTCTTCTTGGATCATGCGACCTTCATGTCTATTGCCCTTGTTGCTCCAACCTAGTTTAGAATTTATCACGTGTTCTAGATTGTTCAGCTTGAGATAAAACTCGCCCTGTCCAAATATCTTTGGTATGACCAGAGCGCAGAATGTATCGCCTGTGGTTCCTGAATGTGAGAATGTTGTCATGTTTTCCTTAATTCTTATCTGTGGGTCTGTAGAGATCGTCTACTCGGAATACCGCATCGGGTATGATCATATGCTGATATTTTTCGATATTTTCTGTGATGCATCGAGGAAAGTAATCATCGACCACCACATATTCAAATCTCTCATTGCTCTTGACGTCCACACCATCCTTACCGTACTTGTTGCGTATCTGCCATGCGATATCGAAATCGTCAATGACGTCTGCGGTGGCCTGTTCGGTATGAGCGAAATTCTTTAGTTTATTCACACAGTGATCTTCATCACCGAAGTAGGTAAAATGCCAACCTCCATGATCTACTTCTACGGTATTGTCTGGTTTACGATTCCAGAAGAAACTGTATTCTCTTTCCTGTTGTGGATTAGTAAAAGCCCTTCCCCTAGTGACCATGATGACTCCGTGGCGGCTGGGATACTGTGTTTTCATGTAATTGATCTTGTACTGGAGTTGTGGAATCCATAGGAGATATCGATCATAGTCATTTTCATCTTCACGTATCATCTCGATGATCTCAGCACGGGGTACCTCATCTAGATCGCTGACTATGACTATGTCTTCTGGCTGTAGGCCTTCTAGACCACGACCGCTGGCCCAACGTTGATATTTTTCACGCACCCAGGTATCATCTATCTCATTAGTAAATATTTTCTTTTGATCTTCTAAGGAATCGTCTAGTTTGATATGGCGTATCTTTTCTAGATATGGTGCGAATCTGGCCTTGTTCTCTTCGAACAGATAGGGTTTAGCATTACCTACATAGGTAGTGCTGGCTTCTAATAGGACGAAATAATCTACTGTGTCCCATAGTTCCTGGAGACGTATTTCTAATACGTCGAATTCGTTGTAGAAAGAAAACACGTCATAGATCTTCATGGCATCCTCCAGACACACTGGACGCCATCGTGTATCATCTCAGCACCGATGCTCTCCATGAACTCGATCACATAGACACCCTTGCCTACCGCTCTACCGTTCTCTTTGTAGTTGTCATCTACTGCGACTAATCCGCCTGATCTGATCCTAGACACTATACAGGCCAATTCTTTTATATGATGTGCCATACACTCGGGCTCACGCCCCTTGACCCAGTCATAGCTGTCTAGATATAGAACATCAACATACTGATCATTTTCTTCAAGGTTTTTCTTGGCGTCCCAAAGGAAATGTACACTGTCATCGCAGTGGACCTGCGACTTGTCGCTGATCATGCTCTGTGCATATTCCACATGTTCTGGTGTAAGATCCACGCTGTGGAATTCTCCATTGTGATCGTTGATCAACTGATCGAATATGATGGTGCTCATACCATCGTCTTTGAAACTGTTTTCGTAGGTACTCCAAGGTTGGTCACCGGGTCGTATGCAACCTGTTTCTATGATCAAGGGTTCCTCTATGGTCTTGAGGTGATCGATCATGATCTGGAAACTGGGCTGACGCAGATTAGTCATAGCAATCATTTCGTCTAGGGTATATTTTTGGGTCATTAGACTTCCTCTGGGTAAAAATCAAATATGCTCGCAGTGGCATCCTCGATGATCAGGTCCTTGTACTTCTCCTGATCGTCTACGACACATTTTGGAAAATAGTCATCTAGGACGATGTATTCAAACTTCTCAACGTCTGCTGGGTTCGGTCCGCACTTTTCTTTGATCATTCTCTCGATACTGAAGTGATCGATGATCTCAGGTATGTTCTGTTCTGTATGGGCGAAATTCTTCAGCTTATGTACGGCATGATCATTGTCACCTAGATAACTGAAGTGCCACCCCGCATGATCTAGATAGACCACATCAGGAGCCGGAGGCAACCAGGCATGTGTATAGTCACGCTCACGTTCAGGATTGGTAAACACATGGGCACGAGTCACGATCATCTGTTGATTTACCACAGGCTGATACCATTTCAAAAAATTGAACTTGTAGCGGAATAAGGGAACTCGTAGCACATAGCGTTCATACTGATTCTCATCTGCCTTGATCAGCTCAATGATGTCAGCACGTGGAATCTCATCTAGATCACTAATGACAATCAAATCATCAGGTTCCATGTCTGTGAGTCCACGACGCAGGGCATCACGTTGGAACTTCTCACGTACCCAGCTGTTGGTAGTCACGGGAAAGTCATCTATCTTGAGATAGCGTATCTTATCATGGAATTTCTCAAAACGCGGCCAGTTGTCTTCTAGGACCCACCCTTTGGCGTTGCCACTGTGACTCATGTTGGCTTCAGCGATGACGAAATAGTCCACCGCATCATATAGTTCTTCTAGACGTATTTCCAATAGGTCCAGTTCATTGAAAAAGGTAAAACAGTCGTATACTTTCATTCTTTGGTCCATAGTTGAGGAACAGAGTTCCATAGTGCGTCGATGTCAAAATAAGGGTCCTTACCATCTTCTCCCATGATATGGAAACCCAGTCCTGGAATAGGCGAAAACAGCATGACATCTGGTTGTTGCCATATCTGATTTATGCTTCTATCTTCGACCCAACCTTGGTTGCCTATGGTCAAGTCTACCAGCGATTGGAATATGTTTCGATAGCGATCATAGAGGGCACGGCTGGCCAGACAGGTATAGGTAGTGTGTTGCACAGTCCTATAGTGTCGATATGGGCCTAGTAGCAAGATGCTGTGATAGATCTGTTTGGTATAGCGCCAGATGTCATCATGAGGATTGATGGCTACCAGTTTACCAGTGTTGGCTTCGAACTGATCCACCGTGGCGATCATGTCATTGATGGCCTCGGGCACATGTAGATAATCATCCTCTATGTGATACCAAAGATCTCTGCAACGAGCTTCAACCTCTTGGTAAACACGCTTCATAGTCCAACCGTTGCCCTGTCCGTCGGTCACAGGAATGAATTCTGTGGGAAAGCGGCAATGGCCGATGATCTGCTGGATGTCGGCCACAGCTTCTGGAGTGGAGTGGTCATCTAGCACGACTAGTTCTATGTCATAGTCCGTGACTCGATTGATGCTGTCGACGATACTGCTGACACAGCGTTGGACCAGTTCTCTTTTTGACACAGAGATATATCTGTCTGAACCGCTGGCTGAGTTTACAATAGTGCAGGTGCGTAGTACAATGAGTAGATGTCTTTTCATAGTTTTAGTTATAGTAGCACTTATTTAAGCATCATTATTTGGCCTTGTCAAGATATTTGATTATAAGTATTCGACAGGAGAACGATATGAGAACAGCACTACTGATTTCTGGTCAGGCCAGATTTTGCCGAGAGTTTGATACACAGCTAGACAATCTAAAAAACAGCGAAGTAGACTGGTATGTCACAGTATGGAAGATCCAGAGAAATGACGGCGTCTGGAGAGACTGGCTGATCAGCCCCAGCTGGTCCGCTACTAATGAAGATGAGGCACGTGAGTTCATAGAACCTCGTTTACCCGCAGGACATAGATTGGTAGCGGTGGAACTCATAGATCGAGAACAGTTTCCCGGCGTGCCTAGACACTACACAGAACGGGTACAGTGTGAGCCCGAGATGCTGTTCCAACAGTATTGGATGGTACACCAATGTGATCTGTTAAGACAGCGATCAAATATCCAATACGATCTGCTGATCCGTAGTCGAGCTGATATAGGTCTACGCACCACAGTCGATCTGGCCCAGGCTTTGGAGTTCCTCAAGCAGAATCCCAACGTCATATTGACCCCTGATGATCGCAGAGGCAATCTCATAGACGATACCTTTGGCATAGGCCTACCAGCGGCCATCCAGAAATATGGAGACATAGTCAATCACTTCGATCGTGTCTACTCCCAGAATCCAGGATTGCCCATGGCCACAGAGACCATGGTAGCAGTGACCTTGAGGGATCTAGGAGTCCAATTCCCTATGACAGGTATAGGTCGCAGTCTCCGTACCATAGGCGATGGTGTGGAACGCAGTGAGGATGATTCGCACTTCCATCCAGATTGGGGACGTTGGATCTAACTGTGGCGAAAATACAACACCAGGCCCTGTAAACTTTCTCCGAACCACCTGCGTTATTAGTATATCACAACTACACATCGAGGGTTATGTGAAATATAGAAACATCCTTAGGGAGTTCAATAAGCGTAGATCAGCCCGAGGTCTACAGCCAGTTTCGTTAGAGGAATATCTACACCTGGCAAATATCATAGAAATGTACTCAGTATAGGTTGACATTTTACCAGAATGACTGTACAATAGTTTTATAGGTTGTACTGCTCTTTAACAATAAAATAAACGATTTGGCTCCCGTCGTCTAGAGGCCTAGGACAGTACACCGGTTCGAATCCGGTCGGGAGCGCCACGTAATTGGGGTATGATGTAATGGTAGCATTACGGATTTTGATTCCGTCCGTTGGGGTTCGAGTCCCACCTGGGGCACCACTAATTGAAGTCAACAGATGGTTTTAATCAGCGTAGGGATCATTGATCACAGGAGTATTACCGCGCCACATTATATTGCTGTCTGAGTTTTCTATCGCATCGTTGCAGTTTCCCAATCGACAAATTTTTACAAGAACTTTTTCAAAGCCGTCAAAGGTGTTGGTTCCCACTTTGTTTAAATAGTCTATGCCTCGGTTAATTGTTTTTTGCGCCGCAGGACTTGTCCAGTTATTTAATGCATGGGTTAAACCGGCATATACCGGAAGATCGTAGGGTTCACAATGACGTAACCAAGTTACTAGAGTGTATTCCATTTCTGGATCCTGTGGCATAGCACTTAATTCTTCTGTGGGTATGATGGTGTAAGTTATCCCCTTGACCGGGATAGTTTTGGGTTCTCCAAATCGAGGAACAAATGGTGAGTTTATCTTTTTTGCTATGCGATAGAATTTGAATTGATCTCTTGGTTTGTCGCCCCGCCCAGGATCTTGATTAAATCCGTACACTTTTAACACAGTGCCTCTGCCGTTGCGAAACACCATGGCATCCTGGCCTTCGCCCATGAATTTGTAACCGCGAGACTCTAAAAACTCCATTAGCCAAACTCTTGACTTGTGTTCTGCCCAGCTGTCGTTGTCGTCGTATTCTTTTAATATTTCAAGTATTTTCACGCAAGTATTTATTGCATAAACAGAGATTAGATGTTGTAAATGTGCAACAGTATTTTGGTTGACTACAAATGCCAATTTGCGTATAATACATGTATAGTAAGAAATTACAGTTCTTTAACAACGCAAGTAGCAAAATATAAGCCTTGTAAAAGGCTCTATATTGTAATTGATTGGATGAGGCTAATGGTAAGCCTTCGAGAGAGATGTTGGTTCGAATCCAGCTCTAGTCAATTACAATATAGTTACCATATTGAAACACATTATTCAAAACCTGCGAGTAGCGGCGCTTGGTCATCCGGACCCTGACTTGAAAAGTGAAATCTCAATAGTGTGTTTCAATATGGTATCATTAAAAAATAGCTGTCGAGGTAGCGTGTTGAGACGTCAACACTAGGCGGGCTGGTCGGGCCATCGATCAGTCCTGAGAAAACTAGGGCAATGGCTTAGGACTTCGTCGCGGAAGACTCCAAAATTCGCTCAGCTCCTAGAGCTGGTACAGCTATTCTTTAATGGAGCAGAAGAATCAATGGTGATTCAGCGGACTGTAAATCCGCCGCCTCTGGCACGCCTGGTTCGATCCCAGGATGCTCCACCAAACACAATCTATGCGGGTAGGGTCAGGTCACCAGCGAGGTCTCATAAGCCTTTGCCATCCTTGGTTCAAATCCAAGACCCGCAACCAGTATTAGGTCTCGAAGTGTTCATGGACGCACACGACACTGTCACTGTCGAAGAAGGGGATCGTTACCCCTCGGGACCGCCAGGTATCGTCTCTCTAGTATAAGGGTAGTATTGCGGTCTCCAAAACCGTCGGTCGGGGTTCGAATCCCTGGGGGGACGCCATAGGATGTGAATAAGTAAATTATAGACATATCACCGAACCGAGTAGGCCTAGCCGTTTCTGGTAGTGTGATACGACATGCGGGATTAGTTTAATGGTAAAACGACAGCCTTCCAAGCTCTAGTCGCGAGTTCGATTCTCGCATCCCGCTCCAAAGAGACGTGGATGAGTGGCTTAAATCAGCAGTTTGCTAAACTGCGGATCGGGGAAACCTGATCCGAGGGTTCGACTCCCTGACCCTCGGCCAAGAATAAATATCATGCGGACCTGTAACCAAATTCCGCCTCCGCTGACCCGAAAACAGGATGGGCTGGGCTCACGGGGTCACTAGGGTACCTGACACACAAAACTCTAGACCAACAACACGGTCCCTCCATGCTTAGTCATAGACCGCACACTTTGGGGGGATTTTTTTTGGTTGACACTCTGGTAAAATTGCTGTATAATAAGTGTTTAATGAGAGGAGAGATCTATGGAAAAGGTAGTCAGAGATGGAAAGGTAGCTGTGGTATTCTCTCCTCAATTTGGAGCAGGATGGTACACGTGGAATCTACAGAATCCAGAAATCCTATTCGATCCAACTATAGTGCATTATGTAGAGACACAGGAATTGGACAAACTGGAAACCTATGTGGATCTGAAATACCCAGACCTATATCTAAGTGGACTCGGAGATCTAGTGATCAAGTGGATTCCAGAAGGAACAGAATTTAAGATAGACGAGTATGATGGTAATGAAACAATCATACTCAAAGATCAGATCAAATGGCTAGTAGCCTAGAAAGGAGTAGTATATGCCCTCAGTATTTTTAGTCAGCGACACACACTTCGGTCACGCAGGTGTATGCCGCTTCATGCGTAACGACGGCGTAACAAAATTACGGCCATGGGACAATCCTGAGGAGATGGATGAAGCCATGGTCCAGGCCTGGAATGAACGTGTTCGCCCTAACGACAAAGTTTACCACCTTGGTGACGTTGTCATTAACCGTCGGGCTATGAGCACCCTTGCTCGGCTCAACGGTGACAAAGTGCTTATTCGCGGTAATCACGATATCTTCCGTGATGATGAGTATAGGCAGTACTTTAGAGAATTACGGGCCTACCATGTGATGAATGGACTTATTTTAAGTCATATTCCTGTTCACGAAGCAAGCCTTGGCAGGTTTGGTTGTAATATACACGGACACTTACACGCTAACAGAGTTATGAAGGCGAGAGGTGTTGATGCCCGAACTGGAGAAGTCTTATACAGCGATGAGATTGATCCTCGCTACCACTGCGTTTGCGTAGAAGCCACAGACTTTGCTCCAATACTCTTTGAAGACGTTATCAAACGGATTGAAGCAGAGGGAGGCACAGTGGGCTTCCGTAATGGCAACGGCCCTGTCATAGATTAGGTCAGGTCTCAGAAAAGGGGCTTGACCTTTTCCCTCACGATAAGTATAATCAAAGCATAGAGGATACCGATGAAAACATTATATAAGGTGGTAAAAAACGCAGTATCACCAGAAGTATGCAAGCTGGCCAAGGATGCACTGGTAATCACCAAAGATCTCCAGTACTACATCAACAACATTCCCTCAGACAACACCACTGCATTCGGAGACGAACAGTGTGCCCACAGTTTTGTAAACTATGGACATTCAGTCTGCGAAGCTCTACTGCTGTCTGTACAGCCTATCATAGAGGGTGTGACTGGTAAGAGATTGAGCCCAACCTACAGCTATAGCCGCATCTATTGGCGTGGTGCTACTCTGGATCGACATACAGATCGACCCAGCTGTCAATACTCAGTGACCCTGTGTCTGGACAATGATCCAAAACCCTGGCCCATCTACATGGCAGGCAAAAAGGTCACGTTGAAGCCAGGCGACCTAGTGGTATATCAAGGTTGTGATATCGAACACTGGCGTGATCCATTAGACGTAGATACGCAGGTCATACAGGTGTTCCTGCACTATGTAGATCTAGATGGCAAGTATGCCGAATGGGCCTTGGACAAGCGTCCAATGTTAGGCTTGGTTAAAAATCCATTTTAAGGACACTCATGACATTTTTAAGTTATAGACCAAATTCAAACTACAACATCACCTATCCCTATGTCTATTGGGATGGTTGGTTCTCAGAAGATGAAATCAAGGCCATAGAGACCTACTGTGCTACCACAGGTGAACTAACTACTGGAACTATCGTTTCAGATGTCAAAGGATCTACAGATGAAACCGTCCGCAAGAGCGAAGTCTGTATGCATCACATAACTCCAGAAAATCAATGGTTCTTCGACAAGATGCTTAATCTCACAGATCATATCAACAAGAATTTCTACTGCATGGATCTCTTAGGATTTGAGTTCTTCCAATACACAGAGTATAGAGACAAGGGATCTAAATATGATCGACATATGGACATGATCATGGGCGACCGCGTTCCCCCAGATATGAAGACCCCTCGCAAGTTAAGCCTCAGTCTCATATTGAGTGATCCATCAGAATACACAGGCGGCGAGTTCGAGTTCGACACGGGCGGTAAAAATCCCGAGATTGCACTACAGAAGCGTGGTCGTGTCTTGGCGTTCCCCAGCTATGTGATCCATGCTGTGAAACCTGTCAAGAAAGGTTGTCGCCGTAGCATAGTGATCTGGTGTTTGGGTCCAAAGTTCAAGTAATTGGTAGACAAGCTAGTCTTTTTGTATAAATAACTATGTGAAAAGAATAGCCGACCCTATAACAACTACAGAACTATGCTCCTATGGTTGTGGTAATATCGCTCAATATATCAATGGATCTAAGAGATTGATGTGCTGTAGAAGCAGTAATAGTTGTCCAGAGAATAAAAGGAAAAATAGCCAAGGTCTGAAAAATTCCGGAAGAGATTATGTAGCTACCTATAACAATCTTTCTCAAGAATCCAAAGACAGAATGAATTGGGCTAAAGGGCTATCTAAAGATACTCATCCTAGTATTGCGATAGTTGCAGACAAGCTCAAAGGAAGACCAGGAGTAAGCAGACCTCATACAGAAGAAACAAAAGCTAGAATATCTAAGGCACGCACAGAGTGGTTAAAAAATCCTCTAAACAGAAAGAATCTAGGCAGACATAAAAGAAGTTGGATGGAGTTGACATTTGAGGACTACCTCAGGTATAATGGTATTACAGGATGGGATACAGAAGTTCATTTTTGGAACGAAGATTTAAGAAAGAATTACTTTCCAGATTTTATCTTCGAAGAAAAGAAGTTGATTATAGAATTAGATGGCACACAACATAGAAAAACCGTAGAACAAGATGCTGTTAGAGATTTATGGTTTAGTAGTAAAGGATATAAAGTTATTAGAGTTCCAGTAGAAGAGTTTAAGAAACGACATTTTTCTGGACAAGGGTTTTTAGATTTATTGGGGGAGTGATGGAATTGGTAGTCTTCTTTGCCTTAGAAGCAAGGGTCCTTAGTGGCGTGTCGGTTCGAGTCCGACCTTCCCCACCAAACAGAATTTAGAATCAAAAGTTTAACAAAGGAGTAGTATGTCACAGAAAAATAGAAAGTCAGACCCAATGAAGACCAAGACTGGCAAAACACGCCTAGGTCCCCTCAACATCCAGCAGTTGGAATCTATGCTAGAGAAAACTGCTAGACCAAAAGAAAAATCAAAGATCCTCAATCGTCTGAGAGAACTCAAGAGCCGCCCGGGCTATGTTAAACCCATAGAAGCAATCGTAGAAGAAATCGTATCTACTCTAGAAGCACAACCACAATAAGGATACACCATGGCAGATAAGAAACCTAAAAAGCAGGACAGTACCCAATTGAGCAAGACATTAGCAGGGCAGTTGAGCAAGAGCGAAAAGCGTGACAAGATCGCCCATGACATGCGAGCTCTCAAAGAACAGGCTCATCAGGCAGTAAAACGGGTTCAATTAAACGTAAGGATGGCTAAAAATGTCTAGGATAGAGTTCGAAAACAAAGTTGCCAGCATAGACATGCAGAAATGTGTCGCTGGAGCAGGTAACAGCAGATATGATATGTGCATCATGGCCGCGGCCAGAGCCCGTGAAATCCGTCATACACATCGTACTAGCCAACAGCCGGAACATCAACGTCCCATAATCACAGCTCTACTCGAGCTTCAAAACGGTGAATTCGACACCGACATCATCAATAAAATCAAATAGTTTGACACCTTCACAACTGTGCTATATACTAATAGTGCGGTTGTGAGTGGAATTGGAAGACCTCCAAAATACGGTTTCGAGCCGTTGCGGGATGGGGTAAAGTCTTAGACACGTTACTCTTGCAGGTTCAAACCCTGCCAACCGCATCATTCTGTGGGTAGATAAAGTTTGAAATACTCCAAAAACTGTAACATACTAGCAATACATAGTAAATAAATAAGTTATATAGGAGAAGATCATGTTTAGCAGACCTGCTCGCTACGATTGGACACAATGGGATAGAGAATCTATAGCCCAGATGGTCAGCGAAGTCAAAGATCGTATTGCTAATCAAGAACTCACTATAGATCGTTTCCATACTATCATGGGCAATCATCTCAAAAGATCTATGCCTGTTAGAGTCACTAAGAGTCGAGAACCACAGGTTTCCCCCACGTATGCCTTCGTAGGCGGTGTTTACCATACCCAACATGACATAGATAGACTCAAGAGTATAGAAGTCAGTTTTGCCTATTGCCCAACTGACACCAGTCTATGCCTCACTACCCGTAGATTTAACCGATTATGCTGGCGTATCGCTGACGTGATCCTACACGAAATCATCCATATGCGCCAGGCCCGCAAGCGTAAATTCAAAGAATTACCTGGATACAGCTCTACAGCACAGAGCACCAAGCTGAGAGAACAGCAGGAATATTTTGGTGATTCGGATGAAATCGATGCCTATGCCTTCAACATGGCCTGCGAACTCAAAGACAGGTTCGGAGACGATATGACCCAAATCGTGAACTATCTCAACCAAGAGCAGAAGGGCAAGCGTAGGCGTAGCTATGATACTTGGTGCAGTTATCTCAAGACGTTTAACTATGATCAAAACCATCGAGTGGTCAAGAAGATCAAAAAGCGTTCGATATATTATCTCAGCCGTAGTCAAGTTTCTAAACCTTTCCAACCAAAAGATTGGATTCAGCGTTGACATAATCTAAGTCAGGTGCTATACTTGTAGCACTATGACAGAATTCACAATCACTTCAAGCAAGATACACTCACTCAAACCAGGAGAACCTGGATATCAAATCGTTGATGGCATCACTATCGCCAATCGTGCCAGTATAGAAATCGACGGCGAGTGTCCAAATTCTTATGCCATCATCATAGCGCAGGCACTGGAGCGTGGTTGGATCCGACCAATCGCCCATATCACAGAACGTGAAAAATTATTCATGGGCTTGACAGGCGCCTAAATAATCTCGTAAAATAAACAATCAGGAGAATAAATGGGATACGATAAAGCATACAAAGATTTCAAAGAAGGCGAAACAGTAGAGTGGGAGAATCCAAATGCTCCTAACCTAGCACTGGTCTTAAGGAACTCTATGAAGAGAGATGGTAAGAGATTTTGGGCAGGAGACAACATCAGCGAGTACGTCAACAACGATGCAGTTAAGTCTCAACTAATTGATCAGGCCACTGTGGCATTTGAAGGTGTGCTAGATGCACTACTTATTGATAGAGAGAACGATCCAAATTCAAAGGGCACAGCTCGACGATTAGCTAAAATGTATTACAACGAAATCATGGCAGGTAGATATGATCCTGCTCCTGACGCAACAGCGTTTCCCAATGATTCGGAGGATAGATATGAAGGTATGTTGGTTGTACGTAGTGAATTGCGTAGTATGTGTAGTCATCATCACCAACCTGTGGCTGGCGTTGCATATATTGGCATCATCGCCGCAAATAAACTCATTGGACTTAGCAAATATACTAGGATTGCTCAGTGGTGCGCTCGCCGCGGAACTTTACAGGAAGAGTTATGCAACGATATTGCTAGAGAGATTGCAAAAGCAACAGATTCAGAAAACGTCGGAGTCTACATCCAAGCCACTCACGGATGTTGTGAAAATAGAGGAATCATGGCACACAGTTCATTGACGCAGACCACGGTGCTCAAAGGTGCGTTCTTGACCGATCCTGCTACCAAGAAAGAGTTCTTTGACAATATCAAACTGCAACAGGAATTTGCTCCGAGATAACCAAAAGATGCAGATACATATTTTGGCAAACTTAAATAATAATAACATTGCTCACAGCGGAATTCTCTGCTATAATATAAACTATAAAAGGTAAACAATGAAAAAGAACAAACTAAACATTCCAAGCCGGCCACCAGTACCACAGCGTCCTACAGCGCAGGCCGCCGGACAGACTTTCCAACCTGGACAGACATTCCAACCAGGTCAGGTAGCTGGTGGAAATAAACCATCAGTGATGATAGCTGTGCCTGCTATGGAAATGGTTAATGCGGAGTTTGCACAACACTTGGCTATGGCGGCAGCTAATATGGTAGCTAATGGCATCAAGATCAACTGTGCTTTTAATATTGGATCAGTTATCACAATCGCTCGACGTAACCTAGTAGACATTTTCCTCAAGAGTGACTTCAGTCATATCTTTTGGGTAGATTCGGATATGAAGTTTCCAATCGATGCTCCGATGAGATTGTTGGCTCGTAACAAAGAAATCGTCGGTGCCAACTATCGCCGCCGTCGTTTTCCAAATCCAAACTTCACAGGTATGAGTGGTGGGGCTGGTCAGTTTACAGAATTCCAGACCACAGACAATTCACCAGATATGGAATTGATCGATGTTCTTCCGCATGGGTTGGTTATGGCCAAGCGTGAAGTCTATGAAAAGATTCCACAGCCGCATTATCTACAAGAGTTTATCCCCGCACTGAATTTGGAAATCGGTGAGGATATCTATTTCTGTCAGCAGGCTCAAAAGGCAGGATATCAGATATGGTGTGATCAGCAGTTAAGTCGTGAAACTGCTCACATCGGTATTTTCCATTTTAATTATAATCTGTCAGTACCACAATAAAGGTGAAACCATGTTTGAATCCATAGAAATCCGTAAAGTATGTAATGGTGTTATCGTAACGCTGAGAACGGACAATGGTGACGATGATCAAGAGTATGTCTATGACACTGATCGTAAAGCTATCCGATTTGTCAAAGATCTACTCGAGAATAAAACAAAAGAGCCGGTATTAGCGGCGTAAAATATGACAATCAAAAAGACTTATGCAGTAGGTGATACTGTGTGGATTTACGGTGTTAGCCGTAATAACCACAAACTCACCCAGGGTAAAATCGTTTATGAGTTTACTCCTGATGGATATACAGAAGTACAGTATGTAGTATCAGTACCTAGTAGTATCGAAGCTCTATTAGAAGTACGTAGCTGGGATACCATCAGTCAAGACAGTAAGGGACCTGTAGGTTCTCTACGTGAAATGATCGCTGTATCAGAAATGGATGCCGCCAACAAAAAGATGGCGCAGGCTGGATATGAATATGATCCAGAATATGAAACTCCGGACGTAGAAGAACCTAGCCCAGATGAAATCCATGCCGCACTGGAACGTAGCCAAAAGGCCGTAGAACACGCACCATTAATGGTCAAAGAGAATAAACCTAGAACAGGTAATCGTAGAAACTTCAATCGTAGGAAAAAGGTGTGACCGAGTTCATCGTCACCAACACTAGAGCATTACACGCTACCCAGTGGTGCATAGACGAGTTTTCTGAGGATGGATGGGAGATTGAAATGATCGGCCATCAGTGGGGTACATTCAAATTCAAGTTCGAAGATCCACATCAGGCTACCTTGTTCGCACTGAAATGGGCAGAGTAAGGTACGAATTAGATCCTGGTGATGATACCACTGTGCGTAAAATAAGAGAAGTCATCGTACACAAGATCAATATGGGCGATGTCGAGGATCCAGATCTTATGGTGGCAGAACCTATCTGGAACTGGCAACAAACAGATGCAGGCAAGTGGATCATGGATAACGCTGTGATCAAACCGAGATGGGAAAGGATACAGAATCCCATGCTCTGGGGTTGGACCTATTATATCCTGGCTGAACTAGAAGAGAAGAAACTAACTGAATTTTATTTAAGATGGGGAAAGACCGATGTTTGAAACAAATTACGTGTTGTTTGACGTAGGAGCCAATTGGGGAGATGACAGCCTTCCTAACTGCGCGAAAGACTCTAATGTGGTAGTTTGGGCCTTTGAACCCACTCCCCATATAGCCAATCACCTAAAAAATGCCAGCAGAAGTTTCAGCGATAGATATACTGTGGTAGAATCTGCTATCGAGGAATTCGACGGCGAGGCTGAATTCTTCATACAGAATAATCCAGGAATGGGCTGTAACTCGTTAAATCAATTCGATAAAGAAGCCATCGAAAAATATTGGTTAAGTGCTGAAGGAGTTCCTAGGGTAGATGAATTGTCAGCCGTGGGCTCAATCACAGTCAAGGTATCCAGATTAGACACATGGATAAAAGACAACATACCAGATCTAGATCATATAGATTTTTTCCATTGTGATACACAGGGCAGTGATCTCAAGGTACTCAAAGGGATGGGAGACTATATCAATCTAATCCGTACTGGTAAAATCGAGTGTGCAAGAGATCAAGAAATCAAGTTATATAAAGAAAGCACAAACTTCGTAGATGATGTCTGCGAATACCTAGAATCAAAAGGATTTACCATAACCGAGATCGAATCAAATGATCATATGGGTAATGAATTAAATGTTTACTTTGAGAAAAAATAATGAGTGAAATAGTACGCCACGCAGAAACCTGCACGATCAAAATGGCCAAGAGCTCAAAAGAAACTACCGCAGTGGTAGAATCCTTTGAGGACAAGGTCAAACTCAATGTCATAGTAAATAAGGCTGTGAAGATATCTATGAAATGGAATGGTAGATACTACGAAGGTCGCTCAGCTGGTATGGATTTCGAATCAGCTGGACCTGCGATAACACGTACCAGTACAGGATTAAGAGGATGATTATGAAAGCAGAAAAACCAGCCCGTGGCGTCTTAATCAAAAATGATTGGGGTGATGCCAAACAGTATAAGGTAGTCTGCGAGTGTGGTCAGGATGATCACAACCATGACATATTCGTCGAAGCAGATGAATCAGGCGTTACTGTAACTGTCTATACCACAAGTAAAACTAATTGGTGGAGCCGGACCCGTTGGCACCATATTTGGCGTCTGTTGACCAAGGGTTACATAAAATATGAATCGAACATCATTATGGATAGACAACAGGCCATGAATTATGCTACAATACTACAAGACGCTGTAGAAGATGTAGAAGAATTTAGGAAAGCAAAATGAGAGAATATTGGTCAAATAGTAGGCTAGCAGATTGGATCCGCGGTACCGCGAAGCCATATGCAATGGAATTAGACGCTTGGGGATCTTGGGAAGATGAAGCCCGTAAAGCCTCACCTGTACGCTATTGGATAGCTGAGACCGGACTTGACCGTCTACAAGATATCATAATGTATATACCAAGGAGGATCTATGATCTCAAGTATTATATCAATAATCGTTGGGTTACTAGAACTCATAGTCTTACTGCCCATAATCGTGATATCAAGCCTGGTACTTGGTGTGATGTGGGCAATCGTTTTTTACCTTGTCTTTTTAACGAGCTTGTTGATTTTGTTGAGGTAGAATTAGCCTGGTGGCACATAGCTTGGGACAAAGAAGCAGGCAAAAAGTATCAGGCTCCTTTTTGGGCCCGTGGTTGGTTCCGCTGGCGTACATGGAGATCTGCACAGGCTGGATTGGATAATCTCGATTGGCAAATTAAGCTGACTCACGGAGAAGGTGACGGAGTAGGGGAAGATCATAAACTCTACGGTAAACCTACACCACAGGCTATAAGAGCACAGGAGATACTTGATCTCTATACCTGGTGGAAGTGTACTCGAGTCTGCAGGCCAGATCCCTATGAGGCGAGCGGTTGGACTGCTATTTGTGAGCGTGCTCGTGAGATCAACGGTGGGCGTCTTTCTTTTGCCACACCAAAAGAGCTGAAGAAAGAATACGATCGTGCCCATAAACAGCTCACCAAAATGGAAGCTGAATACGAAGCTGAAGACGAGGCCATGATGATCCGACTGATCAAGATACGAGATGCCTTATGGACCTAGCAGAAGATCTGGAAAATTCCGAATATATAGTATCAAGGGCACGAGAACTCAGATACTATGCCCAAAATATCTATGCGGCCCTGTGTAATATGCGTTGGTGCAAGATCTCAGGCGATTCTGCCCAAGACACTATGTCCATACTGAAAGACGATCTCTGGAGCTGTAGTTGGCGAGCGGCCGGACGTATCGTGTCAGATATTACAGGAGAGGGCGACTATTTGAGTTGGTACTGTTCGGGAATAGGAGATACTGATAAAGGCTACGGATTATCCGCTGATCGAGGTGTGGGTTATGTGGCTGAGGGTGTAGTAACTGAAGAAATCGCCAATGATTTCAAACAGTTAGGATGGGTTCCTATACCTTGGGAAGACTAAATTCTGCTTGACTTTTTACCAAATATACCGTATAATATAAGTATAGTTTAATTTTAGGAGCAGACGATATGGCAACAAGAGCAGTTAAACCCAAAGACGCAGTACAGACCCTACGAGAAAATCGTGGTAAAGACCTGAGCCCAAAGTGGGACGATGTTGAAAAACTCACAGAAGGTGAATACCTTAAGAAGTTCCACTCTGCTATGACTTGGTATCGTTTGGAGAAATCCAGCAAGGATCTCAAGCCCAAGGTCATAGATTGGATGGGCCGTAATGACTACTCTAAAGACGAAATTGACGCATTCAAACGTACCAAAGATTATCGTTGTTCGGGCACTATGGGTGCTATCGCCGCCTGCCTGATCAAGGGTATGCCCACTGTGAGAGCAGATTTCAACGGTGGTAAAGACACAGCAGAATGGTTGCGTGGTGAGATCGCCAAAACGATTGAAGCTGGTAAGTGGGACGTTGAGGTCGTAGTAGAAGATAAAAAAGCAGTAGCCCAGGCTCCGGTGGTGACTATACAGGATAGACTCCGTGAAGCCGCAGGTGATATGAGCGAAGAGATCGACTATGCCATAGACAGTTGGATAGCTGATCCAGAAGCCTTTGATCCAAAAGAGTTCAAGATGACCAATCTCCTGCGTGGTAAAGGTGCCAAAGCCGCTCATTCTCGTTTTATCAAAGCCTATTTCAAGACAGGCTACGATGAGTTATTGGAACTGGCCAGTGGTGAAGCCGATGAACAACTGCGTGAAGCCTACTCACATAACAATCGCAAGAACGTTAAAAAGCTGATAGAGTTCTACAGTTTGGTCATGGCGGCCTGTGATCAGATCGCCGCAGAAGCCAAGGTGCTTAAAAAGCCTCGTGCCAAGAAGGCCAAACCCGCAGAAGAAATAGTAAAGAAGCTGAAGTTCAAAGTAGGTGATGACAAGTTGGGCGTCACATCAGTACCGCCGGCCACCATAGTAGGTGCACAAGGCTGTGTAGTCTACAATACACGCACACGCAAGATAGGCTACTATATAGCATTGAATAGTGCAGGGTTAGTGGTTAAGAACAGCTCGCTCAGCAACTTCACAGACAAGAGCGTACAGAAGACTCTGCGCAAACCTGAACTACAGATCCGAGAATTCAAAGATCAGAACACGCAGAAGCGTTTCGAAACCTGGTTCCAGAAGACAGTGAAGACCACAGAGACGAATCTCAACGGACGTATGTCAGACGATGTGGTTATCCTAAAGGTGTATAAATGAACGCGAGATTGAGAGAACTGATGTTGGAAGCCGGTTATGCGGCACCCGAAATGGCAGGACGTGGGCAGAAGTTGGCCGAGTTGATTGTGGCCGAATGTGTGGAACAGGTCTTAACCGGAGTCCGTACGAATCCACCACACGCTCATCCGCCTGAGTTGGTACAGACTCTGGTACGCAGAATACAACGACATTTTGGAGTTGAATAATGCACATACTTAATGACATTGAAGATTTGTATAATTTGATTGATGCGGTTATTCTTGAAGGTCGGCCATTGAATTATGAAACAAAACAAGATATAATGTATTTTATTATGCAGATGAAATACACAAGAGGAGTCGAATCGTGAAATATCGAGCTGGTATGATACTCGAATCTGTTACAAGTTCAGTTAAAATCAGACTTACATCTCGACACAATGGAAACGGACATTGGAATTCTGTTAAAGTAAATGAAGGATCATCTAACAAGAATCACAGGGTGCATGAAGGTACTCTGGATAAATTTTATAAGGTCAACAAATGAACGAACGAATTAAACAACTTGTCAAACAATCACAACCTAAAATTGATTGGGAGGCCAGACATTATGGTGAACTCAATAATGGTGAAAAACTTGATTACCAAAATCAATGGTTCGAAAAGTTTGCTGAGTTGATTGTGAAAGAATGTGCCGAGTCATTGTGGACGGAAGAATGTTACACGAGCGATTTGGCCTTAAAAGAATTTGAAAAGAATAGCAAGAAGATTAAACTACATTTTGGAGTTGAAGAATGAACGACCCATTGTGGACTGTGCTGAAACGTCTGCCCAGTGATTACTCAGATTATGGAGGCCTAGTAGAGCGTTGGGCTGATTCCGACAAAGACTATCCAGATTGTTCCAGTGGGTGTCGTCATTGGCGAGAGCTAGACGCAGATTGGGGAGTGTGTGCTAATCCCGACTCACCAAGAGCAGGACTGCTGACTTGGGAACATCAAGCAGGATACAAGTGTGGATTTGAATCAAAAGGACCAGTATGAATAAAAGAATCAAGGAACTGGCCGAACGCTGTAACAAGCAGGCCAAGGAAATATACAAAGGTGACTGGCCCTATAACTGTGCCGCTTGGACAGGAGAAGAACTCATAGACTTGGCCAATCTGATCATATTGGAAAGCTGTGTGTTCATCGACGAACAGGGCTATGATGAATTAGCGACTAAACTTGGAGACTATTGGAATGAAGAGCAACAAGAAGATAAATCAAATAGCTGAAGATACACATTTTGGCATACACCAAAGCCCCTTGTGGCATCAACAGAGTGTGCGTTATGGATTTGGTGTGGTAGAAGAGTGCCAGCGTGAGCTACGTGCTAATGGCTATGATGATGCGGCTGAATTACTAGGAAAGCATTTCGATCATTGGTTTGACAAATCATAGAAAATCTGTTATAATATATATTATGAAGATTAACCCTTATCAGTTTTGGTATCCTGGACATAATAGTATCTATTATAACAATGTAGAACGAGGTGCATTGGTTGGGCCCACACAAGGAGACGCCAGTAGGATAAATGCAGGAGCCATACGAAACTGGGTCCAACCTGTAGCAACACCAAGCTGTATCATACATATAAAGAGAGAACAGGTATGAGCGAATATACACCAGACCGTTGGATCATCGTAGAAATCAACAGCCCCGAACACGGCCGGATTCGTAAAGTGTTAGGTTCGTGGTATGGCGGGTTTGCCGGATCAGATTCCTGGAGGATGAACTCGGGTATAGAAAAGGTCATCGACCAAGGTGACTACTATGATATAGTTGGATCGTCGGGGTCTGTATATAAATGCATCAAGGGTGCCGAAGGTATGAGTGCCTATACCAGCGGAGTTTATGAAACCTACCGAAAACAATTGGAAGAAAGCGGTATAGGAACTATGGAGATAGTAACAATATGAAACAAGAACTAGACGATTATCTATGTAATAAGTATCCAAAACTGTTCATAGAACGCGACCTACCAATGACCGAGACTGCAATGTGCTGGGGCCTCGCCTGCGGAGATGGTTGGTTCAATATACTGGATCATCTATGCGGCCTCATCCAACGCCATATCGATTGGAAGAATCGAGATAGTGAACTAGTGGCACAGGTAGTGGTAGAACAGATCAAAGAAAAGTTTGGTACTCTGAGATTTTATTATAGAGGTGGCGACGACTACGTCCGTGGATTGGTATCCATGGCAGAATCCATGTCAGAGGTCACCTGCGAATCCTGTGGCTCCGTTGCTAAAACAGATTGGAACAGTAGTTGGGTACATACTACCTGTGAGCCCTGCCAGGAAGCCCGAAACAAGAAACGTGCAGAATTCCTAACCGATAGCCTAAAGAATGACATACTATGACCTTAAAAGAACTTGAAAAGATACTAGGAGAACTAGAGAACCAGGCCTGGCATCATGCTATCGAAGGACAAAAACTCTTATCCAAGGTAAGAGATATGGTAACACTTATTAAAGCAGAGATAAAGAAAGAAGCCGATGACCTTACCAGATGAAAGATACCGTGCCGTAATGCAGGCCCACAATTTGCTAGTTGATCTAGTAGTGCCACAGCGAACTCCAAGAGTGCCTACGGCAATCAGACAGCGTGCCCAGAGTGCCTTGAGACACTATCCCTCTGCCTACGATATGGAGAGAGTCAGCGACCTTGCTCCACAGATATTCCAGGATCGGCTGGATCCACTCTATGCTATGGTCAAGCGATACGATCAAGAAAAGAAAGAGGATACACACAAGTGCAATGCCTGTGGCTGTGAATACTCAGATGATGAAGGTGGAGTAGAAGGAGACTTCGGAATCCTGCCCATGGCATTCTGTCCAACCTGTTTCTCATGTATGTGCGACATGGTCTCACAATACATGGGCTACGGTGAATACGCAGAGGAAGAACATGACAAAACTACTGGCCTATCAGATATATCTTGACGCCGAGGGTCGAGAAGTATTCACACAGAAGATCTACGGTAGCATGATAGAATACAAGTATGCTGATGGAGAGAAAATATTTGTGACTCTACAAGAACAGTTTCTCGAGAGACATACCTATGTACGACACTATAACACACCAGGATGGGGGGAAGAATGATAGTAGAAACACTGGAACAGACCATAAGCGAAGTAAACGGACTCTGGGATTGGGTCGTGGGCATCATCGCCGGATGGGGTCTGACATTTACCCTAGTAGTCGTGGGCATAGTATATGCCCATGTTCTCATACGCAGATTGAATAGGAAGATCACTGAGATGGAAAATCGTTTAACCACAGAAGACAGAGATATCAGCCTACGACTGAGAAAGCTAGAACGATGAAATTGATATTGATGTTGAGTTCGGGTGTGGCCTTGATCTGTTGCGGATTGATCTTTGCCATAAATTATACAGAGTCACATACCGTAGAAGTACGTTATGATTGCCGCATGCTGATCGGAGGATGGCATCCAGACTTCCCGGCTCGTGTGATCGAAGATTGTAGAATGAAAAATAAGGAAAAATAATGTATTCAGATTTAGTACCAATGGTAGTGGAGAAGACAGGCCAGGGTGAGCGTGCCTTTGACATCTTCAGTCGATTATTAAACGATCGCATAGTCTTCCTCAACGGTGCCGTCCATGATGGATCGGCCAGCTTGGTCATAGCACAGATGCTACACTTAGAATCAGCAGACAGTGACAAAGACATACACTTTTATATCAATAGCCCAGGTGGTGTTATCACAGCTGGTATGGGAATATATGACGTAATGCAATTTATCAAACCCAATGTCTGCACCTATGTCATAGGACAGGCCTGTAGTATGGGCTCATTCCTAGCACAGGCTGGACATCCAGGCAAGCGTTTCATGTTGCCCTACGCTCGTCATATGATACATCAGCCCTCAGGTGGTGCCAGTGGTATGGCATCGGACATAGAGATCAGTTATAAAGAAATCATGCACATGAAAGATATGTTGACCCGTCTCTATGTCAAACACAATACCGCAGGCAAGACCTACGAAGATTTCGAACGAGATATGGATCGAGACACATTCATGACGGCTGAACAGGCATTGGCCTATGGGCTATGCGATAAGATCGTCGAGAGCAGATAAACTACCGACAAAAGTCTCCCATAAGACTGATTAAATAAAAGTGATTATGGGAGAATACATTATGGCACAACAAGACTACATTTTTTTAATTCTACTACTGATTGTCGGTGGATCCGCAGGCTGGATATTATTTGCGCTGACATACAATCACTTATCTAGTATGAAGAATATACAGATACAAATGATCCAAGATATCAAGACAGATATCACACAGATCAAATCTGAAATCAAAGAACTGAAATAAACTACCAATAAATATTGACAGAGATTATATCTGCGTGTATAATCTATATATCGGTCTAGGCGTCATCCCGATTCATAAACTCTGCCGCCATTGCTAATCTTATAGGAGAATGTAATGGCAAAATATTATTCAACAAAGCATTACGGGCACAATATTGGCCTGTCAGCGGTATTCCGACAGCCCAATGCGGATCACAGTCACTGTCACCTGCTACATGGTTACAGTCTAGCATTTACATTCACATTTGGATGTGACTCACTGGATGACAAGAATTGGGCAGTAGACTTTGGCGGACTTAAAAAGCTCAAAGCCTGGTTGGAAGATAGGTTTGATCACAAACTGTGTTTGGATCAACATGACCCTTACCTATCTAAATTCCAGGAATTGGAAGCATTAGATCTAGCAGAGATTAGAATATTTGCTGGTGTAGGTGCTGAGAAGTTTGCCTACCATGCGTTCAATTATGCGCGCACTCTACTCTAACACACCAGCAACGGACGTTGCTGGTGTGTTAGAGTAGAGTGCGCCGAGCATGGTGCCAATTCAGCGATTTACGAGGGATAGATATGGGTGACAAAGAATGGTTAGATCGAGTAGAACGGGCTTTTGAAGTCTATGAACGAAAGTTTGGCAGTCAGATACAGGTATCGAATTTTATAGATTGGCTGTTCCAACAGTATGGTATTGAGCACAAAAAGGATAAACAATGAAAAAAATATTAGTAACAGGTGGTGCTGGTTTTTTAGGCAGTCACCTATGTGATCGATTGGTAGAACAAGGTCATCACGTGCTCTGCGTGGATAACTATTTCACAGGTAGCAAGGCCAATATAGCTCATCTATTAGATCACAAGAACTTCGAAGTTATGCGACAGGATGTCTGCTTTCCATTATATGTAGAAGTAGACGAGATCTACAACTTGGCTTGCCCAGCTAGCCCGTTCTTTTATCAATGGGATCCGATACAGACCATGAAGACCTCAGTGTTGGGATCATATAACCTACTAGGCTTGGCCAAACGAACAGGTGCTCGAATCCTGCAGGCAAGTACCAGTGAATGCTATGGTGATCCTACTGTGCATCCACAGCCAGAAGAATACTGGGGCAATGTTAATCCCATAGGCATCCGTTCATGCTATGATGAGGGCAAGCGTGCCGCTGAAACTCTGTTCATGGACTACTGGCGTGTACACGATGTAGATGTGCGTATCGTTCGCATATTCAACACCTATGGTCCTAGAATGAACAAGAATGATGGACGTGTGGTCAGTAACTTCATCGTACAGGCCCTGCGTGGCGAGAATATCACCATGTATGGCAGTGGACAGCAGACTCGCTCATTCTGTTACGTCGACGATCTCATAGATGGTATGATGCGTTATATGGCATTAGATCCTGATGTCAGCGTGCCTGGTCCTATCAATCTGGGCAATCCTGGCGAGTTTACCATGATGGAATTAGCCCAAAAGGTCATAGAACTCACAGGCAGTACCAGCCAGATCGTACAGCAACCCTTACCGTTAGATGATCCGAAACAAAGACGTCCAGACATCACCAAAGCTAACAGCAAATTGGGCTGGACTCCGACTATTCCTTTAGAAGAAGGGTTGGTAAAAACCATTGACTATTTCCGAAATATCGTGTAAAATAGTAGTATTACAACAGAAAGGTCTATATGGATAAGTTTAGAACGTGGTATCGTACCTATCATACTGAGATCACTTGGTTCTTGATCGGTTGGTTAAGTCTGTCTGCACTACATGATTTTTCCATAGGAAACTGGGGAGGTCTAGCAATAGATTTAGTATTAATTTTTCTCAACCTATCATTTAATAAAAGGTCATAATGATCAAACGTATAGGCTGGGCCTGTAAGTGGATTGACCATCCTCACCAGGTCGATGGCATCAAATCCACTGATGATGCCAAACAATACAACACCGGCGCCACTACAGTGGCCTGGCTAAATAGACAGAGCAAAGACGTAGCTGAACAACGGCTCTGGGACCTAATGGTACAGAACATAGAATCGGTACGTAAGCTGGTTGAAAGGGTCAGTACACTAGATGAACACCTTCGCATGGTCCGCCTTGGGAGTGATATCCTTCCTGTCTATACTGAGCGGTCTTGGAGTTATTTTTGGCTTCGGCCTGATGTGGATCAATACCTCGGTCAAGGATTTGCCCGGGTGGGCGAAATTGCTCGTGAACACAATGTACGTCTTAGTTTTCATCCTGGTCAGTTTACTGTACTGGCTAGTGATAACCCAGACATCGTCGACAGATCATTAGAGGAGTTTGAATATCATGCTGATATGGCACGATTCATGGGCTATGGTAAGAAATTCCAGGACCTTAAAATTAATGTCCACATCGCGGGTAGAGCCGGTCCAGCGGGTATCAGAAGTGCCTACAGTCGCCTCTCACCCGAAGCCCGCAACTGTATTACAATTGAAAACGAAGAAAACTCTTGGGGTCTTGACGACTGCCTCAGTCTCAGTGACATCATACCAACGGTTTTAGATGTCCATCATTACTTTATTCGCGAAGGCGAATACATCCAGCCCACTGACCCACGCATCCCCAGACTGCTAGATAGCTGGCGTGGAATTCGCCCTGTATGTCATTTTAGCCAATCAAGGGAAGACTATCTCGTCGATCATCCACAAGACATTTCCCCTGATTATAATCTCTTACTCGAACAGGGATATAAAAAGCAAAAACTTCGTGCCCACTCTGACTTTATGTGGAACACAGCGGTGAACACGTGGGCCCTAGGGTTTCTAGATCAATTCGATATAATGTGTGAGAGTAAGGGAAAAAACCTAGCCAGTTTTGAACTAGCTAGGCAAGCGCAGAAATTAGGCTTTCTTTGATTTTACTGTTTTAGTAGCCCTGGCTTTTGCTGGGGCTTTTTTTGCGGCTGGTTTCTTAGCAGTAGCTTCTGCTTTTGGAGCACGTGGTTTACGTGGCTTCTTGGCAGCTGGTACTCCAGCGATAACAGCTTCGACAGTCTCTGTAGTAACAACAGGAGCTTCTTCAACTGTAGGTGTTTCTACCTTGTAAGGTACTTCTGTTGTAACTTCTACAGTCTTTGGCTTACGGTTGAAATACACAGCAACAGCACCAATTACTATAGCAATAGCGATAATGATTTCCATGATAGGATTCCTTTCATTTTATGTACGTTTATTTAACCATGAATAAATAACAGTATGATTAAACTGAATTCAGTGTCAAGCGCCGATTTACCTTTGAGCCACATTGGCTGTGCTACGCAAAAACAGGGAAAGTTCATAGCTAGGGGTCCTCGGATGCCCCGTTAACCACTTGACGGAATATTTATATGTATAATTTTATCAGATACCTAAACGAAGGTAAGGCCAAAGACCTAGTCCAAACTCCATTACCTTATGCCCGTGATGCATTGGGCCGTAGCCTTAGCAAGGCCGCTATAGATTATCACTATGGTCATCTCTACAAGGCCTATGTAGATCGTTACAACAAGCGTGAAGGTGATCCAGATTTCAATGAAGCAGGTGCTTTCTTACACGATATCTATTTCACACAATTCAGACCACCCAAAGGTTCAAATCAACCTGTGGGGAAATCTAAGGAGTTCATCGAAGAGCACTGGAAATCTTTTGACCAGTTCAAGGACCGGTTCAAAGAGACTGCTATGAAAATACAGGGATCAGGATGGGCTTATCTGGCCAAGAACGGTGAGATCAAAACCATCAAAAACCACGAGATCAAGAACGACATCATACTACTGATAGACTGGTGGGAACATAGTTGGTCCCTAGACTACAAGTGGGACAAGGAAGCATATCTAAATAATCAATGGAAAATCATCGATTGGGACGTGATCAATCAGAGACTCTAATAAATAGAATTACAGAGCAGGAGGGCATTTTACATAAATCAGCGGTAACACAGCAGTAAAACTATTTCGGAGTTAATAATGCCTAATAATACAACAGTACCAGCAGTAGAACTAGAACTAGAAGAAGATGACGAGTTTGATCCTACTGATTATGGATTCATAATCTCAGCAGATGGCGAGCTCAAAAGCATCATGTACCCAGAAGATCTCCTGGGTGATCCTCCAGAAGAAATACAGTTAATCCTAAAAATATTCGGTATATCCGGTATAGATGCCACAGAAGGACGCACTATACACTAAACTGGATATCTATCATTCCGGCTAAATATGTTATAAACTTATTAAGAGCCTAGAAGATGCCAATTTTTCCACCACTAATCAACCCCACTTCTGGACAAACTCTGGTAGTAGTAGTAGACCAGGGAGTCGAACAAACCATTACAGTATCACAGGCCCAATCATTATTACAGGTTAGGGGCTATAGTGGTAGCCAAGGTATACAGGGATTCACAGGCAGTATCGGGTTTACAGGCAGTATCGGATTTACAGGTAGTCTAGGCTACACCGGCAGTATCGGATTCACGGGAAGTATTGGATTCACGGGCAGTATCGGATTTACGGGTAGCATAGGATTTATAGGCAGTCAAGGTTATACAGGCAGCCAAGGTGATCTAGGCTATGTAGGTAGTCGAGGCGCAGGATACACAGGCAGTGCTAGCACCATACCGGGATACATAGGCAGTGTAGGTTTCACAGGTAGTCAGGGAGCAGGTTATACAGGTAGTGCCAGTACCATACCTGGATACGCAGGTAGCATAGGTTTCACAGGTAGCCAAGGAGCTGGATTCACTGGTTCCCATGGATTTATCGGCAGTTTAGGCTACACGGGTAGCAAAGGCGAGCTAGGCTACGTGGGTAGTTCAGGAGCGTATGCCGCTGTAGGTTTCACAGGTTCGTCGGGTTATGTAGGACGCGATGGCTACACAGGTAGTCAAGGCCCCATAGGATTCTCCGGTTCATATGCTGGTCGAGGTTATGTGGGTAGCAGTGGATACAATGGTAGCCGCGGATTTGATGGGTTCACTGGCAGCAGAGGTTACACAGGATCCGGATATACAGGATCTGGGGGAACAGGATATACAGGTAGCCGAGGTTACTCAGGATCCGGATACACAGGGTCTATAGGATTTACAGGTAGTTCAGGTGCCTCAGTTTATCAAGGTTATACGGGCAGTCAGGGTAAAGATGGCGGATACTCGGCCACAGGTTATACAGGATCACCGGGCGCTTTTTCAGCCATAGGATTCACAGGCAGCCGAGGCGCCCAGGGTATCCCAGGAGACTTCGCCGCTGTAGGCTATACAGGATCACGAGGAGTTGGATACACAGGCTCGTTAGGGCCAGGTGGGGATACCGGTTACACAGGATCAAAAGGTGATATTGGTTATACAGGTAGTGGAGGGGCAGATGGCCTCATAGGATATACGGGTAGTAAGGGAGATCCAGGTACCGACGGAGTCATTGGACGTGATGGTTATACAGGTAGCCGAGGTGATGTAGGGTTTACAGGCAGCAAGGGTATCGCAGGATACGTGGGAAGTATATCTCTCACTCTTGCACCAAACACAACACTTTTATACAATAACAATGGAACCATAGCAGGTGTAGGTGCAGTAGGTTATATAAACAGTACTGCTGGCACGGGCAACATCACCATCGATGGAAACCTAAATGTAGACAACGTAAACTCAGGTGCAGGCTATGGTAATATCTATGCCTGGGGTGATATCTATAGCTACTATAGTTCAGATCGCAACCTCAAAGAAAATATCGCAGATATCCAGAATGCTCTAGATGCTGTAGCATTTATCGGTGGTAAGACCTTTGATTGGACTGACGATTATCTCAACGCACAAGGCGGGACCGATCCTTATTATGTACGTAAACATGATTTTGGAGTGATAGCTCAGGATGTTCAATCAGTATTCCCTCTAGCAGTAAGAACGAGATCTAATGGACAATTAGCAGTCGATTACGAAAAACTCTGTGCATTAGCCTTTGCCGCTATCCGAGAACTTAAATCTGAACTAGACGATATAAAGAAGAAACTACCTTGAACACGGAGTTTATAAGTTGAGCACCACAGCAAGTTACTACATACAATCTATCAATGCAAATTATCCCGTCGCTGGACAGAATAATGACAGCCAAGGCTTTAGGAATAATTTTAGCAATATAAAAGCCGCAATCAGTGCGACTAATATAGATCTGGTAAATTTACAAATCACAGCTCTGTTGACCAATCAAGACAACGACTTCGGTGGCTACGCCATCAAGAATGTCAATCTGGTCAATGCCAGTACACCCATAGCCGGTGTCACAGATGGCACTGTCAACCTAGACTATACCACTGCTACTTTCTGGCCTGTGATATTGCCTAACAATGGCAACAATATACTCACTATAACTAACATGCCACAGGCGCAGAGATCAGGAAACATGATAGTCAGTGTCATGGCCGACAGCCAATATACCAACGTACAATTTACCGCTACTGTAGGCACAGTGATCAGTGTAGGTCCTGGTCCTCAACCATTTGGCATATCTACCAGTACTCCATGTTTATTTGAGATATGGAATGATTCAACCTCAGTTGATTCTAAAATCTATGTTAAAAAATTATCAGAAGGCATAGCCGACGCGGCATATCTCAATGGCATAGTCAATGCTACTACCTATACAGGCGGCAGTGCTGTATTCAATCGTTCACTGACTATAGGTGGTAATACATTTACCACAGGCACATTCGCAGGTTCCTACGGAGCTACTGTTGTATCAGATGGATCATACTACGGTAATATAGCTCTATTACCTAACATAGTCACTACAGAAATAACTAATGTCCCTAGCAGTCCTCCAGGTGGTTTGACCAACCAGGTCAGCATATTCAATCCAGTGGGTATACGTGCAGGAGCCAAGGTATATTTCGCAGGTACTAACACACCATATACCGTGGCCAGCGTAGGCGGAAACACTGTATACACAACCAATCAGTACAATGTGCATTATACACAGATAGGCCAGAGCATAACATTCATCAATCCGCAGTTTACTGCCACACAGGCCACAACCATGCAGTTCAGTACTATCCCGGCATTGGATAAATTCGGTACTGTGACTCCAGGTGCGGCACGTAATCTCAAAGGCACTGTCTATGCCAATAGTACCAGCCTACAGGTCACCTATGCTGATCCAGACGGAGTCACTCCTAATACCTTCAGCATCACAGTATCTACAGCGACCAGCAACACTGCCACTAATGATGTGGCCACTGTAGGATTTATGCACAATCTATTACCTTCCGGATCAGTGATCATGTGGTATGGTAGCGAATTCGCACTGCCATATGGTTGGGTTATCTGTGATGGTACCACAGCACCAAATGGAGTTCAAACTCCAGATCTACGAAATCAATTTGTCATAGGTGCGGCTAGTGATACTATACAGGGAAATCAAATAGTGCCTGCTACAGAAGTTACAGGAGTTCAAACTATCAGCGGCGGAACATCAACTAGTGTTATTGTATCACACAACCATATTGGCACAGGTACAACCTTTGCTGTAAGTGATCCCGGTCATCAACACGCCAGCGTAGGTGCCAACCAAAAGTCAGGAGCTACTCCTAATCCTAACGGTCCTTACGGTAATGCTCCTGTAGGTCAGACATGGTGGGGATTTGACGAATATACCGCCGCCAATGCTGTACAATGGTATACCAGTAAAGAATATACATTCCAAGATCAACAGGGATCTACTCCAGTGGGGGGCGGTGTAGTCTTGCAAACCAATATCACTATAGAAAGCACCGGTACTGACAGTGGAGCTTACGCTAATCTTCCTCCTTATATGGCCTTATATTATATCTATAAGTGGATAGGGTAATCGTCCGGAGCCACTGTGAATACATCAACAGCCAGCATCTATATACTTGCTATCAATGAAAATTTTCCTGTTGCCGGACAGCGCAACGATAGCCAGGGATTTCGAAATAATTTCCGTGATATACAATCTGCATTAAAAACAATCAATACCAGCATAGATGAATTGTCTACTCTGACTGTAAAACATTTTATAGACAATGACATCAATGGTTACAATTTTATAAATGTAAATTTAGAACATGGTAATATTTCTGCGGCCTTACCAGGATATGGCACCAGTATTATCGATTATAGTCGGGCTAACTATTGGCCGATAACTCTGTTAAACAGTGGAAACCATTCACTCAGTATACAAAATATGCCCAGTAATACAGGTACAGGTGTATTAACGGTTAGTATATCCACTACTACAGCAGATACCACTGTAACATTTATCAGCGATGAAGCTACTGTGATTAGCTTAGGTCCAGAAGATCAACCATTCAATCTAGGTTCTTCGACTCCCTATTTTTTCAAATTATGGAATGATTATACCGGAGATATTCCTTATATCTATGTAAAAAAGATCAGCCAAGATATCATCTATCCCAAATTAAACGCAACTGTGAGCAGTGATACATTACTCGGAGACACAGCCTCATTCAACACGCTGACTCTAGGGATATTAACCTATACTGTCAATAACCTAAAAAATGTAGTAGTTTCCGGAATAAACCAAACCAGCACAGCCACTGGCAATATCGGATTAGTTCCAAGGATAACACAGGCGGTGGTCACTGGAACCCTAGTAGGAATCGCCGGAGGTACTGCTTATAGCATAGGAGTCACAGATACGACAGGAGTATATCCTGGAGACAGGGTAAGATTTGCAGGGACAACATCTTATTACACAGTGGCCAATACCGTGGGAACATTAGTAAATTTAACTGGTCCTTTTGATATCGGTTATACCAATGTTGGTGATACTGTAACATTTATCGGTAATCAATTTCCTCAACCTACAGTGATGACTATGTCTGACATTGCGTCAATCGATTATTATGGATCTGTATCTACAGGATCTGCATATAATCTCAAAGGCACTGTATATGCAGATCAAAATACTCTACAGGTTACCTATGCCGATCCAAATGGAACTGACCTCAATACCGTAGAATTTAAGGTATCAACTACTATAACCAATACCAGCTCAAACGATATAGTTACTGTAGGAATAGCTCATCAATGGTTGCCCGCTGGAAGTATCATCATGTGGTCAAAGAGTAGAACAAAGATTCCGTATGGTTGGTGGTTATGTGATGGCAGTATCGCTCCCAATGGTACCACTGTACCAGATCTACGTAATCAGTTTGTAGTAGGTGCCGATAGCGAATTAAATGGTGTTCCAACTGTAACTGACTATAGGAATCATCAGATCACCCAAGGTGGTAGCACGCAGGGTGTACTTCAATCTCATACACACTTAGGGACTGCTACAACATTTGCAGTACATGATCCAGGACATCACCACCTTGCTGTAGGGCCTAATACCACAAGTCCATTTCCAGATCCTACCAATAATGTAGAAGGACCTTATGATCCTTCTCCACAAGAAAAGATATATTGGGGATTTACTTCAGAAGCCACAGCCATCGCGGCACAATGGCTGACCAGTCCAGAATATACCTTCAGCGATAAACAAGGACATACTCCTAGCCAAGGAACAGGAATAGAACTAGAGACTCGTATCACTGTAGATAGTACAGGAACAACCAGTGCCTATAGCAACTTGCCACAGTATCGATCACTATATTTTATCTACAAGTGGCTAACAGCCTGATAAGTATAAACATGTTCCATCCACTATTAGATGATCCCAGCTTGCTAAAAGACCAAGACCTCGATGCCAAGATACTAGATCTGGGCAAGAAATATGGCATAGCCGCTCGTATGGGACAGGGAATGGCCTGCCAACAGATATCACTGATCCTAGATGCCTACAAGGCAGAACAACATCGCCGACAGGCAAGGGCCATGGCTGACACCATGAAAAAACAAAACGGTGATCTGGACAGTCTCATCAATGTAGATTGACACTGATCGTCAATGGTGTTATAATGACTAGATGAAGATCAATGAATATGGACAGGTTGAGATAACTGCTGATGAAGCTGTAGATAGCCTATACTCTGGTAAAATCAAATCTCTAACAGGTGTATACATCTCCGAACCCGATCGTTCCGTATTCAATCAGGCCCGAGCACTGTTAGGTGATAGATTTCCAGCACTAGAAGAATTGGTAATACCAGATATGACTGTTGAGGAATTTGATCAACAGAATCAGAGTCAATGGTACATGCCCGAAGAATATAGACTGCATGATATCGTAGATTGGTTATACTACGAATGTCGGACTCCGGAACAAAAAGATCGCGTCACTGAGGAATTAAAACTCTTTGCCCAACATAACATGATTGACCTACTCAAGTACATTAAATACTTAGTAGATACCATGCGTAAAAACGATATCGTATGGGGTGTAGGTAGGGGAAGCAGTGTGGCCAGTTATGTATTATATTTGATAGGAGTCCATAAGGTTGATTCTATCAAGTATGAATTAGATATAAGAGAATTCTTAAAATAAGGAGAACACAATGTCAAGAAGAACAATGCAAGGTAAGACTATCGACATGGACAAATTGATCAGTCAGAACGAACTAATGCCAGCTATTGGAAATATGCGGGTAAATGCGAGGGGAGATGAGTTAGGACCTGGGGGAAAGATCATACGTAAACGTGAAGACATAGTAGCGGCCTACTACGAAGATAATCCAGCGGCACAGCCAGCGGCTCGCCAGGCTAAACCTGTAGCTGTACAGCCTGCACCAGAGCCTGCTCTAGAAGAAGGTGAAGAATTTGTGCCTGTTAAAAAATCCAAAGCAGGAGAATAAATGAAAATCACAGGAACGATTTTACCATTAAAAGATAAGGTGTTTGTGTCAGACATGGAGTTTGGTGCCCAAAAAACAGCCGGCGGATTATATATACCCAGTGCCAATGGCAAGGCAGAAGGTATCTCCCCACGCTGGGGTAGGGTATGGGCTGTTGGTCCTGAACAAGAAGATGTGACTATCGGAGAGTGGATCCTAGTCGAACATGGTCGTTGGACTCGTACTATAGAAGTAGAGCAAGACGATGGATCGGTATTAGAAGTTCGTATGGTAGACGGAGATGCCATCATGATGAGCACCGATGATCGACCGACTGAAGACATATATCGAGCATCAAATTAGTTGACATATATGCGATGCCCATGCTATAGTTGTAGTATGGGATTCAAAAAGAACTGGGACGTTGCCAACGTAGCCCGACAGATCAATATAGCCAGGATGGAGTCTACTGCCCCTCAAAATGATGGGTTTACACAGTGGATGGCTAAACAGGACCTATACAAGATTAAATGGATAGTAGAAGATGCTATCCAACGGTGTCCCACCTTCGGACCGGAGTCGGATTGGTTAAAAGAACAAGAACAGAAAAAGATACTAGACATATTGAGAGAAGACTATAATCCATGATATTCAATCACGTGAAAAAACTCAAACAAGACGGCAAAAGGATCGGAATTACTTTCAGTACCTTTGATCTTGGTCCACATGCTGGTCATATCGCCATGTTAGCCGAAGCTAAAAACCACTGTGATTATCTGATCGCCGCCTTGCAAACAGATCCAACCATAGATCGTCCAGATACCAAAAATAAACCCGTACAGAGCATCGTGGAACGACAGATACAGTTAGCCGCCTGCCGTTATGTGGATGAAGTGGTGGTTTATCAAACTGAACAAGATGTCATAGATCTCTTGCTTATCCTGCCTATTGATGTTAGAATATTAGGTGTAGAGTATCGAGATAAAGATTTTACCGGTATGGAAGAGTGTTATAATCGTAATATCGATTTGGTATTCAATGGTAGAGATCATTCGTTCAGCTCCAGCAGTCTGAGAAAACGTGTGGTTATCGCAGAACAGAACAAGATATTGAAAGGCGAAAAATAATGGGCAGACGAGGAACCAGTACTATTAGATTGAAACGACCCAGTCTCAAAGAAAGATTTAGAGATTGGTTGATGGATGACGGCAGTGTAGCTGACCACGAAGCTCTACATATTGACACCAGCGGTTTGAACACATCACCTATGAATTTAAGCATATATAGAGCCGCAGGCGGAACCATCGTAGAAACTCGTTGCTACGATCGCAAGAGCGATGACAACAACTATCGATTACACATCATAACCGACGACAAGGATCTCGGTGAAGAAATAGGCAAGATTATTACTATGGAGACGTTACGTGGCTGATAAATGTAAAAATTGCGGATTGCCCTTGACCGAAGAACTTATACAAACCTGTACCTGGTATCAGGGTCGTTGCCCACACCGACCGAGCATGTTAAAAGAAATATTAAATGACAACTACAAGGCTAGAATATATAATTTAATAAACTGGTTTAGAGGGTTTTGATGAGCCCGATAGAAAGCCGTATGAGTGAATTGATGATGCCTGTAGAACAGCAGTTGATGATGTGTGATGGCCGAGAGGATCAACTGATGATGGCCTGTGCCATGCTACAGCGTGTGAGAGAAGTATTCGATCTCCATTTAGGAGAAGAAGGACGTAAAACAATGTTTAAGGATCTAGTATGAAAGAATTGTGGACAGAATTATATAGGCCAAAGACCATCGCCGACTATGTGTTCAAGGATGCAGGACAGAAACGACAGGTAGAATCTTGGGTCAAAGAAAAGGCCATACCACACCTGTTGTTCAGTGGTGCGGCAGGTATCGGCAAGACCACACTGGCCAAGGTCCTGATCAATGAACTGGGCATAGAAGATTATGATGTCTTAGAGATCAATGCGTCACGTGAAAACAATGTAGAAACTGTTCGTGACAAGATCGTCAACTTCGTGCAGATGATTCCTTTCAGTCCCTACAAGATCGTCTTGTTAGATGAGGCTGATTACCTGACTCCCGGTGCCCAGGCTATCTTGCGTGGAGTCATGGAGACCTATAGCTCAACCAGCAGATTCATCCTGACCTGCAACTATCCCAATCGTATCATTCCAGCACTGCACAGTCGTTGCCAAGGATTCCATGTCGAGAAAACTGATCAGACAGAGTTTACTGCTCGTGTGGCCACTATCCTAGTCACAGAGAATGTAGAGTTTGATCTAGATACCTTAGACACCTATGTGAAATTAACATATCCCGATTTGAGAAAGTGTATCAATCAGGTACAACAGAATACCACAGACGGTCGATTGGTCAGTCCTACTGTGGACGAAACAGGTGGTGGGGATTACAAGATTGAAATGATAGAATTATTCAAGCAGGGTAACATACAAGCGGCTCGTCGACTGATCTGTGGTCGTATCCGTCCAGAGGAAATCGAAGAACTCTATACTTGGATGTATACCAATATAGATCTGTTTGGCGATAGCGAAGAACAGAAAGATTCAGCTGTGTTAGTTATTAAACAGGGACTAGTGGATCATACCATGTGTGCTGACAGCGAGCTTAATCTGGCGGCTGTGATGATAAAATTAGCCCGCTTACAATAGAAAAATCGCACAGTTGATTTGCAGGTCATGTACTGTGCGATCGGTCCGTCGTATATGGTCTAGGGGTTTATTCTATTCCGTCTCCTTGTATAGTGATAGTATTTCTTTGACTACCGGATGTCTTTCTACATCACTGGATTCAAACCTTGCCATGGCGAGCATACGATAATCACCTCCTTCTCCGTATAATTCGCAGAATTCCAGTAACCCATTTTCACGGGGCCGGTCAGCCTGATTCAAATCTCCTGTTACAACCATACGGCTATTTTCTCCGATACGAGTCAATAGCATCTTCATTTGACTAGCGGTTGTATTTTGACACTCGTCTGCTATGATAAAAGCATTCTTGAAAGTTCGTCCACGCATCATCGCTAATGGACTTATCTCAATAACACCGTCATCTAACATCTCCGCAAGTTCCCGCGGATGGTAATACTCTTCAAAAACATCCATGATAGGTCTCGTCCATGGTTCCATTTTTTGATTTAGAGTACCTGGAAGGAACCCATGCTCTTCGTCTACTGATACAGCGGGCCGAGTTATTATGATCTTAGCAATCACCCCCTCTTTTAGTTGTTTGATGGCCATCTGTACTCCCAACATGGTCTTGCCCGTGCCCGCAGGCCCGATGGCGAAAACTATGTACTTTCTGGGATTTTTCAACAGTTCTACGTATCGTTCCTGCGCTATGTTGCGTGGAATGATACTTACCTGCTGTTTTTTCTTGAGATACGGCTTGATTTCTATTAAATTACTGCGTTGTTGATCATGGGCAAAACGTGGATCTCTGTCCTGCGCATAATCGCGTCTTCTAGCTTTCGGCAATTTAACCTCCTGATGATGAAGAACGACCTGCATAGATATTTAAGACCAAAAGAAAAAAGGGTGCTGAAACAGCCCAAAAACGTAATGTAGGTAGTTTTTAATCCCATCATACTGATAATACAGTATAAATAAGTGATAGAGGATCCACGATGGCACACGACATATTAGACGTAATCAAAAATCTACAGACCATAAGCGAAAACAATTCAGCTTTTGGCGTTCTCAAAGACTTCGAAAGAGTACTAGATGAGTTAGATATCTATGTGTTCAAGAATTGGCTAGAAGGCGAATTAGTATCAGGACCACATATCAATCGATATTCGGTACGCTGTACTTTCATGTGGGATAAGAAAGAAATGCCCGATCCAGAAGGTGCTAAAAGATTAGACGACTATGGATGCAGAGTATTTTATAAAAAAGAACACGTATTGATTCCTCGCAAGATCAAGTCACCTGGAGACTATCGCCCAGGTACAAAGAAAGGTAAGATAGATGCACATCCAGTTTGGATGGTCACTATAGATATGCCTAAGAAACTCATGCAGGACGTCGGAGTAGGCAAAGACAACAAAGAAAACAATCGTATGGCAGAATATATGCGTTATGATAATCAAGGCGCTATGGAAGCCAGTGAAGCGGCGCAGGAGGTTCCAAATGAACAAACACCAGCAACTTAACGAAGGACTGCGTTCAGGTGATCTAAAAGAGTTTGTCAGTGAGACATTTACTGTAGACCAATATCGTAGCAAGATGGGAGAAGACCAAGACATAGTAGTCATTGGATTCACCGTGCGTGAAAAACATCCAGCCATGGACCTAGTAGAGTTTATCGAGAAGGGTTATCCATTTGTATTAGATGCTGATATGAGTGCCGGCGAAGAACGCAATGGCAAGTATTCTGTATTCGTAGAACTAGAGCGCACACCCAAACTAGCTGGACAGCTTAAACACATGTTCGAAGGTATCAGCCAATTATGCGACATGTATGACTGGAAGTTCCGTTACCAAAAAACTTCAAACATTGTACCATTTACTGTAGAAGCCATCAACGAAGCAGTACCGATGACTCCAGAAGAGTACGAATCTCGCGTGATGGAATTCAAAGAAACTGACATACAGGAATTCTTCGATCAAGGTGTAGTAGACATCGACCTCGCAGAAGATAACACACTGACATTCAGCAAACCATACGCAGGAGATGTCACTGCCAAATTCATCAGCATAGGCGATTATGAAGCAGTCAAAGACACTGTTCCAGGAGCACTAGCCCTAGACGAAGGCAGTCACAGTGAGATTACATTCCTTAACAAATACCTTGGAAACTACGATATAAATAAAATCGGAGACAAGTTCTTAATCAGAAACGGAGCTAGAGCAGTAGTTATAGAAAAAGGTAGGTGGTAGCATGTGGCAGATACACTGGGTTATCGGCTTAATACCAGATACAGTATTAATTAAGATCTATTATACTTTCTTAATCTCAGGCGCGGTATTATACCTCGGCAGTAAACTATTCAAGCATTTTCCATTCAAACTGATCCCATTCCTGGGACAGTATCCAAGATTAAGCGAATTATTAGGTGTTGTACTAATGGCCACCAGTATCTATCTGTTAAGTAGTTATGGCAATGAAATAGAGTGGCAGGCAAAAATAAAAGAAGCCGAGGCTAAGGTAGCAGAAGCTGAACAGGCCAGCACAGATGCTAACGCTAAATTGGAAATCGAACACAATAAAAAAGAAGCTCTGTTGACCGAAAGAAAAATACTCTACAAAGAACGTATTAAAAAAGAAATCGTGCAGATAGATAAAGAATGTAAATTAGATCCAGTGGTTCCTAAAATACACAACGATGCCGCAAAGAACCCTTATCGCAAGGGAGATGCTAAATGAAATATCTATTGGCGTCTTTGATTTTACTGTTGGCTCTAACCGGATGCGCCAGTAAAACTGCTGTTCCTGTGGCAATGAAATTTCCCGCAGTTCCCCAAGACCTAATGAAATCCTGTCCTGACCTCGAGCAGGTCAATCCTACGACAACTAAACTCAGCGATGTATTGACAGTGGTAACAGATAACTACATGACCTATTATCAATGTAAATCAACCGTAGATGACTGGATAGAGTGGTATAATACACAAAAGACAATATTTGACAAGGTGACTAAATGAAAAAACTATTAATAGCCATATCATTGATCGCGTTACAAGGTTGTACATTGATAGATGCTTATCTCATGACCAAGTATGATCCCAATGAATACCAACTAATAACCGACATCCGATCTGAAGCACGCCAATTCAAGGCACAGTGCGATGATGCAGTAATCAGCAAATTTAACGCAGGTAAGATAGCCTACGATACACAGTTATTTGTCCTGTACAGCGAGCATATTCCTCGAAACGAAAATCTCATAGCGGCCAGCAAGGCACTAGATGTTATTGCGCAAGGATTAGCAGGTCAGTATAAAAACGACAAAGTTAGTCCTGCATTCTGCAAGATTAAGTTTGACAGCATAGAAACATCAGCAGATAAACTACAAAAAGTCATAGGAGGAAGACCAAGATGAGTGTAGAACAATTACAACAACAGTTACTAGAATGTTTCAATGGATCACCAGATTCCAATGTACAGGCTGCCGCACAGACAGCAAATCAATATACAGAAATGGTTAAATCTGGACAGTTAAGTCGAGAAGAATATGTACAGCTATTAACGGATCTGCAACAAACTAATATCATAAATAAAAGCGTAGATAATCAACAGGCCATGGAATATATGAATGTGGCCATAAACGGATTGATTAACATAGCAAGCATAGTAGGATAATATAGGAACAGATATGGCAGATTTTATTTTAACACAGGATCAACTGGCGCAGATTATTCCAGGTAATCCCTATGTAGATCACTGGTATAACGCACTGGCGCAGGCGTGCCCAGATTATGACATCAACACTCCTCCGAGACTAGCGGCTTTTCTAGCACAGTGCGGACATGAAAGCGGTGGATTCACAGCTATCAAAGAAAACCTAAACTATCAGGCTGCGAGTCTATGCCGTGTATGGCCTCGCTATTTCAACACAGGCAATGCCAACGATTATGCTCATCAACCAGAAAAAATCGCTAATCGCGCCTATGCTAATCGTATGGGCAATGGACCAGAAGAGTCAGGGGACGGTTATCGTTTCTGCGGAAGAGGGTTGATACAACTCACAGGTCGTAGCAACTATCAGGCCTTTGCGGACAGCATACAGGAGGATATCAATAATCTTCCAGACTATCTAGCCACATTCGAAGGCTGCGTTCAGTCAGCCTGCTGGTTTTGGGAAGCCAACAACCTCAACAAATGGGCTGATGCTGGCAACATTGAGCAGATGACAAAGATCATCAACGGTGGCACACTGGGCATCGAAGACCGCACCGCGAGATATCAAAAGGCATTACAGATACTAGGAGCGTAATATGAGTTTAATAGATTCGGTACTAAACTTAATCAACAAACAACCAAAAGATCCAGATGCACCCAAACCCCCAGTTGGCTCTCGTTCAGAACGCGAAGCACGGATCAAAGACAAAGCAGGTATGGTAATCAATGTGTTCGCACTGTTACTAGCGGTCAATACATTTATCGGTGGTGGATTAAGTTCAACCGTTATGAACAATACCATCAAGGCCAACGATTTATGGAATTTTTATCAGGCTAAAAGTATTAAGCAAACGCAATATCAACTAGCGGCAGAACAGACCACAGATAAGATCAAAGCCAAACAGTGGGCAGAAAAAGCTGCCAGTTATGATGACGGCGAGGACGGTAAAAAGGCCCTGTATGAAAGAGCTAAAAAATTAGAAGCAGAACGTGATTATGCTAAAAAACGCAGTCCATGGATCAGCTATGCCAGCACAGCCTATCAGATGTCTATCGTATTATTATCAGCCAGTATCCTAGCTGTAAACATGATGCTGTTCTGGAGCAGTTTTGGCGTAGCGGCAATAGGATTATTATTGATGAGCCAAGGGCTCTGGATGTGGTTCTAACGAGAAAAGAATAAAAGGAGCAAGAAATGGCGGAAAAGAAAGACGATTCAAATTGGATGCAGACACTATGGCGTCCAGCGATGGGGTGGATGTACATGCTGATCTGTTTACTAGACATGGCGGTGTTTCCAGTACTGTGGTCATTGCTACAGGCGATGATGCATGTGCCTATCACGCAATGGAATCCGTTAACGCTTCAAGGTGCAGGCCTATTCCATATAGCCATGGGTGCTGTATTAGGTATTAGTGCGTTTGGTCGTACACAAGAGAAGCTAGCAGGCACTGCGGCAAATCCAACAGCCACAAGTACCATCACTACTCAGAATACCAATATGAGTGGAGTACCAGCAGGTATGGGTAATATGAACACAGGTGGTTTTGGTAATATGAACACAGGCGGTTTTGGATCTCAACAACCCGCATTTGGTCAGACACCAAGTTTTGGAACACCAACTCCTGCATTCGGAACACCAACTCCTGCATTCGGAACACCAACACCGGCATTTGGAACCGCGGCACCGACTCCAGCGTTTGGAGCTCCTCTACCAGCACCAGTCACTGGACAGGTAGCCTCAGGGTTTGGCGGCAAACCAGCTCCGGTTCTAGCTCCAGATCCAATCATTTAATAAAGGAAACTGAAATGAAAAAATTATTAATCGCAGTATTTGCCCTAGCATTTGTTGGTACAGCCTACGCTGAAGCAGAATTAAAACAAGTCTGCCATGACAAGTTAGATAAAGCCGGTAAACCAGTCCTAGATAAAAAGACTGGTAAAACAGCACAGGACTGTAAGACAATCAAGGTACATAAGAAGTTAGAAGGTTCGGATCCAGTTCCAACTAAGAAATAAGCGGCATTGACATTAAATAAAAGGTATAGTACAATAAACTATACCTTTTTTCATTTACTACTATGTCAGATCATTATACAACATTAGGCGTCGGACGTGACGCCAGTCCAGAACAAATCAAATCGGCATATCGTAAGATGGCCGCAAAACATCATCCAGATCGTGGAGGAGACACAGCCGCTTTCCAGAATATACAGGCTGCTTATGAAACACTAAGCGATCCTAACAAGCGAGCTCAATATGATCAACCACAACCACAGTTCCATCAGCAACCCGGAGGATTCCATTTCCATTCTGGGGGGTTCGAAGATATATTCGCACAGTTTACTGGAGGACATCCTTTCGAACACTTCTTTGGACATAGAGCAGGTCCTGTGAGGAATCGCACGCTAAACATACAGACCACGATAACTCTAGAAGAAACCTTCCACGGAAAAGATCTAGTGGCCAGTTTACAATTACCTACTGGTCGTGACCAGACTATCAATGTCAAAATACCTGCAGGTATCCAAGAAGGTACTACACTGAGATTATCTGGTTTAGGTGATGACAGTATTCCAAACGTGCCACGAGGTGACCTACACCTCACTGTAAGCATAGAGCCTCATAATAAATTCCAAAGACATGGAGATGATCTACATCAAGATCTAGAAATCGATTGTGTAGATGCCATGTTGGGACAGACAATTGAAATTAAAACCATCGATGGTAAGACTCTAGAAATCAATGTGGCACCAGGTATACAACCAGGACAGACTCTGTGTGTATCTGGCCAAGGGATGCCTAAGATGGGAGACAATAGATTCAGAGGACATATGATGCTGAATGTTAGGATTGTCATTCCAAAAAATCTGTCAGACAAGCAAAAATCTCTATTAAAACAATTTAAGTAATTTAGGCTGTAGCAGTTGAAAAATCAAAAGAAAAGGAAATTTAGATAATGTTGGAACCAAACAAGGATTTAGAGAATATATTTGAACACGCCGTACAGGTTGCTAGTGAATTGAAACACGAGTATATTACCTTAGAACATTTCCTGCTCAGTATGTTAAACAATGAAGTATTTGTACAGATATTAAATGATTTTGGTGCTGACATAAACGCATTAAAAGGTGATGTGGAAACCTATGTCACTACAGAACTCAACGATTTAATCAATGACAACTCTGTCAAACCAAAAAAGACCAACACTGTAGATCGTGTACTAAACAGAGCATTTACACACGTATTATTCAGCGGTCGTCAGATCATAGAACCGGTAGACTGTTTTATCAGCATGTTCAATGAAAAGAAAAGTCATGCAGGCTATTTCATACGTAAGGCCAATATAGACAAAGACAAGTTTATCGAATTTATACGCAAAGAAGTTCCCGCTGAAGAAACTGTAGGTGGATCTATCGCTAAGATTTCTAACAATCAATTGGAAAAGATGTTGGTACAGTTCTGTACCAATCTCACTGCCAAGGCCAAGAGTAAAAAGATAGATCCAGTAATAGGCCGAGAAAAAGAATTAGAAGAGATACAACTAGTATTGGCACGCCGAGTAAAATCCAATGTCATCATGATTGGTGATCCAGGAGTAGGTAAGACAGCCATCGCAGAAGGACTGGCTCGCAACATCATCGAAGACAAGGTGCCAGATTTTATAAAAGAACATGAAGTATATAGTCTAGACATTTCAGCATTACTAGCAGGTAGCAAGTATCGTGGAGATTTCGAAGAACGCCTTAAGAATGTGCTCAATGGCCTAGAAAAGAAAGGCAAGTGTATTCTTTTCATCGACGAAGCACATATGATGAACGGTGCTGGTGCTACCAGTGGTAGTAGCAACGACATGGCTAATATGCTCAAGAACACACTAGGTAAAGGTATAATCAAGGTCATAGCTTCGACGACCTGGGAAGAATATCGCAAGCATTTCGAAAAGGATCGCGCCCTGATGCGCCGTTTCCAACGTGTCACTGTCGACGAACCTACCGAAGCAGTGGCTATCAAGATCATGAAAGGTCTTAAAAAATATTACGAACGTCATCATGGTGTCAAGATCACCAATCAGGCCATCATCGATTCGGTCAAATACTCTGTGAAATACATGACAGATCGTAAATTGCCAGACAAGGCCATCGATCTCATAGACTGTGCCGGTGCCCGGTTCAAGGTGCGTAACGAAACTGGCGGAATCGTCGATCACGATGAGATCCTATATGAGGTCAGTAAGATCGCCAACTTACCTATAGAACAACTCAACAGCAAGGAAAATGCCAACCTAGATAGTCTAGAAAAGAATATGCGTGACAAGGTCTATGGTCAAGAAAAAGCCATAGAAGCACTGTTAGATAAGATCTTCATGGCACAGGCAGGACTCAAGAGTCACAACAAACCAATCGGTAGTTTCTTATTCGTAGGACCCACAGGTGTAGGTAAGACCGAAGCGGCTAAACAGCTGGCCCTGAATATGGGTATTAAGTTAGTCCGGTTTGATATGAGTGAGTTCCAAGAACAGCACTCGGTGGCACGTTTCCTAGGTAGCCCTCCCGGCTATGTAGGGTTCGATGACAACGCAGGACAGTTGATCACCAGTTTACAAGAAACGCCAAATTGTGTACTATTACTAGACGAAGTAGAAAAAGCACACCCTAGTGTGTTGACCATATTATTACAGCTCATGGACAATGGTGTGGTCACAGGAAGTAATGGTAAGAAAGCAGATGCTCGCAACGCCATTGTCATAATGACCTCAAACCTCGGAGCCGCAGATGCTGAAAAGAATTCAGTAGGATTCGGTAGCCTAGAGAGAGACGGTGATCCAAGCGATGCTATTAAACGTTTCTTCTCACCAGAGTTCCGCAACAGACTAGATGCTACCATACGCTTTGGCAAGCTGGATCAGAAGACCATGATCAAGATTGTTAAGAAGTTCGTCGACGAGCTCAATGCCTTGGTTAAGGACAAGAACGTACACGTTAAACCTAGTGTAGAAGCTGTAGAATATCTAATCGAAAAAGGATTTGACAGCAAGATGGGTGCTCGTCCTCTACAGCGCACAATCGATGATATGATCAAGAAACCCTTGAGTAAAGAGATCTTATTTGGCCGATTAAAGAATGGTGGTGTGGTGAATGTAGATCTAGTAGATGGAGCTTTGGTATTGAACAAGATCGATATCCTACCAGTAGAAAAAGCTGAGAATAACATTGAATCCGAAGACGAATCCGAGTGATCATGGCATAAATACTAGTCAATACTAGGACAATTATGCCAGCACTCAGTCAAGGATTACAATTTCCAATCTACAATAGCACCAGTAGTGTAGCTGTGGTTTATCCCAACAATACCGGCACTGTACAGACGTACTATAGTGAATCAGTTAAAGGTGACGGATACTACGGATCAAGCGACGGCCTACACACAGTTATGTACACCATGGATATTAATTTCATAGGAACTGTGACCATGCAGGCTAGCCTGGCTACAGCTCCTGTAGAAGGTGATTGGTTCTTCGTAGAAGGAGTCACTAGTTCATATACGTCTATGAGTAATCTACAGTTTACCCAGGTAGACTACTACAATTTCACTGGCAATTTTGTGTGGGTGCGAGGTGTTGTGCAGATATCTGCAGGTACAGCATCAATACTGTACAATCACTAATTTTCCAAAGTCTCAAATTGTAATAAATACACAATAAATCGGGAGTTGGTATGTTATTAAATGAGTTCTTTGGCAAGGCTATTGATCTTGGCAAAAAAGAAGATAAAGATGCAGACAAGCATGGCAAGATCGCCGATGACGCATTTTGGTTCATCATCGATCACGATCGACTCCACAAAGATCATTTCCATGATATAGCTCCAAAGATCAAGCGTGCCCACGATGAAGGGCGCGATGATAAACAAAGATTGGTCAAGATGTTCATGCCTATGGTAGAACGTGGATGTAAAGAATTTTATCATAAAAATAAAATGCAAGATAAACTAGGCAAACTATTCCCCAAAGAGATGCGTGAAGACATGTGCGAACGCTTATACGATCACTACTGCCAAGACATCCTCAAAGACAAATATAAAATAAAAGACTGATATGCGTATCATAGAACTGCTAATGGAAGGTGGCAATGTCTTTGCTGGCAAGACCACAGGCATCAAGATGGAATATATCACTCCTACTCTCAACGCATATTTTTCAGAATTAAAAAGCCTATTTCCAAAGAAAGCCGGAATATTCGATGAAGAACACTTCCAACCATTAGGAAGTGTGCGTAAGAAAGAAGTCAGTGGTGATATTGATCTAGGTGTCAGCGTTGATGATATACTAGACAAAGATATGAGTGATGCTAGTATCGCCGAATGGGGGATTAGCCCAAGTGATGTCACTGCAAGATTCGAAGCATTATCAAAGCGTGCCAAAACAGCCACACCAGAAATGTTGCGCATGAAGGCATTCAATCAATGCCTGGTAGACTACATAAACACCAATGCACCAACGCTACACTGCGATCCAAAGAAAGTCGAAGCAGGGAATCTGTTCGGACTGTATCCTCAGATCAACGAGGAAGGTAAGCACGTAGGCGAAGGTGTACAGATAGATTGGATGATCGGAAATCTCAAATGGTTGAAATTCAGCTATTACTCCTCTGCTTATCCAAAAGGATCTAATGTCAAAGGACTGCATCGCACACAGTTGATGTTAAGTGCCTTCCAGGTTGCTGGATTGAGTTTCAATCATGTCCATGGTGTCAAAGACAAAGAAACAGGCGAGGTGCTAGCTCACGATCCAGATCAAGCACTAGCCATACTAGGTAAACGATTAGGATTTAAGATTACACAGGCCGATGCTGAGGATTACTATAGACTACATGATCTATTCAAGAGCAAAATGCGTCCAGAAGACTACAGCAATCTACTGAATATCTATTTCAAAATACTGGATTCAACTCGCGCTGACATCCCAGACAATCTGCAAGACGAATGGCGCCAGCGTAAAGATATGCTGGGACTCACAGGCAAGTTCCTTCCAGATACATCAGCACTGAAGGTGAGACAGTAATGAGTGGCGTGGCCGGAGCCGATCGTGTAAAGAGTCGACAAGACTTCGATCACTTCATACAGGATTACAAAAGACTGATTAGCCTGTTCCCAGGTTTCGTCAGCCTACAGCCCAGTGGTAGCTATAACAGCAATCCTGATAAACAGGACTTTGGAGACATAGATCTCATAGTGCATATCAAGAGTAACCTAGATAAAGCACAGGTCAAGAAACAGCTACAGGCCTTCTTCATGAAGGAACCAGAAACTAAGATAGTTCCGTTCTCATCAGAAAAACACGCAGGTAAGCGTACCTACAATGCAGGTGAGCTAGTCAGCGTTCGCTATCACGATGATGAACTAGGCTACTCTGCACAGATAGACAACATCATAGCATTAGATCCCGTAGAAGCAGGTTTCAAGCAGAGTTTCCTAGATTGGCCAGCAGAAAAACAAGGATTGATACTAGGCATGGTCAAGGTAGCCACGATAGAAACTGATCCCGCAGACTTATTTGAAAGACTGGGCATCGAGGTCAATATCAATATAGGACCCGACCAAGAGTATGAATTTAATCTGAGCTCAGTAAGGATAGAACTGAGATTGTCAACCTATGATCCAGAATTGTTGAAACAAGGAACTTACAAGACTATAAAAAGCGAAGTCGTGTGGCAGAGTCAAAACTTCGATGACCTAACTAAGATACTATGGCAATATGACCTCGATCAACCATTCGACGGTTTACTAGCACAGGTCAAACAGACTATTAAAAACCCTCGCAGTGCTCCTCGCATCAAGGGAGTGTTCGCCAGCATGATCACAGTTAAAAGCGGTGAAGTAGGAACAGCCAAAGGTGCAGGCAAAGAAGCCGCACTGGCCAAAATAAATCAGACATTAGGTGAAACTCGCAGCCTATTCCGTGCTCTGGTAGAAGCAGATGATCAACGCAGAGTGGTATTTGCCTTTGTGCGTTTCCAACCACCAACGATTGGTCATGAGCTATTGATTACCACCGTCAAACAGACAGCAGAAGCGAATCATTGCCCCTATGTGATCTATGTGAGCAAAACACAGGATCACAAAAAGAATCCTCTCAGCATAGAACAGAAGATGCAGTACCTAAACAGGTTTTTTCCAGGTACGAATTTCGTAGCGGCGGGACCTACTACACGCACTCCCATAGAAGCTGCCAAGGCTCTCAATGGTAAATTTAATGATCTCATACTGGTAGCAGGCAGTGATCGAGCAAATCTACGAGATACCCTAGAAGCCTATAATCATAAAGAATACGAGTACAACAGCATCGATTTCGTCAGCGCCGGAGAACGCGATCCCGATGCTGATGATGTAGCCGGGGTTAGCGGTACTAATGTGCGTCAAATGGCCCTAGATGGAGATTACGAATCATTCAAGAGCAATCTTCCAGGTTCTGCTGATGATGCCACAGCTGAACAACTAATGCGGGACATACAGGCAGGTATGACCAAACCAGCTCGTGCTAAAAAGACTGGAGAGAATCGTGATCTACAGGGCACTGATGTTGCATGGAAGCGTGGTATGAGTGGCTCAGCATATCCACAGACCTATCACAATACAGGCCAGACCGGTGGGGTGGCGGAAGGCACGGAACAAAAATATCTATGGCACGGATCAAGACAAAAGATTCCTATGTTAGAACCACGCCAATCTGTAGACACCGGTGGCGCCACAGGTAGTAATCAAAATGCTATCTACGCTACCAGTGATCCTAAGGTTGCTATAGCAATGGGACTTACTACTCCTGGCAGTGATACAGGTATGTTTCCAAACGACCCACAAATGGTGTTGTTCAAAGGAAATATTAGAAAAGGTGAAAATGTATATCTACACAAGGTGCCATTCAATGGGCCCGATGGTAAACCTCAATTTGTTCAAGGTGGTAATTCGCGAGAGTTTCACACCATACCCGGTGTCAAGAGAATCAAACCTGTAGAAATAAAAGCAGTTCCAGTAGACAAATATTTGAATTTAATCAGACAAGCAACTCCTGCAGATTTAGAATTACAGAAAAAGTATATGAAGAAGCAAGGTGTGGCGGAAGGCTTCTTAAATGAAGCCAACAGTCTAAAAGGCACTATAGACAGCATCGTGGTGCATGGTGAGGCTATCGCACAGATATATGAACAGATGAAGTCGGCCGCTAAGAAATATGTGGATAATCACGGCGAGCTGAAAGGATTCAGCATGGTCGCTGCTGGTATCGGATCACGCTGGTTCCAGTCATTCTATTTCAACAAACTACAGAACGAACTCTATGCCCTGGTCAAACAGGCACCTAAATACTCTCCACTCCTGCTGGATTTCCTCAAGTCGGAAGATTCCAAGTCATTCGGTAGAGTAGCAAAAGGTCTCCCGGGTATCCTGGAACAGATAGGATCAAAACTGGGCAGCCAGGAACTGATGCGTTTCGGAAAACATTGGGCACAGCGCCGTAGCGATTACCAGGCATATCTCAGCGGTCTTGAAGACGATGATGACTACGATGATGTTCCTCAAGAAAAGAAACCTAAGGATACAACACAGGGTCAACAAAATGCACAGGCGGCGGTGTTGATCAATCAAGGAATTAAAGATCATATACCTGCCAAATATCAAGGCGAAGTTAGGAATATGATCAATCGTTTACCTATGGAAAAAAGGATTATAGCACTTCAACAGGCTATAGAAAAATTCAAGGGTATGAATGAAAGTAAGCAAGGTGTGGCGGAAGCACTGGTTATTCCAGATGCCCTAATACAAGGGCTGGCTAGGAAATTCCCCCAATATGCTAACAATAGACCACAGTTAGAAAAGATGGCCGCTGAAATATTAAAGAAAAAAGCCAATCCTCGACTATACCAAAAACCAGTACAACGGATCGGAGGAGTTACTATTCCTAGAAACCTTCCAGTAAAGAGCCCGTATGATACCGATCTAGATGAAAATCATTGCGTGCCTATCGGCGAAGAACTAGAAAGCATCATGGCTGGCCTAATCTCAATCATAGAGTCAAAACATGGACGAGCTTGATCAGATACGCAAGTTAGCTGGTATAAACGAGTTCAAAGGTTATCAGCCCTATGACCCAGGCAGTAACATCAGCATAACGGGCAACGAAAAGGCACAACTGATGAAGCAACACAACATACAACCCGGAACTCCAGCTTGGTTCAAATTATGGTTTAGCCGCCCCTGGATGACATCAGAGAAGCCTATCTAAACTGCTAAATACATGACCATGGATAAACTAGTTCAACTCACACGTATTGGTTTCGCAACCACATTCAGTTTTTATCAAAAGACTCACAGTTTCCACTGGAACGTAGAAGGATCAGACTTCTACGAATATCACAAACTATTCGAAGAGATCTATAACGAAGTCTACGGTGCTATAGATGCCTATGCTGAGAATGTCCGAAAACTAGGTGGTTATATGCCTACCAGCTATCATACGCTCAGCATGCTCACAAAGATCGAAGATGAAGATCGCGTGCCTACAAAAGATGAAATGATACAGGAACTGCTACAAGACAGCGATCGCATACAGATCGTCTTAAAGAAAAACTACGATGCCGCAGAAGCTGCCGGTGAACACGGACTATCAAACTTCCTCGCCGAGCGGCAAGATGCACATAAGAAGCACGCTTGGTTCCTCAGGGCCAGTCTCAAAGGACAATAACATGCGGGCTCGTGAGTTCATTGTTGAGCGTACCGGAGTCACTCATCCACATCACGATGCTGTGCATCAGGGATTCAGCAAACAGAGAGATCCAGGTGGATACTACCCAACCTATCATCAATATAGAACAGGTATGGCTGTGGGCATGGCCGACGGCAGTGATGACAAGATCGACATAGATCACGAAAGCTGGATGGGCCCATATTGGACATTCCATCCCTATACAGACAAAGAACACGACATGATCAAGCAGGTGACAAAATCTATACCTACAGAATATCATCAGGTACGCCCGAGAACACCCAGCGTAGAACCAGAGGACACACATACAGTCAGTCCTGTGGCCAATTGGAATACAGGTAAATAGTACATTATGAGAGCAAGAGAATTTATCGTAGAAGGCGACACCCCGGCTAATCCAAAGCACATGGCAGCAGATCACGTGACTGCCATAAAAGGAGCTGTATCGCTTCCGGATATCAGCATGAACAAATCCAACGGTAGTCCTTATCTACAGTATAGATTCGGTCTAGCCATGGCAGGTGCTCCAGACTATCCTACTAAGGCTGCAGGTGCCTTTGCAGGCGACCCCCTACTGTCAACTTATACAGATGTCGAACTAGAGATCATCAATGCCGCGGCCAAAATGGTTGGCGCTGGTCCTGTAAAAAGAGTGACAGATAATCGCAGTACAGAGTTGGATAATACCAATACTCGTAGTCCTGTAGCAGATTGGATGAACAAGAACAATGACTAATGAATTTAAGAAAATCTCCGGACAACAAGAAACACGCTATGTGCTAGAAAGTGGTACAACAGGCGGTACTAGTACAGGAGGGCTGGGTGGTAGTATAGCCAAACCCATGGGCGGTATGCAACGACGTGCTACCTTAGTGACCTCAGAAGACGACAAGCTGAAACAGAAACCACGCCAAGGTCCTCTACGCACACAGACAGGTGGCGGTAAGCATAAAGATAAAACTAAAACTATTCCACGCAAAGAGAAATATAAAAGAGCCTTAGCTGAACTAGCCATGACTCCTGGTAATGAAAAGGTCTCTAAAGAGATCAATAGATTAGCACAGATGTATCCAGGCATACCTCCAGAACAGGCGATTTATATAGAATTAGGAAAACAGAATGCCACTAATCAACAACAAGGTCAAGAAATTAGACAGCTGTCGAGAACAGCTATAGGATTAGGAAAAGACTTATCAGAAAAAGAAAAACGTTTCCGAGATATCGATGCGAGACTAAAGAGTGGAGAAATCACCCAAGACCAAGCCGATGAAGAGCGCAGGCAGGTTGAGAAAGAATATCCAGGAGCAGAACGCCAGACAGCACCTGCAGTTAAAAAATCCGATAAAACAAAATCTCAAAAAGAACCAGAAAAAACCAGTGAGCCTAGAACAAAGAACGATAAATCAGTAGAGATGCCTAAAAACATCCGGAATGTACAAACAGTCGAACCCGGTGAAACTCCTCAAGCAACTCCAACTGTTCAACCAGAACCAAAAATTGTTCAACCAGAACCAAAAATCGATCGAGGAGTCGGCCTAAGCCACATGGCTCAACAGCTAAGGTTAAAAGATTTACCAAGTACTATGTATGTTGGAAAAGATAATTCTGAAAAGAAAACTACCAAAGCCACCGCCCCAACAGTTGCCTCCACAGCCAACGATCAGGAATTTACTGATCCAGCTGATAGTGCTGCCAGACTGCTTGAACAAGCATCGCAACCGTCCTGGAAAACAGAAGGTGATCCAAATCAAGGTGCCTATAATCTCACTCGATTGGCCCGTGCCTGGAAAGCAAGATTGCCATCAGTGGACATACAGTATGGACAAAATAAATCATTGAGATTTACACGGGCACAGGTATTTGCCATCATGACAACCATCGGAACCATACAACAGATGGGCGGTGATGTCGAAGAGTCCATGGACAACTTCAAAAAAATACTGGCCGATAGAGAGCTCACTGTACAATGGTTAAAACATCCAGAAGTACAGGAATTCGTAAACAATTACCCAAAATGGGAAGCTCAACAGCTGGCCAAACAACAGAATCAACCACAGAGAGATCTATTGTCTCCTAGCGAACCAGAACAACAAGAATTATTCCGTGACTCGTACTTATTTGATTTATCAAACAGACTGGCAGAAGAATTAGATACTGTAGAAGCATACGAGAAAAAGACCGCTGGTGAAAAACTAGCCAAGCGTGTGGAAAAGCATAAAGACGAAGCAGGACGAGATCTAGAATTCCAACGCCGTCAGCAGGCATTGAAAGGTATAGGGGATCGCATGAAGCCTAAAAACCAAGATACAACAGAAGCATGGAGTGAAAAATACAAACGCAGTATCAACTGCTCACATCCAAAAGGATTCAGTCAAAAGGCTCACTGTGCCGGCAAGCGCAAACACAATGAAGATTTCTCAATGGAGATGACCTGTCCAGATTGCGGTATGTGTGAAACACACGGCGATAACATGATGGAAGTTAAACAACGTCTAGATGCTCGATGCTGGCACAACAAAAAGATAGGTAAACCTGCTACTAAAATAAAAGGCAGAGTTCGTGTCAATAATTGTGTGCCTAAAGAAGGTGTGGCGGAAGGCTTCTTAAATGAAGCATCGTCAGATGAAGCGTGGGAATTGGTAGGACAACCTGTGCCAGAAATACAACAATTTGTCAAACAAATGGGATACGGTAATGATGAACAAAGTGTGGAAAAAATAACACCTATTATTGATAGAGCGTCATCTACACAAATACCTGCCGCAAGCATTCCTAAATTAAAAAATCTTGCCAACAAAGGCAACGATGCTCAAACATTGAAAGCAATCCAACAGATTAGTGGCAGACCAGATGCAGAACAACAATATATAAAACTGATGCAGGCCCGTGATGCAGGTGAGGGACGCCAGCGTGATATAACTGGCTACATCCAATATGTCAAATCTGGAAACTACGACCCACCAGTGCTATTGAAATTACCTACAGGTGTTTATGTAATTGGTGGTAGAACACGGCTCTATGCCGCATTAGCACTAGGTGTTCCTGCTAATGTAAAAATTATCAGTGCTAACAGTTTTAAGCAAGGTGTGGCGGAAGATCAGTTGGATGATCTTCGTAACAATCCATGGCATGTGACCGACGTTGACACCGTAAGCGAAACAGATTTTGAAGTAGTACTACAAGGTCCCAACAACCAGCAGTTGAATTTTATCATACGCCCAATTGATTTTATAGAACAGCAACACCAGCGTTTCCAAATTGACAGCATGGATGTTAGAGACCTACAGTCAGGTAAAACCATGCATTGGTTCAGCGGCGATGTTCCAGATCAATGGTTACTGATATTTGATGCTATAGACACATATTTCTGGATGAACAAGCCGCTACAAAAACAACTAAGAAAGATCATTGACTACTACTTAGAAGGAGGCGAACAAGGAAAAGAGCCCGACCATATGCCGGGACTACCAAAAGATGTAAACGTTTATCATAGTTTTGGAAGTCCCAATGCTATTCCAGCAGATCGTTTCATTAAAGCCCACCAGGATATGAAAAAGGTCACTGGACAGGATCTGGACCAGCCAGGTGTGTCAGAAGAAGCTGGACCTGTGCAGGCCAGAGCTGTTGATGCCAAAGGCCGCACTCAGCAAGAATGGATGGCTTTAGTCAAGAGCAAGTTTCCTACTGCTAAAATCATGCAGGCTAAAATGATCGACGGTCCGTGTTTTGCTACCTTGCCCGACGGTAAAAAAATAAGTTGGACGAAAGTAGATAAAGGTGTAGCGGAAGGTAAGTTAAATGAATTGTTCAATCCCAACAGTTCTTATCCTATTGAAACAAAAAAGATAGATTTTCGAGACACAGAAGTAAGTGCCACTACTCAAGACGGTAGAAAAATAACTTGTTTAATGAGATATGATCCTAGGCTTCAAATAAAAATTATGAGCATTGACTTTAATGTCAATGGACAGGTGCAATTAACAGGTCAGGGAGATGCTACAAAAATTTTGACCACTGTGGTAGAAGCAGTGAAAAAACAGGTGGCACAAATTGATCCAGAGTATTTGATATTTTTAGCTGATTCACAACATCAAGGAATTTATTCTGCTATGGCACGTAGATTAGGCGGGGACTATCAACGCATGAAATACCGGGATGCCCCGGCTATTTTTAAGTATTATACACAAGGCATGGATCCTAATGCAGTGTTTATTCTACACAACACCACCATTGAGGAGCAAGGTGTGGCGGAAGGTGACGAGTATAATGAATACTCAGACGAAGTAGATATGGTAGAAAACAATCTACTGACAATCATACGTGCCTGTAAAGAACTAGCAGACACATTAAAGTCAGGTGAAAACTTACCAGAATGGGTAGAAGAAAAGATATCCATGAGCAAACAGAACATGGTCACAGTATCAAACTATCTACAGAGCCAACATGCGCAGGGTCATATCTATGATGAAGATCACTCCACAGCCACAGGCGGTTGGGGTCAGGCAGCGAGACCAGCTATAGATGTATCAAGCAAGTTGATAGGCAATGGTCACGATGATCGTGCTATGGAAGCCATGTTGCCGGCCAGCGTGTTCGCAGGTAGCAAGAAGAATAAACTAGGTCCAGCAGGCCAATGGCGCAACAAGGGTCCTAAAAAGAACTCTCCAGCCCGTGCAGGTGATCTAGTAGGTGGTGCTGCCGAAAGTATACAGAGAGAAGCAACACGCCGCGATCTAGACAGCATCTATCAATCAGTAGGACAGCAGGCAGAACCAGGAACTGGCAAGGCCATAAACCTCGGTCGCCCGGCTCCAGCCAAATCCGATACAGGTAAAAGTTGGGCATGGTGGTGGGGCGCCTATATCGCAGCCAATGGCATGGGCATGACACGTCCACCTTATACAGACCCAGAAAAGATAAAAGATTATACGCTAGGTAAAAATGCCGCCGGAGCACAGGTAGGTGATTTTAATACCAAGAAAGGCATGCTACAGTTAAACAGACCAGCAGGTCCTATAGATACCAATGGATTGGCCCTGCGACCTGAGATCATACAGAGAGCCGAGAAACTATTTCCAGATCGCACACCAGAAACAACTATACCAGCTCCAGCAGGATCTGTAGGTGCTGTATCTATCAACAATGTAAAAAACATGGCCATGCCCTACAGTGCCGCCAAGCGAGAATCAACTGAAAACTATCTCAATCGTCTTCAGGAAAAGCTAGATCGCGAAGTTGACGAGCGTTCAGTTAGTCAAGCACAGGCACAGATGATGGCAGCAGCCGCTCATAATCCTGCTTTCGCAAAGAAAGTTGGTATCAAGACTAATGTGGCCAAAGAGTTCAATCGCGCTGACACAGGAAAAGATATTAGTAAATTACCTAAACGTGTACTTCCTAAAAAACGTAAAAAATGAAAATTCTTGAATTTATAAAAAGCGATTATAAAATACACGATCGAGATCATCTTGATAAAATCTTGCTGGAACTCTGTGAAGCAGTGATAAAGGGGCAACAAGAAGATCCAGATCATTACGGAATGGTAGCGGCCTGCGTTATGGATAATGATCATAACAAGGTAATATCACTTAATGAACTAACCGAAGACGGTACACGCAAACATGCCGAACGTGTTGCTATAGAAAATTATGAATCTAAATATGGAGATATTCCAGAAGGCAGTATCATACTGACTACCTGTAGTCCCTGCAATGAAGATATGGATGAACGCTACGGTGAAAGCTGTACTGATCTAATCAATAACAGTAATGTACGGAAAGTATATTGTGGGTATATCGATCCAAGCCAGGATAACGAACACAATGACTACACTCTAGAAGAAACAGACAACGATGATATACAAGGTCTCTGTGAAAAATTCGCATCAACATTCCTAAGTGAATCAGCCGCGTGGCATCGCAAGGCTGGTAAAAACAAAAACGGTGGACTAAACAAGAAAGGTATTGCCAGTTATCGTCGCGAGCATCCTGGATCAAAACTACAGATGGCTGTGACTACCAAACCATCAAAACTCAAACCTGGATCAAAAGCTGCCAAACGCCGTAAATCATTCTGCGCACGCATGAGTGGTGTAAAAGGTCCAATGAAAAAACCAAATGGTAAACCCACTCGCAAGGCACTGGCACTGCGCAAGTGGAATTGTGAATAAAAACAGTTGACTTACTAGAAATAAATCTATATACTAGCTTATAGGAGAACATTATGAGCAAAGTATTCGGTGACCCAGAACGGGCAAAGATCAAACAGATCATCGCAGAAGGCGTGACTGTCATGCAGGAAATCCAAGACCTATCAGAAGGTCTCAATGACACTATCAAGGCTGTGGCAGAAGAATTAGAAGTCAAACCCAGCACTATCAAGAAAGCCATCAAGATCGCACAGAAAGACACTTGGGATCAGGTATTCCGTGAATTCGATGATCTCGAAACCATCGTTGATATCAGTGGTCATGCTAATCGCGATGACAACAATCCTAATCGCGATCAAGACTAATGGAGTATATTGCCAATGCCATTACAGACATTTATCGCTGGGCTGAAAGAGATCGTAGAGAGTGGCCACTTAGGTTCTATATTGAAGTTCTGGCTTGGGCTATTAGCGTTTGTTGTAGCCTTACTATGGCCATTACTGTACCTAACCCCCCTCTTCTCATCATGTACCCTATTTGGATTTCAGGGTGTGTTATGTACGCTTGGGCAAGTTGGACTCGCGGCAGCTTCGGTATGTTGGCTAATTACTGCCTTCTTGTTAGTATCGATTCTGTCGGTCTTATAAGAATGCTGACTAAATAAAAATGAGAAAGGTCCTGCGAGCCATAAATCGCACAGTGAAGGTATGCCGGCCATAAACGGTATAAGGAGAAAATATGAGTTATGTTGATGCCCGCTGGGATCGTGAGAAGGATATCGTATCCGTTGTCGAACGAGACCCAAAACTAGGTCGTGTATATCGCGACTATTCCGCCCGTTATCTATTCTATTATCCAGATCAAAGGGGTAAATTCAAATCAATCCACGGTGAAGCACTTAGCAAGGTCACTGCCAAGACCTGGAAAGAATTCATCAAAGAACAGAAGATACACTCCAGCCATAGACTCTATGAAAGCGATATCAATCCCATATTCCGTTGCCTAGAAGATAACTATCTAGGAAAAGAAACTCCAAAGCTCAATGTGGCCTTTTTCGATATCGAGGTCGACTTCGACCCCGAACGTGGCTATGCTAGTCCAGAAGATGCGTTCATGCCTATCACTGCCATCGCTGTACATCTACAGTGGATGGACACGCTGGTCTGCCTAGCAGTACCTCCAAAGACTCTGACCATGGCGCAGGCAGAGGAACAAGTCAAAGATTTCCCCAACACTATCTTGTTTGAGCGTGAAGCAGACATGCTGGATTCATTCCTCAATCTCATAGAAGATGCTGATATCCTAAGCGGCTGGAACTCAGAAGGATTTGATATACCCTACACTGTTAATCGCGTGACCAAGGCTCTGTCAAAAGAAGACACTCGCCGTTTCTGTCTATGGGATCAGATGCCAAAGAAAAGAGAATATGAAAAATATGGAAAAACTGCTATCACTTATGATTTGGTCGGTCGTGTTCATCTGGACAGTCTCGAGCTGTACCGCAAATATACATATGAAGAACGACATACCTACAGACTGGACGCTATTGGAGAAATGGAGATAGGTGAAAATAAAACAGTCTATGAAGGTACCCTAGATCAACTCTACAACAATGACTTCCGCAAGTTTATCGAATATAACAGACAAGACTGTGCCTTGTTAGACAAACTGGATAAGAAACTGAAATTCCTAGATCTAGCCAATACCGTCGCACATGAAAATACCGTGCTACTAGCAACTACTATGGGAGCAGTGGCAGTGACTGAACAGGCTATCGTAAATGAAGCTCATCATAGAGGTATGATCGTGCCCAGCCGTCCTCGCAGAGACGACACGGCAAATACACAGGCCGCAGGTGCCTATGTTGCGTTTCCTAAAAAGGGCATACATGACTATATCGGATCTATGGACATCAATTCACTATATCCTTCAGTAATCCGTGCATTGAACATGGGACCCGAAACCATCGTGGGGCAGTTGCGTCAGGACTACACCAACGATGAAATCGAAACTAAAATTGCCAAGGGATCTAGTTTTGCTGGTGCATGGGAAGGCAAGTTCGGTGCTAACGAGTATGATCTCGTGATGAATCAAGATAAGGCCAGTGATATCATCGTAGATTGGGAAAACGGTGATACTGATATTATGACTGGCGCACAGATCTATGAAATGATCTATGAAAGCAATCGTCCCTGGATGCTGAGTGCTAACGGTACGATATTTACGCATGAGTTCGAAGGTATCATTCCAGGACTGCTAAAACGTTGGTATGCCGAACGTAAAGAAATGCAGGCCAAACTGAGAGATGCGATAAAAGCGGAGAATAAAATTGAAGAAGAATATTGGGATAAAAGACAGCTGGTTAAAAAGATTAACCTCAATAGCCTATATGGTGCTATTCTTAATGCTGGTTGCAGGTTTTTTGATAATCGTATTGGTCAATCCACTACTCTTACAGGACGCCAGATCGCCAAACATATGGCAGGAAAAATCAACGAAGTTATAACCGGAGACTATGACCATGTGGGCAAAGCCATCATCTACGGCGATACTGACTCGGCCTATTTCTCAGCCTATTCAGTATTACGCAAGGAGATAGAAAAGGGCGAAATACCCTGGGACAAAGATTCTGTGGTCAAACTCTATGATACCGTGGCAGAAGCAGTCAATGAAACATTTCCACAGTTCATGCTAGATGCGTTCCACTGTCCAAAGAGTCGCGGTGAGGTTATCAAAGCGGGTCGTGAGATCGTAGCCATCAAAGGTCTATTCATTACTAAGAAGCGTTATGCTGTTCTATACTATGACAAAGAAGGTAAACGGGCAGACGTAGATGGTAAACCTGGTAAGATCAAGGCCATGGGATTAGATTTGAAAAGATCCGACACTCCGGAATTCATGCAGAAGTTCCTAGAGGAAGTCTTGACCCGAGTGCTAAATGGTGCTGAAGAAACAGAGATCTTAGATATGATTTCGGAGTTCCGTACAGAGTTCAAGGCACGACCTGGTTGGGAAAAAGGATCGCCAAAGCGTGCCAACAACATCACAGAGTATGAAGCCAAAGAAAAGAAGTTTGGTAAGGCCAATATGCCCGGACACGTCAGAGCCTCAATCAACTGGAATACTCTTAAACGCATGAATAGTGACAAATACAGCCAACAGATAGTAGACGGTATGAAGGTCATCGTCTGCAAGGTCAAGGCCAATCCTCTGGGCTATACCAGTATCGCCTATCCAGTAGATGAACTGCGACTGCCAAAATGGTTCCAAGAACTACCATTTGACCATGCAGAGATGGAAACAACCATTATCAATAATAAACTAGACAACCTCATCGGGGTACTGGAGTGGGATTTGAAATCAACCACCCAGACCAATACCTTTGGCAATCTTTTTACATTTGAATGAAATTTGCATTGACAACAACCAAAAACCTAAATAAAATATACACAAGGAGAATTATAAATGAAAGACACGCTTAAAGATATCGTAGACCACACACAGAAGTTGGGATTCCTAAACATTGTCAAGGTCACAGGCACAGAAAATAAAACATCCATCGATTCAATGGCAGACGATCGCACCGTGATCATGTTCGCAGAAACCAAGGATCCAAATCCAGACATGATTGGTACGTTTGGTATGCCACAGTTAGAAAAGCTTCGCTATCTACTAGATGGCAAAGAATACCAAGAGGATGCTACTATCGAATTGATTACAGCAGATCGCAACGGCGAAACTCTGCCAGTGGGCCTGCATTTCGAAAACAAAGATGGCGACTTCAAGAACGATTATCGTTTCATGAATCAGGCCATCATCGAAGAGAAACTCAAGACAGTGAAATTCCGCGGAGTGACATGGCACGTTGAAGTAGAACCAAGTGTTGCGGCTGTACAGCGTTTCCAATTCCAAGCAGGGGCCAATACAGAACACACAACATTCTTGGCCAAGACAGACGGCGACGCACTGAAGTTTACGTTCGGTGATGCGGCCAGCCACGGTGGCGAGTTCATATTTGCCACAGGCGTCACAGGTAAGATTACCAAAGGGTGGTCATGGCCAGTGGCTCCAGTATTGGCTATCTTAAGGATCGCCGATGCCAACAATGCCAAGATTGGATTCTCAAATGATGGCTGTATGCACATCGTGTTAGACAGCGGTATTGCCAGTTACGAATATATCATTCCAGCACAGGCCTAATGATCAAGAGCATAAGTTCAACCGGTCGTTACTTCCATGTAAGTGGCGGTAACGCCGGTACCAACTATATCAACAACTACTCCGGAGCACAGGGGATTGGTAACATGAGATTCAATACCGGCAACCAGAATATAGAAATATACGACGGAAATGGTTGGATACAGTTATCTAGTGCTTATGCTACAGTAGGATTAGATCAAGAAGCGGTCGATCTTTTAGATTGGGCCAAGGCCAAACGTGAAGAAGAACGGAAGATTGAACGGTTGATCGAAACCAACCCAGCTGTTAAAATAGCATATGAAGCTGTCGTCAAGGCACAAGAGCAGTTAAAAATAACCACAATATTGAGTAAAGATGAAAAGACCACCAGTTAACCTAACCCCACTCCAAAGCGATTTTGCTGTGTATTTGCCAGCTATCAGCTCGTTCTATAGCACCTATGTAGCCAAACAGAGACTAGAAGAGTTCGTGCCCAAAGATCGTATCCCCGCAGGATTTGATCGAGGTATCGAAGGTATGAACTTTCTCAATCCAGAAGATGGATATTTTACCTACAAGTATGCCCTGTATTCAGCAGGTCACGCACAGTTAGATATCGTCAAGGCACAGACACAGGAGTCTATGATACAACAACGCGATCGCGGTGCTACTATGATCCTAGGTGATTCCGGTGGATACCAGATCGGTAAAGGCGTACTGAAGTTTGATTGGTTGAACTTCGATGGGCCGGCTGCCAACAAGACTCGACAGAGCATCTTGGAGTGGTTAGAAGCCACTGCTGATTGGAGCATGATGCTAGACGTTCCTACCTGGGCCTGCGATCACATCCACTCACCAAAGACAGGATTGAAAACATTTGAAGACTGCTTGGAAAAGACTCGTTTCAACAATGACTATTTCTTGATGAATCGACTAGGTGCTACCAAATGGTTGAACGTGCTACAGGGAAGTGATTGGGACACAGCTGAAAAATGGTATAACGGTGTAAAAGAGTTCTCAGATCCTAAAGGCAAGTATGCTGGTCGTGAGGCAGAAGGTTGGGCATTCGGTGGTGCCAATATGTGTAAGATGGACATCACTCTCAAGCGTCTGATGACTATGCGTGATGAAGGTATGCTTACAGGTAAGAACTGGATACACTTCTTGGGTACAGCACAGTTGGATTGGTCATGCTACTTGACCCTGATACAGAGACAGATAAGGAAACACATCAATGAAGAACTTACCATCAGCTTCGACTGCGCTTCTCCGTTTATCGCAACAGCACACGGTCTCGTCTATACCAACGCAGTCCACACTCCGAAACGTTGGAGCGTTATTATGGACAAGGCATTCGACAACAAGGCACTCGCCGAATCAGACATCCCATTCCCATTCGAAAGTGAAATTGGTCGCAGACTCACAGTAGGCGATATCTGCCACTATGCTCCGGGTATGTTGAACAAGATTGGCAAAGAAGGTAAGACTGCTTGGGATAGTTTCGCCTATGCACTGATGATGGGACATAATGTCTACTGTCATATCGTTGCGGTACAGCGTGCCCAGCAGTTGATGGATATCGAGTGTGCCAAGACAGAGGCTAAAATCAATTGGCGTAGTTGGAAGAAGGTCAAGTCCCAAGATATGAGCGATGAATACTCAGACTGGGTTCCACGCAACATACTCTACTTCAACAAGTTCGTAGCAGAACTATTTGAAACTGCAGATAAGGCGTCGGCCTTTGCTCTGATAGAAGAAGCTGGTCCATTCCTGCGTAGCCTAGAAGGTGCTCGACTACAGGGTGGTCCTGCACAGAATACATTCAATAGCCTATTTGAAACAGTGGTGACCAAACAGGATGAGATCGATTTAGCAAATCCTGATGATGACGATTTAAGAGCTCTAGAGGAGGGATTGATAAATGCCTAGAAAGAAAAAAGAAGAATCAGTAGCATGGCCCAAGGTGACCAAAGGATCTCACCTTACTGTGTATACTCACGAGGATGGTAAGACCACATTAGAGTGGGATGATGAAGCATTGTCCCGTGATGTACAGGCCGCATTAGATAGTTTAACAGAAGTCAAACCCAAAGCCGCACGTAAGAAGAAAACAAAGGAGAATTAAAATGGCATCAAAATTAAAAAAATTAGCAAAAGTAAATGAATCAATCACACTCAATCGCTATGACAATGGCTGGATGGTCGAAGTAGGAGGTCGTGATGACGACAGCGATTGGAAGACTGCCAAGATCATGTGTAGCACTGAAGAAGAAATGATCGCTGTGATCAAAGAGTGGAACACTATGGATGTAGATAACTAATCATGGCTACATGGACCGTTAAAACCTACTACAAGAAAAGCTGTCAAGAAGTTGAACACTGGCGTCAAAACGAAGGCGAAGGACGACTTACTGTTACCAACGGTTTCCGTTGGGGCGAGTGGACCGTAGAAACCTCAGATGACAATCCACCGGAGTTTGATTTCGTAGAAGTGCCCGGTGGTGACGGCAAGCGAGACAGCATCAATATGCTCGATTGCTCATATAAAAATATTGAAAATGTAGAATTGGTCAGCATGGACGATGGCGGATGCTGGTATGACGTTGATATCGAAGGACTGGACGAAGAAGCTGAAGAAGAGCTACAAGAGTTCATCGATGAAAACAGCGTCTACGATCTAGAAGATCGCGAAGAAGATTCTTGGTATAACGATGAAACTGAATGGTGGATCTGGGGACCAATTGAAATCTTAGACGAGTCAGGGGAGCGTGTGCGTATTATTGCTGCCGATGCAGATGGTAATGTCGTTGAGTTTGTGGAGGAATGATGAAAACTCTAGATGAAGTATTTGATATTATTGAATCATTAAATGACGAAGCACACAGCGATGCTTGGGACAGTTGGGTTGCCGCAGACGAAATGGCCGAAAACGATGATGATGAATCATACGAAATGGCCGAAAATATGCGTGAGGAAGCCAGCGATGAACAGGCTGAATATTTCCGAGATGCCTATTATAGTCTCGAAGAAGAGGATCAAGAGGCGATCAAACATTGGTTAAAGGAAGATGAATCTTTCAAAGAACAATTACAAGATTGGTTCGGCCATGAAGAATTCGATGAAGAATTTGGTGAAGAATCATGATAAAGAAAATCTTAGATGAGATCAAGGTGGAATCAGATAAATTAAAAGAATTCCGATTTATCATATTTGTTGCGGCCTATGTACTGTTCAGTATGGTGGGCGCATATAATCTTGCTCATCTGATCACATTCTGTTATATTATACTATTGCTTGAACAGCTTGTTTCAAAGAAAGACTAATGGACTATATCTTATTTTTACTAATGTCGATCTTGTCATTTTATGCAGGAAAGCAGGCGGCCGATAATAATAATAAAAAACATCAGCCATCCACTGACGACAAATTGAAAAAAGATCTAGAATATAATAAAAACCTAAATACCAGTCTATTAGATGATGTAAGTGAATTAAGAAAAAAGAATAATGATTTACTTGAGAAAAATTGGAAGTTAGAACAAGAGATTAAGAAATATGAAAAGAACGTATAACACAGGTGAATCAGAAGCAGTAGAGTTTTTCATAGGCACAGAAATAGAACGCACTCCTGCCTATGGTATGAAGACCCTGTTCGTAGTCGGAGTCCACAGTATCGGCACAGTTCTAGAACTAGCAGAAAAAAACGAATGCCGCCACATCTATTTTGGTGCCAATCAGAGCTTTCCCCGACTAGATGTCAATGACAGTCAAGGATGGGCTCCATGGGAGATCATGATCGAGGCATGCCTTGGTGCTGATCTTTGGTGTACTCTAGATCTAGATGTGGCACAGGCAGAAGGACTATTAGAAAGTGGATTAACTGAATATCGTAGATTCATACCACAGATTTCGGTGAAACTGCCCTATTTACAACAGTTAGGTTATAATGCTACAATAAAGATTGATGATGTAGGCTTTGAAGCCTCAAATCCGGGTGTATGGTGTATACCGATTGGCGCCATTACACAACGCAAATATTTTACCAATTGGGATGAATACTCTAACGATGAGATCATAGAATGACAGCAAATATATTAAGGCAGGACTGGCGTCCGAACAAAATGACCTATATCAAGGTCAGGACAGAGTTTGAAGGTTTCCATTTTTATCCACTTGCAGGATCCATCGATCCTCGCATCGAATTCCTAGAAAACGAACATCGTCATATGTTCAAGGTAGAAGTAAAGATCTCCGTTGAACATCTAGATCGTGAATTAGAATTTTTTCTAGTGAAATGGGCCTTGCAGGATTTTATAAAGTCTGGAGATCAAAATCACAAATCATGTGAAATGATCGCTACAGATATTTTAGAGAATCATCTTTTACCAAAGTACGGTGAAAGATATTATGAAGTAGTAGTATCAGAGGACGGCGAATCAGATGGTATCGTCGAATATAAACCTTAATTAAAAGGAAATAAAAATGGCAATTCCTGCCTATATTAAAAAAACACTCCGTTTGAAACCTGAAGTCTCAAAGATTTTCGATGACCTGGACAAGTGGCTTGATCATTGTAGGATCAATCTTATTGAATTTAATCCTGCGGATCTATATCGCAGTGTTGACTACAAGGCATTCCAGCGTACTCAAGAGTACCTAGAGCGCAAAGCACGTCGAGAAGCCGCTGGTATTCCAGAGCCAGTGCGTGTACGTGAGCCTTATAAAGGTAAGAGAGATGACCGTTTTTCTCGTTGATCTCGAAGCTGTATCCACTCGCTATACCGGCGAGTGGAAATCACATATTCCTAAACTACTTAAAAAGGCAGGACATGATGTTCAAGTTATATGCGGGCCTGAGGATATTCCTACTGCCACTACTCCTGGCGCCTTTCTTAATTTTGGTGGTACCAATATATACAAGTCTCGGCAAGTTGAGCAAATGGGTCGTTTATTTTGCTCCGGATCAGTTAAGCCTGGTGATCATTTTCTTTTTACTGATGCTTGGCATCCTGGGGTCATCAATCTAAAATACATGAGTGAGCTCTTAGGGATACCAGTGACCACACATGGTCTGTGGCACGCTGGATCTTATGATCCTCAAGATTTCCTAGGCAGGTTGATTGGCAATGCGCCGTGGGTCCGACATGCTGAGAAGAGTTTCTATCACTGCTACGACCATAATTATTTTGCCACAGATTTTCATATCGAGATGTTCTTCCGTGAATTACTTCAGAGCGGATCGATATATGAAAATCCTTGGTACGAAGAAGAACTGGAAGAAGTGTTAAGCGGTAAGTTTAATAAGATCATACGCACAGGTTGGCCTATGGAATATATGGACGAGATCTTAACTCCATACAAGAACATGCCTAAACGTGATTTGATACTATTTCCACATCGCATCGCTCCAGAAAAGCAGGTTGAGATATTCCGTGACCTAAAAGAGCAGTTACCCGAATACGAATTCGTGGTATGTCAGGATCAACAGTTAAGCAAAATGGAATACCATAATCTCCTAGGAGAAGCCAAGATAGTATTCTCTGCTAACCTACAGGAAACACTAGGTATTTCATGCTATGAAGGCGCACTAGTAGGTGCCATTCCTGTGGTTCCGGATCGTCTGAGCTATACCGAGATGTATGAAGGTCAATTCAAATATCCTAGTCTATGGACTGAGTCATGGGGTGATTATGTCCAAAATAGACATTTATTAATCAAAACTATAGTAGGACATATGGACAATTACGAAAACACTATTGGATCTATCCAAAGACAGGCAGAATCATTGACACAACGGTTTTTCCATAGTACAATGTTATTATCAAAGTTAACAGACTAGGAGTTTTTATGAAGTTGAAAATTTTAGCGGCTAGTATGGCATTGCTAGTGTTACAGGCGCAATCACAAACTATTATGCCTTTTAGTACTTCAGATGTCGAATACAATAAAAGCAAAATTAATTCCTCTATTAATGCTAATTCAGCATATTCTCGAGGACTAACAGGCAAGGGCAGTACTATCGCTATTTTAGATTCCGGAATTGATACAAAAAACGTAGATTTCCAAAATGGTAAGATTTCTCTCAGCAAAGATTTTACAGGGACAGGCATCCAAGATTCTCTAGGACATGGTACTCACGTAGCAGGTATCGCAGCCGCTACTCGGAATGGTATGGGAGTACAAGGCGTTGCGTTTGATGCTAACCTTATGATAGGTAAGATCACCGATACGGGATTTATCACCTTACCTACTATGCTATCAGCCCTGAGCTGGGCAAGTGCTAACAATGCCACTGTGGCCAATCTCAGTGCCAGTATCGCACAGCCAACGAATCTTAATGCTGTATTGATCGCTCCAGGTATATACTCTACTTCATTGTCAAATACAGGACAATTACCTGCCGGACTTAATGCCCAACAATGGGCCAGCGCCTTAACCGGACAGACAGTATTGGTCATGGCCGCAGGTAACGAAGGTGCTCGAGTACCCGGCGCACAGGCTAGTTTAGCCACTGCCACAGACGCAAAAGGTAACTTGATACTAGGTGGTCGTATGATCATCGTCGGTAGTTGGGATCAGTTAAACAATAAAATGAGTTCATTTAGTAATCAAGCAGGATCATTATGTGCTGTAGTCTATGCCGGTCGTTGTCAAGACAAATATTCAGTAAGTCAGTTTTATATCCTAGCACCGGGTAATTCAGTTACATCTACCGTGCCAACTACTGTTAATAATTCTGGATTATACTCAATGAGCGGTACCAGTATGGCCACTCCAGCAGTCAGTGGTGCTATCGCTATCCTACATCAACAATGGCCACAATTAACAGGTGCGGCCTTGACAACATTGGTATTAACCACTGCCAACAAGAATATCCCAGGATATGATCCTACTGTCATGGGGCAGGGACTGTTAGATCTTAACAAGGCCACACTGCCTACAGGTGGATTGGCATTAATGACCGCAGGTAATGTAGTCACTGGCGGTAAGACTTCAGTGGCATCGGCAGCTCTAGTGACCACTAGTGGTTCGGCCAATACCGGTAAGATATCTAATGTTATGTTAGTAGACGGTATTGGTAGAGACTACTACACACCTGGACAGAACTTAACCGCTATAGGAAACACAGGCGTAGGATTTAATGTCAAAC